GATTCTGGAAATAACCCACATATAACAATAGAAACTAATCCTGCTGCAAGTATAATTAGACAGATATATGGTCGTAACAATACTAAGCCTAATGAAGAGGAACAGGCATTAATAGATGACTGGCTAAGTGTATTTAAGCAAGACATAGATTTTGATAAGTTAACAGATGATGATAAACTTGATTTAGCAAGAAACTCAGAAACATCTGCTGAGATATTGGATAAGCTTAGTAATGATGAAGATGAATATGTTAGATATTATGTTACTATAAATACAAATACATCTGCTGAAACTTTGGATAAACTTAGTAATGATGAAGATGCAAGTGTTAGATATTATGTTACTATAAATACAAATACATCTGCTGAAACTTTGGATAAACTTAGTAATGATGAAGATGCAAATGTTAGAATGTATGCTGCTGAAAATCCAAATATATCTGCTGAAACTTTAGATAAACTTAGTAATGATGAAGATGCAAGTGTTAGAGCGTATGTTGCTCAAAATCCAAACACATCTGCCGAAACTTTAGATAAGCTAAGTAATGATGAATATGCAAGTGTTAGATATTATGTTACTAGAAATACAAATACATCTGCTGAAACTTTGGATAAACTTAGTAATGATGAAGATGTAAATGTTAGAATGTATGTTGCTAGAAATCCAAATACATCTCCTGAAACTTTAGATAAACTTAGTAATGATGAAGATGCAAATGTTAGATGGTATGTTGCTGCAAATATAAACACATCTGCCGAAACTTTAGATAAACTTAGCAATGATGAAAATGTAAATGTTAGAATGTATGTTGCTAAAAATCCAAATACATCTCCTAAGATATTGGATAAACTTAGCAATGATGATCGTGAAAGTGTTAGAGAACATGTTGCTAAAAATCCAAATACATCTGCCGAAACTTTAGATAAGCTAAGTAATGATGAAGATGTAAATGTTAGAGTAAATGTTGCTAAAAATCCAAATACATCTCCTGAAATTTTAGATAAGTTAAGTAATGATGAATATGCAAATGTTAGACAATATGCTGCTAGAAGAAATGCTATTGCTAATCTAAATCAACAACAATCACAACAAAGTTTTGATAAAGTATTAAAAATGGCAAGTATATATGAAAAATTTGCTGGTGAAACTCAGCAGGAAACTAGAAATTTGACGGTCTTAGATGGCTTCGAAGGCCATGCATGAAAACGCATAACAGTGAATGTCGTGCTTTCATCCGCTTCCAGTATATGCCAATGACAAGATAAAAGGCATCCAATTCGCCGGCTCCAGAGGAGATGGTTACACCATTGATCTACGTTGGGCTCAGGCAAAGCCTAGTCTAACTGGCTATTCCGTTGCTTACAATATATATTGGTCTACAAATCGAGAAGATGTATTTTCCGATGGTGTAAAGTTCGTCATTACAGATGCTAGTGCGACAACGGTTTCCATTGGTGGATTTACACCTGGAGATGTATACTATTTTGCCGTGCGCGCTACGATGTATCAAAGCGAGTTGTATAGCTTATCGCAACTAACAGTAACTCCAGACGGATGTCAGATTTACCCAGAGGCTCCGCTTACATCCGATATAACAGCTGACTCTTTACTTGTTCCCATTGATGATATCGATTTATTTCCTGCTACTGGCATCGTTCAAATCGGTGCGGAATTCATCAGGTATACATCAAAAGATATGCCGGCCGGCAACCTAATTGTTGGAAGTCCGTCGAATAGGGGATTTTACGGTACTGATCCTAGGCTTCATACAATAGACGGATATGATGGTTATCGTACATATGATAACCCATTTGTAAGATTCTTTTCTGGATTTGATGATTTGAACATTGGCGTTCAACTCGAAGAGAATAAATTTGACTATCCGAATTATGCTCGTACCGATGCTGATGGTTACAGAGTTCGTAAAGATATTTTAACGACAGACCTTTCGAGCACTGATGCTGATCAGGAAGGTTTTCCTGCTTTTGACTTTGCTGGATGGTATAGAAATGATCCTCGAGATATTTTGGATGGTAAGTGCGTTGGTTCATACTTTGGTGGAGAATATAACTGCGCTGATGGGTATGGGGGCATTGGACGTCGTGTTCGTGGTTACAGTGTTGATGATGTAAATAATATGCGTGAAGAGGTTCTTCTTCAAAACACAGGCGAACCTGTTGTGCTTGTTCGTAGACTATGGAAGGGAATTACATGTTCATGTGTAAACTCTTCCCGAGAAACACCAGAATACAGATGCGCTTGTTGTTTCGGTACCGGTTTGGTAACCGGATACGAACAGTTTTACAATCCGCGTCGTAGTGACGGACGTATATTGGTTCGCTTCGATCCAGCTGTTGAAAATTTCACCCGTAACGAACCTGGCCTAGAAAACGAATACAAACCAAACTCTTGGACTCTTAGTATTCCATCTATAAAAGATGGAGACTTTTTAATTCGTTTTAATAAAGATGGAACTGAAGAATTTAGATATGAAGTTTTAGATGTAACTAGAAATAAGATAGTTGAAAACAATTATGGTAGACAACAGTTATCTCTTACTAGAGTTCGTAAAACAGACCCTATTTATATGTGGAGATCAATTAGGGATACATCTACTATGCCACAAGAGTTGATGACGACATTGGGAATGGTTCCTGGTCCTGGTGGTATTCCTCCGCACACACACACTATAGTTATAAATGAAAATATAGTTTCATTGGTTCAAATAAATCAAACAACTAGTGTAGATCAGGACCATAATCATCCTATAGAGAACGGTGTTGTGATTCCGGTGTTGGGGCACCAGCATTTGATCATTTTATAATTTTTTTTGATATATACCTTCATGACATGAAAAATAAAAACAAAATAAAAGCACAAAGAGCATATTTCAAATATTATTTGGACAATCCAGGAAGACAGGCTGGTCATACAACTAGAATGCTGGATTCCGCAGCAGACATTTTAAGGGACGGGAAAAGATGTGCAATCATAACACACAGCATTGATAATGCCAAAAGATTAAGAAGTCTTTTAAACAAACGAACATCTTTCTTCGAGTATCCAAAAGAAAATTTGAGAGTATTGTCTTTATCAGAATATAATAGATTGAAAGGGTTACAGCAGTATATCCTTCTTTTTGACAATGTTGCCTTATCAGCATTGTTTGAAGATGTTAAAGAGAAAGAATGCGATCAGGCATTCTACATAGAAGCAACATCTAAGAATTCATCAGAGCTTTGAAGGTGATGTTACAGTAGATAAATACAAAAATCTTGTTAAATTCGAAAGTCTCTTGCAAGACCGTTTTATTGGAGAAACTATTTGTGCTTTAAGTAAATTACTTGATACTGAAGATGAAACTGAATTCAATGATAAAATTAACCAAATATTTTACGATTGATAACATTTGGTGATATTTACACATTTTTATGTGAAAAGTAATCTTCTAAAACTGCTTGATATTTATCAAAGATTAGTATCTGAAGCGGTTGCGACTCCTGAAGCTCCAGAGTGGGCACCGTTCGGCGAATATGCTTGGGCACCTCATCGAGAAGGAGTGCCCGCTGAGCCAGACAATGCCTTGGAAAAAATCATATTTAAACAGTTGAGCGATCATTTTGGTGATTATCACAATCGTCGAAATGGTTTGCCACAGATGACATCCAATTTTTTGCTGACGTTGGTTGAGACTGGTTGGTACAAAAAAGTATTGCATCCTCCTCCGCACAAGACATTGTATCGTGGGTTATTCTTCAAAACATCAAAAGAATTGGCAAAATTTCTCGGCATAACTGAAACTGAGGTTAAAGAGGAAAAATGCAAAGTTTTTGTGCCACCAAAGGTATTTAAAAACAAAAATGGCTGGAGCACATCTTGGTCATATAAGAAAAACGTGACGCGCGATTTTTCAGAGTCTGGCAAAAAAGGTTGGGCAATAACATTAATTGCTGATGTCAAAGACAATCCAAACAGATTTCTTGCAGGGCCTGGAGGCTTGTATGATGTGCGTGGTATAAGTGAATTTCACTTGGAAAAGGAAACTGTGGGGCTCGAGCCGATAAATGTTAGGCGTGTAGAGTGGAAAGAAATTAATAAATTAAAGAAATTTTGAATCAATATCAAAGCATAAGATTGTTATGAAAAAAGTTTATAAATTAGCAGCAATTTTCGCAAAATTGGCTCAAACTTTTGAAGATGAGTATGAAACTCCTGAAAGCGAACTTGATTTTCAAGAACACATCGATGAAACATTCGAGCATAACAAAGAAGTGGATCCTTCGATGCAAGAATTTGAGCTGGGAGAAGTTCCAAATTCTTTGAATGAATCTTTAAATTCAGCAATTGCTCCTTTGATGGGTTTTTATAGAGGCTCAGATTTAGAAGCCCATCCTGGAAGTACGCGCGAAGGAAACTCTCAAACGATGGGGCTTCTCGGCTTGATAAACGATTATGCCGGAAAGCTTTTGGAAAAAATTGATAGCGATGATGGATTTGATAATGATGAGTCCGATGATGTTTCTGTTATAACGGGTACTATTGCACATTTAAATGAATTATCAGAAAAACTAGAATTAAAATTTGGAGACCCGAGTAAGTTTTGGTCTTCATTAAAGGGTATTGATTTGAGTTATTTAAATACTACGAATCCAAACTCAAAATTTTTAGAATTTAAAAAATTCACAGAAGTAGAAGTTAATCCTGGATTGGTTCAGATTGTTATGAGTTTAGAGTCTAAGCTTGATGATGAATAATTTACCATAATCGTATGGTAAAGAAATTCATAGGTTCCGGCCGTGCCAGAGAGGGTGGCTTGGCAGCGGTACATCGCCAAGATTTCAAGGCTCACACGACCGGCGGTGATTGGCGTCACAAAGCCAAACAGATCGACATGAGTCCTGGTATCAGCACGTTCAACAACGTGTTCAATTCCTCGACGGTTCAAGGAACCTTGGAGAAAATGGCCAGCGTCATCAGCACGCTCGGACAAGGTTATATCACCATTGGTGATGGTTATGATACTGGCATATACAACGCACCACCATTGGATCAAGCATTTGCTGATGCTCTAACAAATTCACGTTTGCAAAGTGGCGGCGTTATTCTTGTTAAAGCTGGTGTTTATTATTTGAGTGAAACTGTAAACATACCAGCTGGAATAACCGTAATGGGCGAGCCAGGAGGAACATACATTTTTGGTCAAATGAATGAAAAGCCAATGTTTCATTTGAGAACCGGAAATGATAGATTCAACTTGGCCGGCGGTTCTTTTGGTACCATTCGTAATGTTGAGCCAATTGATCAGATTAAATTTTACAATCTAGTACTTGGTGACAATACAGATGGCTATTTCGAATCTAGTGGCGTTGCAATTCCGACAATGACAACTACTGGTTTTCTAGAGTGTGAAGTTGGATCCAATGTTGTTGTTGAGGATTGTACGTTTTTAGGAAGGGTAAATCCAACGTTTCCACCATTAGAAATTACGAAGCGCGGCATTTTCTATGCTGGGACAAACCCTGGTAAACCAACAGCACTGTTCGTCAAAGATTGTTATTTTGATATGCTTCAGAGTGCTGTTGAGTTCGATGGTCCAACGGAAGGTAATACTGACTCTCTTCGTGTCGAAAGTTGCCGTGCAAGATTGTTTGGAGATACTACGAGCAGCAACAGGGAAGACGTTTGTTTCGTATCTTTCAATCTGTGTAATGCTCACTTTGAAAGCAACTTACATACAGCTGCATCAAATAACTTTCAAACAACATGTTTTTACTTGAAAAATACAGTTGTTTCTAATCCAGAACGTGTACGTGTTAGCATGGTAAACAACACTGGCGGAATTACCAATAGCACATCAACATATTCCACAAATGAGCTTTTAAATTTCTTTTACAATGATTATACTACAACTGATTTTGAAGCTGTAAAGATAGGTAATAGTTGGGGTAGAGATTATAATAGTTCTTGGTTTTTCACCGTTGGAGATGGAACAAGCAGCGTTGGCGATCTCAATGGATCAAATGCTTTGGAAATTGCATTTCAACGTTCCGATATTGGAAATATCACAACGGGTGAGGGAACCCAGGATGTTTGCATAGTAAATCCTGGTACTTACACGTTGACAACCGGTGGAACTTCCAACATGATCAAACTAGTTGGAAACGACCGTAACGGTGTAAAACCAGTTATAAATTTAAACTCTGGTAGTGGGACTGATGCTAATAGTAATCCAACAACATCAGTTGGTCATTTGGTGAAGAATATTGAATTTGCATCAAATGGTGCAAGTTTCAATACGATTACTGTGATTGCAGGTTCTACATCTTCAAATAGATATGCGCTGGTTGAAAATTGTAAGTTCAGCAATTCTGGTATAGATTTTGATGGAATGAATGGAAGCATAGACAATGTCGTTGATATTGAAGTAAAAGATACTCAATTTGATCAGGATGGAACGTACAACGATAATATCGGAATGTATTCTTCTGGAAATGCTTCAAGCATTTTGCTCGAACGTTGTAGCTTCACAAATCTCGGTTATGCGTTGCAAATATCTAGTGGGTCATCTGTGCGTGATAGTCAAATCACATTGAGAGATTGTAATTTAAATCAAAACCCATATTCAACACCGGCTGAAAAAATTGGAAATGCTAGTCCGTCAGGCAATGACAATTATGTATACATAAGCGATACGAATGCAAGAGTGTTGTTGGAAAACACTACCATATTGTGTAACGCACCAGGATTCTTTTCTACATCCAGGATAAATTCATCATTGGCAGTTTTAGGAGATTTTGATAAGTATATTTATATATTTGCAAGAGATATTATAATTGAAAGTTCTGAGCTGACAGGACCAGCTCAAACATTTTCCGATGGTGGAACACCATATGCATTACCAACGTTGAGCGTGACACCCGGAAGGTTTTTAACCGTTTCCAACTCTGATTTGACTGGTTCTCTTGCATTGCAACTAACAGGTTCTGCTTTTACAAATATTGGCGGAACAGATACAACTGGTATCAAGTTTCATAATTCTAGGTTTAATGGAACCGGTCTTGGAAGTGTTGATGGAACGTGTGTCGATTTGGATTGTCCAGATTATGTGGTTGGTTCCAGCGATTTTAGAAGACCAACCATATCTATAAGCAATTGCTTCGTAGATAACAAAAATGGATCAAACACTGGTTTGGGAGTTCGCCATACGAATCAGACTACTGCCAAAGGGTATGATGCCGGTGGTGCTTTGCAAGTATATGCTCCTGGATGGCAAGTTTTTTGTGATAGCATGTATTGTGCTGCGGAATTTAACGGAACTTCCACAGCAACAGGTATCGTTCAGCTTGGCGCAGCTGTTTTTGATGTTATAGGTGATGCATCAACGGCCAACTTCAATTTTGCTTCGGTAGAGTTGTCCAATAATGAATTTTTACTTGATAGGTTTGCAAGCGCTGGTTTGGCAGAAAGCACCAATGTCGTTACGAGAGCACCATATATAAACATCAATGGTAATTCGTTTTTCAGAGATCCAAATGCTTCTAGCGCAACCAATCCAAATAATTATCTGGAAATTTGGAACAATCCTGTATCCACTGGTGGATCGGGTTGTACCGTCACCGGAAATATATTTAGCAATAGAAACGCTACTGGTGGTCTCGGACTACAAGCAATATTCGTTGCATCTGGAAGTGGTGAGAATGGAATCATAACAGATAATGTTTTTGACTCACCTTATGTTAATAGCACCAGTGTTACAACTTTGATAACTGGTGATTTGACCGGGTGGATTGTTGAAAGAAACAAAAACCAAACGGTAACCACCGAAATTCGTACGGGTTCCGTTGGAACGCATGCTGTTCACAACCCGTTGAACGATCCATTATTTGTTGGTTCCGGAGTTGTAGACCTCAACTTCCGTGGTGTTGATGGTGATGAAAGTGTGATAAATCCAATGACCATAAATTTTCTGAGCAGCGGTTCTGTTTTGAGAGCTTTATGGTCGGTATCACTCAACGATGTTCTTCCAAATGATACATACGTTGTTAGTTTGAATATCAATACGAGATGTACCGTGAACCCAACAGACGGAGATGCAACTCTTTCGTTGGCCAATCAGGGTTCATCCACTTTAACTGATACTGTGGATTTTACATCAGGAGCTGGTTATACACCAGCTGCGGTTGAAAACCTCATAATCACACCAGGCACACCCACGGATTATAGAATTTCAGCCTCGGAGCAAACTACGGTTATTTTTGCAGCTGATGGTCAAGACGGTTCCAACTTTATTATATATGGCGGAAACCTTTCGATAACATATAGATGGTAAGCTCGGCATAATCATATATCTAATTGAGGTAAAAATATGGATAATCTCTCACAGCTATTAACTCTTGCAAACTTCGTTTTCGCTTTGATAATTTGGGCTCTGGTTTGGGTTCAAAGGAAAGTGGTGAAATTTTTCTGGAAAGATGCAGAAAATAATAAATATTGGAGAGAGCTTCTTTTACCGCTGGGACCACTTTTTACAGGTGGTTTCTTGGGTCTTTTGGTTACGAACTATCCATATCCAGAAGATTTCAGTAGCGGTCCTGCAAGAGTTTTCTTTGGTATTGTTTGTGGTTTGCTCAGTGCACATCTATACAAGATGGTCAAAGGATTCGTTAAAAAGAAGTTGGAAGAGGCAAATGACGGACAGGGTCCAGATTTGCTTCCAGAGTTAACTGATAAATCTGAAAAGTAAAGGTAATACATGACGGTTTACCCGTTTGATTTCGATGATGATGAGACAATCATCAGAATCGATGATAACATCAGCCAGCTTGGTGGCACAGCAATAAACCAGATTCGTGATGCTATTTTTGCGATGCAGCAAGAATATGGCATCAATCCCGCTGGTAGCGCTGGAAGTGTAGCTAATAGACTAAATAAAAGCCTAGATGCAAATGGAAACATAAAGGCATCTGCTCTTACGTCCATAGGCTTAGCTACACTTCCAATAGTTGACAATCAAGTTGCATCCAATGCCGGAATAAAAGAAACAAAATTGTCATTGGATTTTAGCACCGGTGACTTGAAAACTCTAATAACGACAAACAAAGCGTTAATTGACTCATTAGTTACTTTTACATCAACAACTAACGGTAACTTACTTACACACATAGCTGGTGGTACACTTCTTGCAAATGGAGACCCAGCTCGTCACGTTGCCAGTCAGATTGATTTGAATGTAGTTCCAACGGATCCTAGAGATACATCGTATTCATGGACCGGCCTATTGGATAAGGATGGTATTCAACGTGCGGCGACACAGGTTGCCCAAGCATTGCTTTTGATAAACAATGCGTTGGTAACACACGAAAATCTTATATCAAATGGTGAGGCTCATCCGGCAGCAGCTATCAGTGTTGATACTGATCCATTTACTGAAATTCCGGTAACAGCCACTACGGTTCAGTCGGCATTGGAAGCGATTGATGATTCCGATCGTTTGACGATGGGTGTTCACAGAGCAAGCATGCACTCGAATGGAGTGATGAAAGAGGTTCGCAGTGAATCACTCGTATTACCAGATGGTTACAGTCAAAATATCGTTCCACCAACACCGGTAAGTGCCTTCTTGGTAAAGTCACCAGCAAACACGCCCATAGACAACAATGTCACTGGTGATGACGTTGTTGTATTTAATCCAAATAATAGTGGATTTATATTTGACGGATATTTTGCAGCAGTACAGCCAGGCGATTATCTACGCATCAATTATGGTGACGGTTTCGAAGCTCTTTACATGATTGAGTCCAAGCGCTTTCAGCCAGATACGGAATGGGTTGTTAGACTCAACGGTGTCAATATATCGAGTACGGATGGTTATGATGGCTATGCTAGAATAGATAGACGCTTGTATGACAATAACACCGCTGGTGTTCTTGCATGTGCAGCTGCAAATAATGATATAGACAGTTCCATTCGTGGTAGCGTTGTAGTTGGAAATCCAAGAGCTGCAAATGCTTTGGGCATAGGGTTCGAACCAAACCAGCTCGATGCAGATCATTACAAACTTTACCTACATTTATACCCATCTGGAAATCCAGTAGATAAGGTAATTGAACTTCCAGCTATCGATGTTACTGGTAACGCCGGTGCAACACCTGGACAGTATACGCTCGAAAGAGTTGTTGCGGCAACCAATGATGGTTTGAGAGCAGCTGGTTATAATTATAGATTCCTTGCATATGGTCACAATGGTGAATTTGGTATCATGTTAACTGATACTATAAATAATGCAGGCTTTTCAATAGTTAGCGGTATTCTCTCTGGTGCTACATTGGGAATAGGTTCGTTTACTGAAAATGTGGTTGGAGATGCCAATGATGGATTGGATCCATTGGGCTTCGGTAGTTCCAGGGCAGGCATTGCAAGTCCGAAGTTTACACCAACGTTTAGTAGTGAACTTGGTGCGGCAAATCTTCCGACCATTGTTATTCCGCCATTAAAAAATAGATTTTATGTTGCAGATGGAACAAGGCTCGACACATTTGCAGACACATACCTTGCAAATGAAGATGGCTACTGGGATGCAAATCTAACCGCTCGCACTCCAGTTGGAACTACAACTGTTGAAGTTACATATATCGTAGAACTCGGATTAGAAGCAGCAGGTCTTGCCCCTGGTAAAACAATTACAGTTGCTCCAGCGGTTGATTTTGATAACTCGCTTTATCGTGATGTTGATTATGGTAGATTCATAATCAAAGATGTTACATTTCCAAAGCCATGCCCACCAGGATCGGACGGCCAAACTATCATTACGGTTATAAATGGTATTCATGCTGCGGCAGCTCCGGTGACAACTTCGTCATCACCAACTGTACCGGTTAGATTGTATTTTGGTGAAGATTCGGTTGGATTCAATGAGTTGAATATCATAAACAATGTCCAACCGGGCGTTGACTATTTGAGATATCATGAAGTTTATATAGATAAAAATGGTAATACATTTAGTCATGAGCGTGCTCGATTGCCAGAGCAAGATGAAAGCTCAGAGCTTTTGGAAACAAACTCTAATTGGACCATCAAAAACGTTTCACCAAAGTTACTTGGTTGGCGTGATAGCAGCACATCGTCTTCATTTAGACGCTATGTTAGATTTTATGTATTAGATTATGATACAATTAGCGGAGAGTTTGACGGCTATATTGGTAGACGTGTTAGTGGATCGCCAAATGTAACCGATACTGGCCCAGTTGTTAGAGCGCGTAAGAATCAAACCACTCGATTCTATGATGGGTCAAATATAGATTTTGTAGAATTGGAGTTCTTTGATGATGACGTTTCACCCGGAACCGATATCATGTTAACATCATCACCAAGATATGTTGATATAGAGTTGTTTCCAAGCTTAGCACTGGATGATGAACTCTTCTTGCTGGCCAGTTGTGAAGTAGAAGACAATGTTGTTCAGTGTGTTACGGACCGTAGAGAATTTGGAAACACGAGTGAACAGAACTTTACAGAATCTGCCAAGAATTTCATAGAAGCTGGAGAACGTTATCTACATGCGAATGGTGTGATTCGTGGACTTGGGTTCCGTGGAACGGATTCTAGCAACGATGGAGTGCTGTTGTTCGATGGTGGACTTGCAGTTGTTAACGGAAAATTTATAGCTATTAACTCTCAAAGTGTTGAGATACCACAAATCAGTGAAGATGGTGTGTCACTACCGGATCAGGTTGACTGGGCAATATGTATCAATGAACATGGTTTGTATGAGCCAGTAATCATCACACCAGACAAGATACAGTTTTTTGCGTTGCTTGGTGGTGCTGGAACCAGTTACTATGTTCCATCCGTTACATTTAACGAACTAATTACAAAAAGAAAAGACCTGACCCCGGTTGCATTTGCAACTGTAACGATTGCATCAATAACAATCAATCAGGTTCTAGATGCTAGAAGATTCGTTACTGATGAAACAGCAAGCATTCCATTTAGCTGGGTGCCAGTATTGGATGATGATTCTTCATTTTCCAGATTAGAAGAGGTTATTGGTCACTTCAAATCATTCGAAGCGGTTCGAACGTGGGTTAACAATTATGGAGCTATAAACAACACTATCATTGTTCGCGGCCAACATACATTTGCATCAACACTTGACTTATCTTTACTCGAGCAGGGAGTTAAATTTGTCGGAGATGGTTATGATGTTGAATGGTTATTAAGAGGAAATGCTGGTGTTACTCTTGGCAGCAATGTTTCTATGGAAGGCATTAAGTTTATTTATTCTCCGGATAGTCCAACCACTACCGGCGGAGATTTCGTTAATGCAACAAATGGTGAAGGAGCATTAACTAGTACATCTGGTAACTTGGTTAATGTTTCTATAACAAATTGCAAATTTGAAATTGCAGAGTCGCTACACCCACCATTCATCAACATAGCGGGTGCATCTGGAGAATTACTGGAAAATATTGTAATAGATAACAACTATTTCTGGGACGATCCAGACAGTCTTGCAAGTGAAGAAGATTTAACTGGAGCTATTGTTATAGCTTGTACGAGCGCCGGAGGCTCAACTCCAGCTGTTGCATCCAATGTTAGAATAACAAATAATAGATGTAATCTTTCACAGGGAATTTATGTTACATCATGGGATTATACAGACCCTGGATTATCATGTATCGATGTTCTAGTTGAAGGCAACGCATGTGGAAATATCGGTTATCTTACAACGAGTGAACCAAATGATGATGTAATTTATCCTGGTAGAAATTCGAGCTTGGGTATAGCTCATGCACCCAATTTGACAATCCGGGGCAATACTTGCCGTCTGATACAGACATGTATTGCAACGGGTGTCGCGACACTTGATGCAACAACATATGGGTGCGGTCATGTAACCATAACAGAAAACTCTGCAAACTGGATATTTACAGAGAATAGAAATGATTCTGGTATAGATGGATACTCTAGCTGTAATGTAAGCAACAACAAACTACAAGCTTTTGATGATACTTATGTTACACAATTCAACTCAGCAATGGGTCTGGTGAACGCAGCTATCTTTACAAATGGAACTAGTGATTCAACTGATACAGCAGTTGTTCACGGCAATAACATTTGTGGTGGTACATTAAGCGGATCAACATATACTTATGGCTACGGAATTTACGCTAGAAGTGGCGGTCCGGTAACGGATAACACCATTAGAGATTTTACTACTTCTGGTATTACGTTTGCATTTGGAGCGGATGGTTATACGGTATGTACCGGTAATATCATTGATAGAAAAAATATTTCAATATCTTCATACATTGCCTATGGCGCTGGCTCCGGTCTTATTGTGAACAATGTTTTCAGCAGTCCAACGATTGATGGAAGCAGCACAGCCACGTTGAGCAATGTTGGTGGCGGCTCATTCGTTGCTGAAAAGAACAAGAATCAAACCGTTGAGGTAAATGTATCTGCATCATCTATAGGCACGTGGTCGCTAGAGAAATTCAACGATGGATTTGCATATATTTTAAACCCATCAAACTATAGTTCTTCTATTTATAGATCGACATTTGGAGCAACAGCATTACTGTATGCACAGGCCGATGCAGATGCAAGTGAAAGAATGATTTTCCAATGGTCTGTACCATTATCTGCAATCATTCCTCAAGGAACACGAGTCATTGGTGTATCGGTTGATATTGCGAACATCGGCGCAATATCAGTGCCACCCGGTTATGGCGTTTCGTTGGCTCTGAGAGAGTTTGATGGAGTGCCCGTTGATTCAGTAGCTGATTCTTTTGACAATACGGATCATACGGTAACGTTGTCATCTTTGACCCAGACCTGGACGGCTGAAAATAACGAGCTTGTGTTTACAGCTGATGGCGATCAAGCTATCACATTTAGGGGATTTGTTTATCAGTTTATAGTAACTTGTCGTTGGTAATAAAAGTATTTATCATATTCGGGCGCGGGCCACGACATCAAGATTTCCCATAATATTTTCTTGAAAAGCTACCAGCTACTCAGCTCACTGCGTTCGCTTCGTAGCAGTATTACTGTGTAGTTACTCATATTTGTTTCTCAACTCGAGCTGAGCGAACGAAGTGAGCGAAGCTTGTCAGAAAAGGAATATATCCAGCTGGCCCGCTGGCTGATAGCGATTTTTGTAATTTGATGTACTCAAATGTAAAAGATTGTAATTTGTGTCATCAAATGTCTGCGAAATGTAAAAGAATGTAATCTGGTATCACCATAATGTAATTGCCACGCCGGCCGGTTCTTGGAATAAAATTGTAAACTTATGTGGTAGCCACTGGTAATAAATATAAATCTGATCTTTATTTACTAAATAACATAGTTCAAAATACTCAACTGACATATCCAAAAGAGTTGATTATTGGTTTGTTGAGGGATGAGTTTAGTAAAGATTCATACTATCACTATGTAAAAGATCCGTGGGGATTTCCTTTAACCCCAGATCATACTGATTTACCGTCTGATGCTGGTATAGAAGATGATACTACAACGCGCGTTTATATAGGCGAAGTATATCGTAATGATGTGGTTTTTTATCCAGCGCTCATAGTAAGAAATACTGGCAGTACATATAATCCGATTTCTTTCAATAGAAACCGTGAAACTGTCAAATATGGGACAACATTTTTTGTTGACGGGTACGGCAACAAAACCGTCATGACCACGCCCACACATTATGTGTTTGCCGGAGCGTGGGATGGTTCATTTGCCATTGATGTTTACGCCAGGGGAATTAGAGCCAGAGATGATTTAGCAGAATTAACATCTTTGATAATGGCACACCTTCGTCATGACGAAATGTTGCGTTCCGGATTGTTGATAAAGGGGGTTTCGCTTAGCAGCAGCACCGAGACAGAGGACCGCGGCAATGAAAAACTTCACAAACAGACAGTTAATTTACAGGTGAGAAGTGAGTGGAGAGTGGAAATACCAGTAGAAAGCGTTGTTGATGCTATAAATATATGTGTAGATTTTGGAAATTTGAAGGAAGAGCCGCCAGTATTTGCTCCAAATATAAGTATAAATACAATCGTAAATCTACAAGAGTCTATAGTGGAGGTAGAGGCATAAAAGCCTATAACTATATGAAAGGGTTATTGCTTGTAAAGGTAATAATTCAACATCTTAAATGAAATCATTTTACAAATTCAATAGGATTATAAATGGCAGCTAACTTTCCAGGCGCAGGTAACGCAGTACCTCAATCAGTTGTTCAGGTTGATACTCTGAGTCAAGGCGCAAGTATTCCGAGCGGCTCACGAACCGCAGCAATCATGGGTGAAGGTCTTCGAGAAGAAACTTTGGTTCTAGATGCAGTTGGTGGTGGTAACGACGGTTTGAATCCATCTTACACATCAACAAATGGCTCTGATGGTCGTCACTTTGCCACAAGTGTTTTTCCTTTGATATCAAATAGAACACGTTTGTTCAAAAATGGTATCGAGTTAAATCTTTTAGAAGACTCGATAAACTCCAATTCATTTGATGGTAGATTCGACGCGAGAGTTGAAATATCAACTGGTCATATTGAGCTTCAGAGAGCACACCTCGTAGATCAAGGTGGTGAATATTTCAGAGCTAGTGGTTCTAATGTTGGTGACGGCACCATATCAAACCTAACATTGGTTGACAACAATGCTCCAGCTGAAACATGGACGGTTAGATGTTCAACCGTTAGGCGTGACGGATATGGAAATCCAATTGATGGCTATGCAATTTTTACAGTTCGTGGCAGTGTTAGTGGTGTAATTTTAGATGGATATGGTAATCAAATTACTTGGCAGTCAAATGGTACACTAACTAGCAATGGAATATTACAGTTCTCAATTGGAGAAGGCTCTGTTGCTTTTAGAGAAGGTGATACTTTCATCATCGAAACTGATGACGGTGCATTGGTAGAAGGTGATAGTCTTACAGTGCGTTACATAGCAAGCACTGATATAGATGATCCAGAGTTTTTTACAGATGTTAATGTTCTTGCTGCAAAACACGGTAGAGCTTCTTTGGACAATACTTTGGCACTTGGTGCTCAACTTGCCTTTGCAAACGGGACTCCCGGCGTTTGGGCGATTCAAGCTGCACCAGCTTTGCCGAGACGTGTTTCATATACTCTCGTTACCAGCGCAAATGGTGAAGATGATGAAGAAGATTTGACATTCAATCTTCCACTCAATGTCACACCGGATGTTGATTCTCGAATCAACTTCTTCGTAACAGATCCTGTTACTGGTGTAGAAAGTCAAATATTACCAAACAAAGTTGACTTTTATGATCCGGCTATTACTTCCAGCCCATCAAGCTTCATTTTTGGTCCATCATATTCGTATTCTTATACAGTTATCTTGGATGATGCTGTTGTAAAGAGTGCAAATGATGGAGTATTGACATCTGTAACTGGTACCACTGCTACATTGAGTAGTGCAACGGTTGCATTTGGTATTGATGATTTGAGTGGTACCAGAAGCATTCGCATTAAAAATTCTGGCTCTGGAAATGATGGAACTTATAGTATTGTGTCTATTTCCAACGGTGTGTTGACCATCAGTGATGCTGGAGGATTTGTCACCGAAAGTTCAGTTGAGTTCGAGGTATTGGACAGTGTTGCAACAAGTGCAAGAATATTGTTTACAGATGACTTGGCGTTGAGCCTTGGTCAGTCACTTCGCGCAACTGTTGTTGATAACAAAGATGCTGATTTCTTTGATGCTGGTTGGACCAACGCATACGCATCTGCTGAGAAGATTGAAACAAGCATGATTGTTCCGCTTCCAAAGCAGACAATTAGCGTAATCTTCCAAAATGGAAAAATTCACGTTGAGAAGATGAGTCAAATCAAGCAGAAGCGTGAGCGTTTGTTGTTCATTGGAGCAATTAGCGGATTGACCCCGGCCAATGTTATTGGAACCGAGCCAGCGGCTGTAGAAGATATCGGAATTTTGGAGGGAATCCAGGGAGACGATGTTGAAGAGATTTTAAGCGGAAGCATCGAAGACTTGGCCGATTATGGTGTGCAGGATGCATTTGGCGATTCATTTAGGGTTGTTTACTTCTATCCGGACCAAATCGTTGTTCAGGTTGGGTCGAGTCAAGAATTGATTGACGGCTTCTATCTAGCAGCAGCGGCAGCTGGTTGGTTTAGTGGCAAGAGCCAAATCAACTTGCCATTGACGAACAAAACGCTGTCTGGGTTTACAATTTTGAGAGATAAATTGTTTGCTCCAATAACTGTTGAGAATATCACAGCAGCTGGAATTACTTTGCTACAACCGGTAATTGGTGGTGGTAGGGTTATCTGGGGCAAGACAACTACAACAAGTGGTTTTGCGGAAGAAGAGGAAATTAGTGTTGTATTTATCAGAGACGCCATTGCTCGAGACCTGAGAAATACATTTAGAGGGTTCATTGGTCAACCTGAGAGTCCAACGTTCCAGTCAACGCTTTATGCACGTGCTGTTGATGCTATGCAAGCATTTCTCTCTAGGCGTTTGATTACAGATTATCGAGACTTGGTTGTTGTACAGGATTCATCTGAGCCTCGTCAATGGAACATTAGAGTTGGTGTACAGCCGGTGTTCCCAGTGAACTGGATTTATATCCGCGTTGATTTTGGATTCTTCGGATAAGGATAAAAAGGTAACAAATGGTAGCACCAAATACACAATCAATTATTGAGGATCAGGACGGTAGAAACCGCACTGGTACTTCTGTCAGCACTAATATAATCATCGAGGTTGATGGTAATCCCGTTGGAGCAATCAAATCATTGAGTGTTGATGAAAGTCGAACGATTACTCAAATAGATGAGGTTAGTACTGACGGCCATATTGACTCCGTACCAAGTAAATCTACAAATATAGGTGGAAGTTGTCAACGTGTTAGATATGATAACTTGAGAATTGCTGCGGCATTTAGCAGACCATTCATTCATGTTGCTGCCCAAAGAATACCATTTAATATCGTAATTAAAGATATTTTTGCGTCGAGTGATCCTAACACAGTTTTGATAACTACTATTAAAAATGTATGGATTAGTAAAATAAGTTATACATATAGCGCAGATGATTTTGTAATTATCGAAAATATGGATTGGGAAGCAGAAACTATTTACTCTCAAATTAACAACAACAACGCAGTTACCAACGTTAATGGTGCTCGTAACCTACCGCTTCAGACAGTCAACCCATTCGAGTTGGCAGCTGACCGTGGAGACCGTCGTGGTGCTTTGGATGCTGCTGGTCTGTTGGTTGCAATTAACGAAGCATAATCTAGTTGATATATAGTTTAATATGGGAAAAATAGAAAGTGATATTGGTGGCCGCTCTTTCGAGGGCGGCGGCCAGAGAACATTTACTGTAAGCGATGAAACTGAAATTTCGGATGCTGAGTTGAAACAAATGATTGCTGATCGTCATGCAGCGCGTGCTGTACATGCTCAGCAACAAGCTTCTATTCCAGAAGGTGCAGTTGAACATACACCGGAAGAATTCAATGCGATGAGACGCAACAAGGTGATGCAAGATAAAGTTGCGACACCTGATGTTAAACAACGTATTGAGATGTTGACTGGTATCGGTCGTATGACGAAGAATGTTCCAGTTAATACTGGGGATCAAGTAATAACATTTACTTTGAAGACTTTAAAAAGTAAAGAGTCAAAAGCATTGGCTAAAAAATCAACAGAGATTGCTAACAGCGGAGATGCTTCTCAAATTTATGATATTCGCGCTCTTGCACTTGCATTTTCTATAGAAAAGATAGATGGTGTAGACGTTGATGATGTTTTAGGCATTGGTGATGTTCAAGACACATTCAATGCTCGCTTCATGTTTATCAATGAATTAGATGAAACCGTTTGTACTTATTTGATGAATGAGTATCAAAAAATGGTAAGTGATAATAAAAAACGTTTCGGAATTGAAACGGCTGAGGATGCCAAGGAGGTTGCTCAGCAGATGAACAAAAGTAGCTAACGATCCTGAGCATCAGTTTTTATATCATTTATGTGAAAAATGGAATGTATTGCCGGATGATCCATTGTTTGAGGAAATGGATCCATTCATAAAACTATGGCTTTATGAAGGATGGCTAAATAAAGAAAAAAGACATCATGAAGCTTTGAGACATCAAGCAATCTTGATTGGTTCGTTTACCAATCCAGAAATGGCAAATAAGATGGTCAAACGTGAAAATCCTGACCATTATTCTACAGACGAAGAGTTTGAGCAATCATATGAATATGTCAAGAAGTTCAATCGTGAAAATCCAAGCATAAATACGAATAAACATAGGAGAAAGAGAAGGCAGCGCCGTATCATAAAATGAGTTATTAAATGGCACTTACGATTGAAGAACTAAAACAAGTCTTGGAAACCGCTGGTGTTTCAGAGGACGTAGCTGATAAAATTCTGAATGTTGCCAATAACATCAGAAATTTGGGCGCTTCTGCAATCGATGCTGCTGGTTCAATAACCAGTATGACAGGTTCGTTTGATAATTTTTTATCAAATATTTCAAAATCTATAAATACTGCATCATCCAGTTTTGAAAAGCTTCAAAGTTTTTTAACAGAAGATTCGCTTGATTCTTTCGGACTTCGTGGCGCTCTCATGCTCGAGCGTTTTGCCAAAATATTACCACGCAATATATCGTTGTTTGGTGATTTGGGTTCAGCGGGATCTGATGCAGGTCTAAGTATATCTGATAGTTTTTCAACCGCTACAACCATATTAGAAAAATTTGGTGCAACACGCTGGATTGCAGATTTTATCAATGATGCCGCTAAGTCTGCTGATCAGGCTCAAAACCTCGAACAAACATTGTTCATGGCTAGTGCACAAGCTGGTCAATTTAGCGAGCTATTGGGTGCGGCCGGTGATGATTTACGCCGTGGTATGTTTGACCAAATGGCAGCATACAATAGAATCATAGAAGACGTATCCGTATCTACTGGTAAATTGAGTACAACGACGGCGAGTTGGGCAAGTCAGCTTTTAAACATCCCAGGTTTCTTGTCAAAAACTATTGATGTTGGCGGTGGCGCAGCAACCACCATGCGCGACTTGGACGCTGTCATGACTGTTGCAACTGGAACCGGCCAGTCTCAACGAGATGTTGTTGAGATGTTGAATTTTGCATATCGTCAGTTGGGTGTAACTGGAAAAGGAGCTGTTGAATTTTTAGCAGAGGTTGGTGTTGCGGCTGATGAAGCAGATGTTCCTTTGGATATCATGAGACAAAGTGTAACGTCAATTGCTGAAAGTTTCAAGGTATTTGGAGATAATACTCGTGCAGCAACCGTATTGATGGGAGACTTTTCTAGAGCTTTTGACGGTAGCGGACTCGGACCTCAAGCTGTTGCTGAAATGGTTCAGGGAATTACACGTGGCATTGAAAGAATGGATATTGCTAGGAAAGCATTTATTAGTGGTGCATCTGGTGGTCCGGGTGGTTTGGCTGGTGGTTTTCAATTAGATTTGATGTTGCAGCAAGGAAAATTAGATGAGGTTTATGCTCGTGTTGAAGAGGCAATGAAGAGTAGGTTTGGTGGACCAGTTTTAACACTCGATCAGGCGGCAGAAAGCCCTGATCTTGCTGGCGAGTTCATGAAACAAGTTACATTTTTAAAAGATGTTGCAGGAATTGCCTCAACAGATCAAGAGGCTTATAGAATATTAGAGGCGATGCAGCGTGGTGAAACAGCGCCGATGGAAGAAGTTAAAACTGGCGACGAAGCAATTCAAACGGCAATCGAGCAAGGAGATAAGGTTCAACATTCTCAGATGAATGAGTCAATTAGATTGCAAAATCTAGCATTGAAAGAGGCAAGAATTCAGTCCGAGATTGCGCTGCAAGACTTGCGTACGGGGCTCGGTACAGCGGGCAGGGGTGAGATTGCGGCTAGTATCGAGCAGAGAATGATGGCTGGCAGAGAAGACGCGGCAGGTGAAGGCATTGGTGAGTTTAGAGTTGAGGGTGGGGCATCCGGTACGGCTGGTCAAAGATTAGCAACGGCTCCAAGCGCTAAAGATATTTTAGAAGAGTCAAAGAAATTTGCAAAAATGATTGGCTCTGATCTATTGGCAAATTCTAAACTTTTTAGATCATTCATGAAAAATGTTTATGAACCTGCACACGAAGAATTAGAAAAGATAAATCTGGAAATACAAAAGCTTTCAAGTAGTGGTAAGGATGTTCCAAAAGAACTTGTAGATAAAAGAAGCAAGTTGATGGAAAGTGTTTCATTCATGGATGAAACCTTGAAAAAAGCACATGAAAAACGTGATAAACCAACGTCAGAGCCAGGTGGTGTTGTTGAGCCACCACGATTGCGTCCAGCTGGAAAGCCAACTGCGCCGGGCAAAACATTTGCACCACGCCCTCTCGAAGCTGAGCGTGAACAAGCCGCTCGTGGAACAACAGCGGCTGGACAGGAAGAAGTTTTTTTGAATATGAAAGTGACAATAGACGCAGAAGGTGTTGGAAAGATTGCAGATGCAAGGGCAAGAAAAGCTTTATCAGAATACTTTAGTAGAAACCCCGGTGCCGGCGCTCCACGCTGATGGGCTGATTTTCGTATAGTATTATGGTATCTTTTCCAACAGAACCTGGCGATTTATTTGATTTTGCAGGAAGCGTAGTAAAGGGAACGTCAAATCGTGGTTCCAGCGGTTTTGGTGCGCCCGTATTGCCGGCTCAGAACGGTAACTCTACGAGACAGGCTCAGATTCCAAATGAGCGAGCGGGTATTTATAAAAGAAATATGATGAGGTGGTTCGTTCCAGAGACGGGCATCGTTGAAATGTTTATCAACCCTCAAAATGTAACATATCAATTAAAAAAAGATTTATCAGAACAACGTACAAAAGGCGGATACGTTGTTCAGTATTGGGGCGAAGCGTTGACCAACTTATCCATTCGCGGTACTACCGGTAGTAGTAGTATTGAAGGCATAAATGTTCTGGAGGATATTTATAGAGCCGAGCAAATTGCATATGATCCGTATGCGTTGGCATTGGCATCTCAAAGAGATCGAGAAGTTAATGATCAATTTTCTGTTTTTGGAAGTTCTGATCTTGGTGGTTTGTTGAACGATGCTGGAAATACGTTTACTGATTTGGTTGGAAATGCGATTGAAACCGGTTCGTCAGCCTTAACAAGACAGCAACCAACTTTAGCATCTCTTGCTTTTAGTGTTGAATTATACTGGTCTGGTTGGGTATTTAGAGGATTTTTTACAGATTTTACTGTCGAGGAGAGCGCAGAAAAGATAGGTTTATTTGATTATACTATGAATTTTAGAGTAACGCAGCGTCGTGGTTTGAGACTCAACTTCTTTCCATGGCACAGAAGTGCGGTCAATGGTCCAAGCAATTCGGATCCATCATTCGGAGTTCCTTATAGTTATGTTGATGAGGGTAGAAATGGTCCAGTGGTCTCGCCACCATCTCAAGAAAATGATGGTATATCATTAAGAGATACCTTTGATACAGGTACTGATTTTATCAAAGACCCGTTTGGAGCCGGTAGTGTAATCAGTTCCATTTTCTAATATAAGTTATAAACATGAGTTTTTTAAATGATCTTGGAAATATAGTAAATGAGCAGTTGGGGTTTGGAGAGAATACAACTTCATCTTTAAATACAACTGATGATGGTAGAACGGTAAATTTTGGTTTACTGGGTGATTTTGCTAACAAATTTGATCAATCTGCTCATAGATCATATGTTATAGATGGTTTCGTAAGAAACGTCCGCCCACGTTTCAGGGAAATTTTATGGCAAAATCCAGACATGACTGTTGTGATAAAGAAGAGAATGTTCTCATCTTTAATTGAAAACTTTAGATTGGATTTGCTTAGCGATGACGAGCAGTTATTTTACAGAGCTGCAAAAAGGTTATTTCAAAATAAATGTAGAGCTTTAAATATTTATGAAAAACTAACAAAAATAGAACATGTTGCTAAAGAAACCGGACAGGTCAATTCTTATTTGTTTCCAGAACTTTTATCTGGTATTGCTCAATTAGAGCAGATACCAGCGCTGAGCAATTTACTTTCACCAGAAACGCGCTCCAATATTCAACGAATTAGACAAGTAACTAGATTTTCAACCGCATCTGAACAGACTAATTGGGTTATTGATGACCAAACACCGTTTATGAGTGAAACGGGCGAGGGTACGGGAGTTATCGAGTTGACATTAGTTACCAACGTCAGCACGAAAGCGTCTACGGAATTTGGCGCAGGAACCGCTTCTTTTTCAATAGAAGACCCATATAAAATCCTTTCAATAACAGATGATGATATTGATATTGCGATAAATGATGCAACGAATTTTTTTGAGAATAGTGCATTTGGTAGATTCACCGAACAAGAAACACAGAGGCTAATAGACAGACTAAAAAATCGTCTAAATACTGAAAGACAAAATCGGGGTGCAAGTCCTGTTAGATTTGTTGTAAGTCCTAAAACTTTGATTTCAAAAAGAGTGCGTGCAATTGTTGAAGCCGAAGGACGCGAGATACGTTTTCAATATAATTCTGGTTTGGTTGGGTTGGGAAGCAGTGTTGAAATTGACTCCGCTGATGTTTCACCAAGTGAACGTTTAGGAAACGAAGCTTTGTCTTCGTCTGAAGCTCGTCTATTTAAAGACATCATAAGCAATTTGTTTTTAATTTTAGGTTTTAGAGAGACTAGCGACACTCAAATAAAAGAGTTCAAAGGTGAAACCAATCATGTTCGTCAAAAGCTTAGACTGCACTTTTCTGGTAAAAGGGCGATACAGCCGATGGATATCGTCAATATATTCATCAGCACAAAAAGTCAGCCGGATGATAAGATAACACGCGGCTTCGAGTTTGAAAGTCGTGGCCAAAGTCTTGGAAACAAACTTGATAGTTTGGTCAACAACATCAACACAAGTTTACAAAATCTTAGTGGAGCTAGTGATAATGGTGGTAATAGCTATGAAGATATAGAACGAACGCTGTTAGCCGGAGCTGACTTTCCACCTTGGTTGTGGAGATTGTTTAGAAACGATTTTACCAAGCAACCAGCTGGGACGGCTGTATTTGTTGGCTTGGTAAAAAGTGCTTCTGGTGGTTATGATGATGGCAAGTATATGGTTAATATATCCTGTGAAGATAACTCTGGGTATTTGAATAAAAGTCAAATCAACATACGTCCAGCTTTAGATGTGTTTAATGGAACATTATATGATCCTTTGACACCATTTAAACTATCTTTTGATGCGGCAACGGGTTCAGTTGTAACTGATATTCAACAGGGTCAATTCCCAGAGCTTTTGGATGAAAACAAAATATTATTAAATAGTGAAGCTGTAAGGTTCAAGACAACTAGATTGCGAGGCAATCGTATTAGTGATGCAGCATATCGTACTCAAAATGTCGAACTAGAAAGCGGTGGCAAATTTAGAAACATAATTGCCAATCCAGATGGATTGGTTTATAGATGGAAAGAGGGTATTCAGGCTATAACCAAAACAGATCGTGTATCACCGGATAGTAGTGTGCTGGATGAGAGAACACCTTTGCTTACTGACAGTCCATTTGCAGGACAAGATGTAATCAATGTTTTGAGTTTGCTCATTACAGGACAGCCATATAATTTCAACTCATTTTTGAAATCAGCCATTGCAAATGTAAATGGGCCACTTGCATCGGGAGCCAGTGGCGATGATCTTTCCAGAACATATTTAGATGCGTTGACCGATGACTTGACGAGAAGAAATGCAATTTGGGGTAACTTTGTACCATTCAAAAAAATGGTATTGGATTCAGCAGCAGAGAAGTTTTTGAGATATGAACAAGCTGATTTTGTAAACAAGAATACAAGAATAAAACAACTTCAGTTAGAAAGAGCTAAACTGATGGATCAGCTTGCTTTGCGAAATTTTTCTTTTGCTAGAGATAATCCAGCAGCTCCTCGCGACTCGAATAACCAAGTACAGCCTCAACCCGATGGTACGACCGTTAGCACTGATGATATCAATATACGTAATAGAATCAATGAGTTACACATAGAAATCGAGCTTTCTCGATCCGATTTACAGATTCAATCGGATAACATTCTTGCATCAAAACCAGAAGGTCAGATATCTCTCATTGGTGATGATATTTCGCTCAACCCAAGTTTCACTGATGGAAATGAAAATAGTACGAGTGAGGAACAAAGAAGAAAAGATAAAAAAGAATTCAGAGATAAGATTGATGGTTTGACCAGAAGAAGGTTGTGGCAAACAAAGGCAAATATAGATCAAAACTTTTTGATCATTGATGACCAGTATGATAACAATGGTGATATACAGGCGTTTAGTCGTGGACTATCCAACGCTCTAAAATTGTTTGAAAGTGATTACACAACACCATCTGCTCAGATACAACAGGTAGCGGATATTTTGGGTCTCGAGGTATTTGCCAATACACAGGGTCATATAGAGGTTCGTCCACCTCAGTATAATAGAATGCCGAGTAGCGTTTTCTATAACATGTTTCAACAAAAGGCTCAGTCTGGCGTTCAAGTATTTCCACAATTTTTAGAAAGTCTATTTTTCAATCAGCTTCAAGGTGTAACAAATCAAATTGAAATTGTTGAAGATGAGATAAGACTTAGGGCAACCGTGCTTGGCATAATAGGTGATTCAGCGATAGAACAATTCATACGTGGTTCGGGACAAAACTCAGTTGGCTCTTTCAATTTTACTACTGATGAGGCAACTGGGAGATTTGGTGAAAAGGGTTTCAAAAACATGTTGCAGCAATCCAAACCAGAGTTCAGTGAAGAGCTAGTAAATGGTCCGTTGAAAGCAGCTGCTACAACGATTAACAATGCATTGAGACCAAACTCTTTATTTACAACTGTTTCAAGAGAAAATGCATTAGCAAATGTCAATTTTCAAGCGGCTCGTTCTCAAAATGCTGAAAATAGAATTTATGATATTAGAAAGCGATTGGAAAGATTTAAAGGTGTAAGGGCAAAATCTGAGCGCGACCTCATATCAGATGATAGATTTAGAAGAATAAATCAAATAAGTCAATTAGATTCTTTGAAGTTGGTAAATGAAATTGCAAATTATATAGCTGAAAGACAAAAGCTTTTATTAAGCGCATCGAATGCAATAAAAAACTTGAGCGAAGGGGTTCTTTTAAACGAGGGAAACAAGGGTGCGACAGCTGCATTGTTTCCAAACCTATTTCGTAACAAGGAAATACCATCAATCATCGAACACATGATTGAGGATGAGGATATTGATGACCTGGGTCCTGGTAGTGGTCAACGCTATGTAATTAAAGATAGAGATATAGTTAGGTATCAAACTGAAGAGGTTGCGCCTCCGTTTACATTGGTTGAGGTTAATGGATTGTTTGGTGAAGGTTTCGTAGATGCACCAACCAACTTGAGATTGACAAATGGTGGAGGAAATGCAGTTGTAAGTGCATTTGCTGTTGATTATGATATGTGGCGCATGTATGGGTTTAGATCAGAGAAAAGCGTTGCTGCCCCGTTCTTCAACAACCCAGATACACAATGTGCACCATATGCTGTTTATCTGCTTAATTTAGCTAGAAAAAATGTTATACAGGGAAGCATAACAGTTGCTGGCAATGAATACTATCAGCCTGGAGATGTTGTTTATATAGAAGATGAAGATATGTTGTTCTATGTAACTGACGTTGCTCATAACTTTGGCTGGAATTCATTTTATACAACAACATTGACACTAAAATATGGTCACAAACCTGGAATATATATTCCAACTATATTGGATATCGTTGGAAAGATATTGTATAATAGTAGAGAATCTTTTGGATACTTTAGAAATTCTAGATTTGATCATGCAAATTGTGATATACCAATCGGATCTTTGATATTTGACAATCATCCAACACAAGATGCTGGTATTGATCAGTTGCTCAATGGTACAGCTGGACAACAAAATCAAACTGTTTTAAACAATTTACTTCTTAGTGTTAGTGGCGCACTAAACCCTGTTGGTTTTAGAAATGTTCAACCAAAGTTGGAGTTGAGGGTTTATTATAGCGGAAATGTTACTGGAGTTTCAAATGATGCTTTGGTAGACACCGCTGAGTCAGTTATAGAGTGGTTGAAAAATCCTGAACAAAAAGCTATAAATCCTGGTATACAATTGATGCCGGAAAAGAAAGATGAGTCTCAAGGATCATTTGGAATCAACGATGGAGAGGCTTCTGTTGTTACTGTGAACATATCTGAAAATGGCGAAAGAAGTCCTTCGAGCACTGCTTGGAACTCTGTAAGAAAACTTTTACGATCGAACGCTGCCCCTGGTTCTTTTGATTTTCCTGGTCAACCATCCAGGGCTCAGGATGAAATTTTGTCGAGACATGTTATCGATTTATGGATTACATTTGAAAGTGTTATAGATACTCCTGAGACACGTGCTCCGGGACAAAGCGCTTTGTCTGAATATGAGCAAGGCATTCAAGAGCAGATTGACGATGCTAGAAAGAATAGAGCTGATACATAATGGCATATGATTCTGACAGTTTTAGCGTCGGTCCCATTCCGGGATTTGCCCGCGAGGGCACCGTAACTGGTGTCAACCTCAATCGCGGCACGATGAATATCAAACTCAATCTTGCAAAAAGTGATAAACAAACTTTTCGTGATATAGAGGTTGAAATTCCCGCGGCGTGGACGGGTCCAAATGGAGAATGGGCCGGCGGTTGTCCAGCTAGAGGAAGTACTGTTTGGGCTGTACTAGCTACGGGTGGCAGGTGGACTGTTTTAAATTATGTTCCAAGCGATGGTGCATTTGGAAATCGTAACACACCAGATAGTGGTTTTTCAACATCTAAAAACATTTTATCCTCCCTGAAGCCTGGTAGATATGTTTCACAGGTAAAAAATAATGTAAGGCATTTACTTGACCCCAACATTGGAATCCAGTTTGGGTCTCCTGTTGATTTCGTTCATGCTGATCCTACAACACCAGTTTCTAAACGTAGTATTTATTCATACAAGTTCAAGCAAAGTTTTGCATTTACTGATGCATCTAGAAAAATTGAAGGACCGGTAAAAAGAGACAAAGGTTCCAATAGCCTAAGAGATATTTCAGGTTCAGCTCTTACATCACACTCTTATGATTCGTCTTTAACAACTATAGGGTTGGATCCTGTTACAGCAGCAGGACCAGCATTTATAAGAAACCCACCTTTCATCGAAAGCAGAAAAGTTGTTTATGAGTACTCTTTTAGTTATGGCTATACAACCGATAGTGAAGAGGCAGTTGAATACGATACAAATATTCCACCAGATATAAGTGAAACGTTTAAAAGGCGTGATAGCAGGGCTGATGCTTTGAGTCTTTCTTTGGTTGAGCCAAATCAACTGATGGAAAGGATAGCTGGAACAGTTGTTGATATTTATGGAAACATTTTGGATATCAACAGAAACAAACTGCCCAACGGTTTGATTGATGAATTGAATTTAAAGTCCAATGCTGAAAACCAATCGGCAACATTTGTCAATTTGCTTGCGCAAACGCGAAAGAGCATTGCTTATCATTTTGAATTGAATGCAAGAAAGAGCGAAGTTCCAAGCAGAGGAAGTTATTTCCCGGAATCAGACTCTCTGATAGATTACGCTAGAGACAGAAGTAGATTATCATTCGATGTAGATAAGGAAGGTCAGTTCAAGCTCAATGTTCCAGCGTCAAGCGAGACGGGCAATGTTGGTTTGTTAACACGTTATGAAAATTATAGTACGTTAAAAGCATTTGAAGATGATACAGACCCTAGAAATTTTGTTAGAAATAGTACCGAAACTGATATTTTTTTGGAAAGTTATGGTGTTGGAGTTGTAAGTTTGACGGGCGATGATCAGGCTTTAGAAGGTTTTGCAGCTCCTGTTGATCGTATCACGGATACACCAATAAAACTTGGTACTGCTTATCATAACTTACAAGATACTTTACAAATTCACAATAGAAGCTTGGAAGGTGATGATCTTCTACCTGTTCAGGTTTATGCAGATAGTTTGTTGAATGACACTTCATTGATTCCACCACCTGGAGACGTTGTAACTCCAAACATCACCGTCTCTGGTCCAAACGCAAATGCTGGTGGTAGAAGTGGAACAATTAATTTTGATGGAATGATTAGTTGTAATGTTGGTGCAAACACGGTTGATCGACAGTCTTTGTGGTTCGATACGGCTGGAGGTATCGTTGCAAACGTTGGCAGAGATGTTTTTGATAGAAGCTTGGCGGCTCGTTTTGATGGAGATATATTGGTTCAAATAGGTGGAACCACCGTATCAAACGATTCCAGATTTCAGAATTTGAACAATGGTGTTAAAGATGGTGTTTTAGATATAAGAGTTGTAAATAATGCTCAGATGCACATTGTAAGAATAGATAAAACCGGAGTGTCTATAGCATCGTCTGGTCGTTTGGATATTTTCTCAGCACAGGATATGAAGTTTACAGCTTTGGGTGATATGATATTTGACGCTGAAGGTATTTATATGTATGGCAAGAGATGGATTAAGCGTGAAGGAACGAAGACTATTTGATATATTGGTAATGTATGAACCGAAATGAACGCAAAATTCGTCAACGTTTTCGTGAAGATTGTAAAAAGTTTAAACCAAACTATGTTCCATCAGATTATGATTATCTAAAGTTTAAGGTTTGTAATATTTGTTTTAATTTCTTTTCAAGAAAAAAATTAACATATAGATGCGATAGTTGCAGGTACAAAAAAAGAAAACATAATGAACGCATTGCTCACTTAAATAAGATGAAATTAAAATATAAAAAGCAATGCAAAAAGCTTTATGGAGAAAATTATATACCATCAGATGACGAATATCTATTTCATAAATTTTGTAAAAAATGTAATAGCATAAAAAACTTAAAATGCTTTAGTTTTAAACGTGCAAACATGTGTTTAAATTGTAGCAACAAATCAAGACGTTTATCTCAAAAAAAATTTCATGAAAATAATCCAGATGCTTCTTCTATATATAGAAGAAAAACTTATTTAAAAAATAAGAAAAAAATTCTTGAAAAGCAAAGAAAAGACCGTAAAAAGCCAGAAAATTTAGTAAAAGAACGAGAGCGAAAAAGAAAATATAGAATGAGAAGACCGGACCCTCGCAAAACAAATATATGTTTGAGACTTCATCATAGTATTTCTGTTATAATACGTTCTGCTATTAAAAAAGATAGAGAATCTATAAAACATAAACTTGATTATACTATATATGAACTTAAAAAGCATTTAGAAGCACAATTTGAACCATGGATGAGCTGGGATAATTGGGGTATATATGATCCATCAACATGGACATGGCAAATTGATCATATTATACCACGGAGTAATCTACAATATAAAACAATGGATGATGAAAATTTTAAAAAATGCTGGGCCTTAGATAATTTACGACCTCTTAACTCTAAAGTTAATATAATGGATGGTGTAAATAGAAGGAGGCATTAAAATGCCGTGCGACCCCGGAGCTAACACCCTTAACCCTTTGGCGCTAGGCCCACCGCCCGCAGTGCCTGGGTTTGGTTTGCCTTTTGGACCCATTCAAATACCATTTCCCGACGTTCAGCTTCCGGATGGAATTCCCGAAGACCTCTTACAGCTCATAGAAGACTTCTTAACAAATTTCCCCGGTGGACCATTTCGTCCAAATTTTGATAATTTTGCAAAAGATGTACTCGACGCCTTGGCTAGTCTGTTCAATCAACTAGCGCCATACCTCGGTTTATACAGATTTCTTCAAGCATTACTAAATATCATTCTTTGTATCATTGACATTCTTTGTGCAGCAACGAATCCATTTAGCATGTTACGTGCACTTCGTCGTTTGTTCAAACGATGCTTACCAGACTTTCTTAATCTTTTTCCATGGTTAGCTTTGATAGCAATGATTATAGCATTGCTACTTTTGTTATTGGCACTCATACAATATCTCATAGAGCAAATCATTGCTTTGATTCAAGACATCATTGAAAACTTGCTGTTGTTATCTGAAGCTGTTCTGTTTGATGACTCTGAGAGACAGCTTGCAGCTGCTAGAAAAATTGCACAAGTTCTTTGCATCATAGAGCAATTGTTTGCGATACTGATTGCGTTTCAAGCTATACTTGCAATTATTAGTGCACTTGCTGATCTCGGTGGACGTACTGTGTGTGGAAAGCAAGGTTCCACTGGCGGTGATGATTTCGAGTGTTGTCCAGATGATGTGTGTCCACCATTCATTTTTAACAATCCAGATGGTTTAACCGGTACACTTGGACAGCTTGTTTACTATCGAGAGATTGATAACAATGTATCACTGCTACCAGTTGGTATCGAACTGCCGCCAATACGAAACGAAAGTTGGCAATTCTTTGATGCTGAAACTCAAACGTATAACTTTAGTGACATCATAACAAAAATTGATGATAATATATTTTGGCCTGAAGGTCAAACTTATGATGCTGATGCAACTGTAAAGAGAATACCTTATATTTTGGATATGCGTCTAACAGTTGATCCGGCAACATTCAACCTGCCAGATCCGGTTGGTGGCAGTCGTGAGTTTTTCATCAAAGATGTTGTTGTTATACGAAAACCAACACTTACTGTTACTGATTATGATGGCACCACCACTCCAGAAACAAACGGAGTATTGCGCTTGGAAGGTGGTCTCGTTTATGAAAGTGATGAAACAACACCATTCGATGTAGGTGGCAGTCAAGCAACTCTAAATGATTTCATACATTTAACTTCAGGCATTGGATTGCCTTCTAGTGATGATGGTTATGTTATCTCTAATATTTCTTATACATTGAGAATCAACCATCCGGTGCTCATACAAGAGGCATTGATTACGATGGGATGTGATCCTGATTTGCAAATCGAGACCACTGCTCTCAATAGCACATTGGAAATTACTAGTGTGTTGAGCAGAATTGGAGAGTTGCCAGATGTAGCTGGCACAGTTGATTGTTTGAATGATACTATCGCTTCTATTAGAAGTGATGTATCACCAACAAATGTTGCTACTCAAAGCGCAAACCTTCAAACATGTTTGAATGATTTGAGAGAACAAACGTTAACAACATATGAAAATGCAGTTACTGCTGGAACCAATGTCTACTCTAGCACGATTGAGTTGGATACCGATGTTCAATTCATCAACAATCCTATAAATGTTAAAGTTACATTAAAAGATGCTGGTGGTACTACACTAAGCTTTAGAGTTCCAAATGACGTTGAAAACTCACTATCTTCTAAGATTGTAGGAGATCCATCTCTGGGAACGATAACAAACTTTGCATTTGACGGCTATGAATCTTTTGTTGCAGAGCTTACATCGCCGACACCTGGCGATGGATATTTGGGAGTATCATTCGATAATCAGGTATTTAGTAGTATAATCAATCGAGATAACGATGATTTGCCAACAACTATAATAGAAAATAAGGTTCCATATACGTTTGTTGGCACTCCAGTATCTGCTGTTTCTGATGAAAATGGTCTGGAGCGTCGTGATGAGGTTGATATCGGAATTGATGGAAGCTCATAATGGCCCTACCTGAAGAAATAAAAGAAAACGATATAGAAGATATCCAAACAATTGAGCTCGATCTTCAAGCTCTCGTGGACAAGTATGTCAAACCCATTGAGCAATTCAGGAGTGCTGCGGCACCAGCTCAATTGTTAGCTCGTTCCGTACGCAGGAATGACTTTACTGTCACCGGGATAACTCAGGCTTTGAGTGATGAGTTGAACAGAGCAAGTTTTGATCCATCAGAGGCTCAAGAAAGCCGAGCGCATTGTTTTTATAGAATGATTGGCTTGCCAGTAATGGATAGTAATGGTCTTTTTTACAATCCGGGTTTCAATCCGAGACAGACTGACAAAGAACTAATAGCAAATGCTAGAATTGCTAATGGTGTGCCAACAGCTGTAACTGAGTTACAAACACGAAGAGAGTTTAGCGCTAGAAATAGAAAGGCTTATTTCAAAAGGGCCGGTCTTGACGCTTCAATTTTCGCAGTTGCGATGTCTCTCATTCCAAAAACTACATTTCAAATCATAGATACGGCTTTGGGACCTCAAGATTTGGATCCTCAGACGTATACTTTAACCGACAGAAAACAGATTCAAACCAGATATACTGATTTGAATGGTAATGAATTGACAAAGTTTTTCGAAAGTGGAACTCATATATTGAGACCATTTTTAGTTGATCCAACTATTGCTGAAACTGTGATGCCAGAGCAACGACTTATCTGTCAACCATTTTTGAATGAAGCGGCTACCAGAATAGAGAAAAATAAAGAACTTCTCAGGCCGGTAATTGAATTCGTATTAAGGCTTAGACTGAGACAATCTCCAACAGATGCTAGCAATATTGCTGGGCAAGTTATTTTAAGCCTTGATAATAATGCTGATATTACCGGTTTGTCACAAGCAGAGTTAAAGCAATTATCGTTAGCTTTGCTAGATGAAAACAAGGTTGATGGGCAACAGGTAAACAGACTGTACACTACGCCGTTTGACATCGTTCAGTTGAATAAATTTGTTAAAACTATAAAAGGTTTAATTAAAAAACTGGTTGATGCTGTTGAAGAAATTTTTGATATAAGCAGAAACATACCTTGGACACCATTGCCTGGCGATCGTGGGCCCGAGTTTCCATCTGATTTGACATTTAACGGATTGCTCATTGATAAGGTAAAAAATTCTGAATTAGAAAAAAGAATTCAAAGTTTGACAATCAAAGCGCAAAACTCTGAAAGACAGGGAAATGCTCGTATTGCAACTGAAAAATTTGCTCTAAGCATGTATGAAAACGTAGAAAAAAACTTTCAGGCGGATTTAGATGAGGCAAAAGATCAAAGAAATGACTTCGTGACGAGAGGTGCGCAGGCTCTTGCCACGATTGAATACATTACAGGCGAGGTAAGTGGACTAGGATTGATAGACATTTTGTCAATTTATACTGCATTGTGGGCCATAGATTTGAACGTTTTGATTAGTTTATTAGATAATTCTGCTTTTGAAAGGCTATATGAGTTTAATCCTGATTTGAGAAATACTCAGGTACAAATTCGAAGAGATGGTGGTCCAGCATTTGGCGGTCTTGATGCCTTAGATCGTTTCGAATCACAAGTTATCAGCATACTATCTTTTGCAGAAAGTGAATTCGAAAAACAGCTATCCAACCCAGTTGTTGGTGAGGGTGGCGAGCCTCCGAGGGAACAATGAGTTTTGATTTGAAATTGAAACAGGGTGATTTAGCTATAGGTTCAGATGGTGATTTAGCCATAGTTGAAAATTCAGAGAAATTGACACAAGAGGTTTTGAAGATATTAACAACTAGAATAGGAGCCAATCCATTTTTTCCATGGTATGGTTCACCCATTGATAAATCTTTAATTGGAAATGCGTTCGAGGAACGTTTCGTGGCGGCAGTTGCCTCCAATCAAGTTCGAGGCTCTTTAGAAAATTTGCAACGTCTTCAAGAAGAAGAGTTAAAAAAAGGTGTTCTAATAACACCTCAAGAGCAAATAGCTGCGATACAAGACATAGATGTTAGAAGAAATACCGTAGACCCTCGTTTTTATTCACTCACACTAACCGTACTTAGCAAAGCATTTACCAGGGTAAATACCAATCTTACAGTTTCTCTTTGATTATCGACAAAAGCCTTGTGGTATGCATTGTTTTGCATATCGATGATATATAAATACCTGGATTAACAAGGCTTTAAATGGTTCGCATACGCAAAGTAAATGATATTATATTAAGCTCTCTAGATTTCTATCGTTCAGCTCAACCGCGCCTAGATACGAAGCCTGGAACCATATCCAGAGATATTCTGGTGGATGGCCCATCTGCGCAAATAGCTAGATTGTATGAAGAGTTGGCGCGCATCAAAGATTCTCAGTCAATTAGAACGGCTCTCGGTGTCGATCTTGATAGGCTTGGAGCAAACTTTGGCAAGAGTAGAAAACAGGGTAGCAAGGCTAGCGGGCAAGCTTTAGTTACTTTCAACGAGATAGATGCTGATATTCCAATTAGTCGTGGTGATATCGTAACAGCAAATAATGGTGCAACATTTACAGTAACAACAAATACGACTGTTGCGGCAAATAATATAAATGTTTATAGAGCTACTGCCTCTAAGTTTAGAAGCGATTTAGATTTTGTTGGAATAACGGATCAATATGCTGTTGAGGTTTCGGTTGAGGCAACAGCCATCGGTCGATTGGGAAATGTTAGCAAATATTCCCTTGCTACCATCAGCACCCCTGGAGCCAGCAATGTTACAAATGCATCTTCTTTTGGTGGTGGCACTGATGCTCAAGACGATGCAGCTTTCCGTAGTAATATTTTAGGCGTTTTTGGTGGTGCTGCGGCAGGAACAGAAGAGGGTTATCGACAAAAGGCCAGAGAAGACAATGCTGTTCTGGACGCAATAGTTGTTGGTCCTGGTAATCCTTTGATGACTCGTGATGGTACACAGGTATTTACGGCCGAAGACGGAACTCAAACCATCATAAGTGAAGGTACTGGTGGAAAAGTAGATATTTATATTTTTGGTATCAGGCTTGTTGAAATATTAGACAGTTATATTTACAGAGATCAAAGTAACACTGGTGATCCAACTAATACAGCAAACGATTTTGTATTGGGACAAATAGAAGCTGATGAGGGTAAAACTGTTGCTCGCAAGCGTTTGGATGATTTGCAAACTGGAGTTTTACCAAATCAACCGGCTAACGACATCATTGAGGTTAGTGGGTCCAGCAGCGGCTCTAATTTCACAGCAAAGAGCACTGATATTTTGGGAAGAGTGACGGGAAACTACGAATTGGTTCGTGATACCGGTGCGTTTGCAGGAAGCCCATGGGGCTTTGACAAGCTCAGGTGGATTGATGATAGAATAAGAGATTTTAATGAATCACAAACAAAGGGTAGATTCAACGGACAAGACGCCTTGTCTTTCTCTGATGTCACGAGAGTTGGAGCTATAACTCAAGATATTACTGTTGTAAATGAAAATAGCAGGGTTTCTAGTAGTGACAGAACAAGCATACAATTGAGCCATTCTCCAGTAGTTACAGTTAGTCGTGTTTTCAACCTAACAACTGGTGAGCGTTATGTTGTCTCCAGCCAAAATCCCGATGGTGATGGCAGTTTGAATGAAACTGGTCGTATTACCATAAGCGGCAATACATTACCAGCAACTAGTGATACATTGCAGGTTGATTATACTTGGCGCTTGGAATATGATCCTAACTTTGATTATGATAATATAGACAAAAGCTCCAACCCGAGAAGCGCCGTTGATAGTGTTGATTGGGGATTCAACAATGCTGTTCGCAGAGAGCAACAAAATGTTGTTGTTAATGGTAGTCAAAAAACAGTTACTGTTACACATCCAATTACATCTGTAATAAGCGTAAACACATTTGTAAGTGAGGCGAGCACTGTAACGTTGGTACAGGGTCGTTTGGCTGTCGTTGTATCAAATACAGTTGCGAATGTTGTTAGTATAGAAAAAGTGTCTGATGGTGCAGAACTATTTGATACCAGCAATGATGATGGAAGTATCAGTGGTCTAACCATATTTTTGCCAACAGACACAGTCGGCGTAGTTGGAAATTCAGTTACAGTAATTTATAATGCCGAAGACGTTTATACTTCTGATGGTATTAGTGGAAGTTTTAATGGTAACGTTATAACATTGAGTCAATCAGCATCAGTTACTGCTGGCACCATTGTAGAATGTAATTATATAGCAAATGTAAGAACAATTTTGAGCACCACTCTTTTGCCTGCGTTGCCAGCAGTGCGAAACGGTAACGCATTCAATACAACGTCACAAAACAATATCGGTACACAACCATATACTTTCGTGTTCAGTGGCAATGTCGTTGAACAAAACTTGAGATTGTCACCGTCCAGACTCGGATTAACGATTGCTGGTAACATTTCTGCCGGTGTAATTACCGTCTCTGGAACGACGTTTAGCGGTGTATTTGACGGTGTGTTTACTGTTGGAACCGCCGGTTTAACGCAAAACCTATCTTCACTCGTCAAAAATGCAATAGGCATAAGTAGCTCTTCTTCAATATCATCCAACTATGAAGTTGTTAGAGTAATAAGCTGTAGTAAAGTTACAGCAACTGATTCTAACGATGTTTTGAGCGTAGATCATGACTATGACATCAAAGGTTATGAGCTTAGAAACAATACGTTTGTTAAAGAGGAAGCTATTGTTGATTCAACATTATCAACAACAGAGTTTACACTTCCATCAACTGAAGGTAATATAGATGAAACACCAGAGGTTGGTGACAAGTTACAAGTAACTTTTTACATAGCAAATACAGATGCCAGTGAAAACGTTTCATTTAGCAAATCTGGAACATTGTACACTGACAATATATTTGCAATTGTGGACACTATTGCAATTTCTAGTGGATTTACGAGTGGCGATTCACAAACAGCAAGTTTGTCCGTTACAGCTCAGAACCAGCCACAGGCTGGAACGAGGTATAATGTTGCATATGATTACATTGCTCCAAAAAGCAATGAGCGTATATCTATCAGATATAACGAAAACAAGTTGGTAGCGGATACTACTTTAAATATTGAAAATGTTAGAACAATAAGTTCTGATGTTTTGGTTAAATCTGCATCTCCAATTTTAGTAGACGCAACTCTCAATATAGTTGTTTCACAGGGATTTGAAAGCTCTTCTACTTTGGTACAACAAAATGTGCAAGATGCTGTTACTAGTGCTTTGAATGCAACTAATCTTGGAACTATAGTTGATGCATCTGATTTGATAGAAGTTGCATATACTGTAGATGGTGTTGATCGTATAAGGGTTATATATTTTAATATCAATGGTCTAAATGGTAGTGCACTAAGTATAGAGGCAGAAGACAATGAATATTTGCAAGCAAATATTGTAACAGTTAATGTAGAGACTAGATAATGGCTAATTTGCGTGTCATAAAAGTAGGTGCATCGGACTCCAGAACTATTTTTGCGTCATTTACAGACGATCTTGATCCGTTTCTAACCAAAAGTAATGTGACTGTGGAGTCACAAACTGTTGGTGTACCTGATGCTGCGGTTATCTCTCTGGATATCCAAGAAAACATCATGCGTATAACTACGCAACCAATGACACCAAATGCAGCGTATTTGCTCAAATTTCAAAGCACAGATGGTTCACCGTTCAGAAATGTAAATGGCACTTCAACACTGTTTCAAGATGGAAAGACAAATGTCTTTTTCATAAGAGGACCGGAAGAGCCTGAGAACTCTATTAGAAACACTCTCATCACATATCTTTCTCCCAATGAGACTCCATATAACCCAGCGCGTGGAACGCTCATTCGAACTGTTTTGAATGTTTTGAGCACGAATTTTTCACGTGCATTGTTTGATATTCGTCAAACAAAGAATGAAAGCTATCTCAACGCACGTGTTACTGATGAAAGAAAGGTTCGTGGAAGAGGCCCAACGGATCGTTTGAATCAAGAGGGTGCATTTGATGTTATTCGTGTGGGCAAAACTCAAACTGATGCAACTATTGATGGAATTTTACAATTTGACAGTTTCCCATTCGATCCGATTACATTGCAGACGGTGTCCATATCAGCGGAAGATTTGGAGGCCGGTGCCGATGGTGATGCTGGAACTTTTGATCGTTTTGTTTTAACAGTAGATAACGGTCCGATTACCAAGTTAAAATCTCTTCAAATAGAATACTCTGATGGATATGTTTATCAATATGACATAACTACACTTGGTTATCAGCTAAAAAACCCAAGATATGATACAAAATTTGCTTCAACATTTGTATTGCTTGATGACAATCAGATAAAGATAAATGAAGATATTTTAGACGATCCTGGTTTCCCACGCATACCCGTGGCTGGCGATACTATGACTGTATCGTATGAATACAAAAATCTTGGTATTATTGTTGATGAAGACAGTGTTTCAGTTACAAAGGTTTTGGAGGCCATACGTGAGCCAACACCTGCTTTGCTAAATGTTTTTAGCTTGGAATTTGCACCAGTGGTAACAAGTTCTGGCAACGTTGCAACTTCTGGCGGCGTTGAATTTTTAGATCCAAATAGCACCACGCCATTTTTAACAACTCATCCAGCATTTACAAAAGAAATACCATTTAAGCTCGAAGGGTTACCAAAAGCTATTGGTGAATATGCTGTTGATTATGATAACGGTCGTGTATATGTTTACGGAGCAACTTCTGAAAAAGAAGGAACTGGAAACTATCCGCCTGCGGCAACATATAAATACCGAAAGTCTTTTGTTGCAAATTTAGACTACACGTATGACCCCGAAAGCTTCGAGCTTGTTTCTAGCCCTTTGCGTGATCTAAGCACACAAACGGCTAATATCAACTATGAATATGAAAATACGTTAGTTCCTGGAACTGATTTTGAGCCAAAAGTTCATAAAGAAATATTGAATGAAAGAATTGAAAATAGACTTTTAGGAACAAACTCTCTTCAAACCTTGAATGGTCCAATCACAAATGCATTCAAGGTGTTTAATGAAACAACCAGCGAAGAGTATGGAATTACTAGGTTTAATGATAATAAGGTTTATTTCACATCAAATAACTCTCCAAAAATTGTTGATAAGACAGCTGAACGTGTAAACTTTACCAATGTTACAAATGAATCTTTGATTGTCAATAGTGAGTTTAGAAACTCTTCGAATGTTCGCATTCTAGAAATTCAGCTGCTGAACAACAGGGTAATGTCAATTACGGATGACGTTATAGGAAGCAGCTATAATAGTAGTGTTAGTTTTAGCAGGAGTGGCATATTCGAACAAGAACTATATTATGATTGGCAGTTATTAACCGTAACTACAAATACTGATAGGTTGACTGTTGGAAAATACCAAGTTGATTACAGAAATGGAATAGTATATGTAGGCGTTTCAGAATCCCAAAATTTTGACGTTGGAACTGTCAACTATAAAAAACCTGTAATAAATCCAGTCAATCCTCATGTACTTGCTGTAAGTGATATTTATTATAGCACAAATCTAAACCTTGGTCCGACTTTGAGACTAAACTATATCAGCTTTGGTGAAGATGAAATTACACCATCGTCATTCAACCTTTCAAATGAAAGATTTTTGAACGGTGATGAAACGATGCAGTATCAAGTTATATCAGATCAAATAACTGTAACTAATGATATACTTGTTCTTCGTCATCTATACGATGCGTATGATTTAAACAACAATATTGAGCCGGTTAATTTCGCTGATGTTACAACAACCAGTGGCAATGTAATTACTTTGGACGGAACTGGTGTTCAAAGGCAAGAAACGTTGGTTGTTGGCGCTGGACTGACGCTGACCACTAGCTTTATAAGTCCTGGAATAAAAATTGGAATGGCGATAAGTGCCATTAGGGTTTCTGATGGTGCAGAGTTGATTGATGGTTATGAAACTGTAGTTGACAATACCATTACTTTATCTGGAGCAAGTGGCGCTGCTCCTGGTGATGTTGTAGATTTAATTTACACCGTCATATTGACGGGTGCTGCTACGCCAGTGGTTGATTATGACCGTGGTGGATATTATATAGACTACACGTATCTTGCAGATGAGATACTGATAACATATGAGTATGGTGACAACTCACTAGATTTTAGTCAAAGTTCTAGTGTAGAAGAGGGTGATGAATACTTTGTTACTTACAGATTTGGTGCGCTACGTGATACACTTTTACCAAACTTTGGAAGTTATACTGGTATTCCAGAGGTGTTGGCTTTTGATACCAACCTCAATAGAGAGCGTTACAGAGATGCATTGATAGGTATTTTACAATCATTTATCAATGGTCCAACGATTCCATCAATGGAAACACTTGTAAGCAGTATAACTAAAATTGAACCAGAGATTTTAGAGAGCATATTTGAGGTATGGTCTCTTGGTATCAGCTATCTTTATAGAGAGCCAATTCGTGTCATAGGCGACCCGGCGTTAGTTCCTGGTAAGTTTGACAATGGTTTATTGATTAAAGAAGATGGATATGGAGTCACATTCCCGGTTTCTAGCAATTTGAGATTGGAAGAAGGAACGCTTGAATTCTGGGTCATTCCTGAGTGGAATGGTTTGGATAATGATGCTACTTTGACATTTAGCAATTTAAAGAAAGATGGCTATGCTGTTTCAGCATCAAATATTTTCATCGGATCTGGAAGCTATAATCCAACGCTGTCTGATGGTAAGTTTTCGATAAACAGAACGGATGAGTTGAGCCCGGTGGGACTTCCATCTAAGATATTTACAGAAACAGGATTTTTTATTTATTATGATAGTGATGTTTCTGAGTGGAAAGTCTTAGCAAAAGATAAACCAGATGGCTATACATATAGTGGTCAAATTCTTTCCAGTGGAGAGGTTTATCATGTTCGCTCTATAGATGGTTTAACTGAGCTTGGTGATGTCATCAGATCCGGTGTAGATAAGATTGATTTTTCTTTTAGTATCGATGCGTCTGATGCAAGCAGTCCTGATGGATACAAAACTGGAGATGGCTATGTGCCGGGTTACTCATTTGATGGTCTTCAGTTCATGGCAGATGATGTTCACTACTTGTTTGATTTTGCGGATAAATCCGACAAAAATAGGTTCAGTGTATTTAAAGATGGCCGCGGTTATATAAATTTCAGAGTTTGGGATCGTGGCGGTGGTTACGTTCAAAAAGACACCCGACGTACAGACTACATGGTTAGCGCCGATATTCAAGATTGGCTTGCTGGACAAAAACATCACGTTGCCGTCTCTTGGTCACTCAACAGCAAAGATCGTAGAGATGAAATGCATCTTTACATAGACGGTTTCGAAGTTCCAAACATATTGTTTTATGGAGGTAGGCCGATTGGTACTACATCTGATAGGTTCAGAACTGTAAAGCCTGAAATAGTTGCTGGTACTGTTCCAAAAAATGCTGTTACTGGAGATGCTTTGAGTACAACTCAAGGTTCAGCCGTTGTCTCTACCAATGAATTCAATTTTTCTTCTTTGGGCGTATCGCCCGGAGATACAATTTTAATATTGGAAACAGGATTTACATCTTATACTATTTTGAGCGTAAGTGGAGGAACATTGACTCTTGATACATCAATGCCTGCAACGCTTGGAGACGCTAGGTTTAGTGTAAATCCATTTACATCAATTGTTTCAACAAACATGGATATGTTTACCAATGTTGCAGTCTCATACCTGAGAGGTGGGGAAGAGACGGAACTGCCTGGATTGCGGGCTGAACTACCCGGATATTCCATAAACAGAAATGCATTGAACCAAAATGTATTAACCATTTTGGGTGATGTTGAAACCGGAGATCAGATTCTCATTCGCACGCTAGGTTTGAATCATCGCAGATGCAGAGAAGATGTATACATATGGGGCAATACGCAGTCCGTATTGAAAACAGCATTGCCTCCGCCGATAAACTTAGACGAAGTTTCTATCAAGAAGATTGTTTTTCCACTTACATCAATTGGACCAGCAAACTCTTCAATTATCGCTGGAGAGTTCGTTGCTACTGGTTTGAGCGCAACTCAACCAACAAACTCGACTGAAGGGCGACAGCTTACCGTTAGAGTTACTGGTGGAAATGTAGACTTTACAACTCCTACATCAGTAACAATAAATGGTACGACGGCTGGTGGACCAACGAGTGAGACGTTGACGTTCTCATCAGCTGAATCTCAAACTACCACTGAAAAATTTCTAACTATTAGTGGTGTTGATGTAACAACTAAGCCGTTGTCAACTTCCAGTGTTGGTTTGGCAGTAGAAATTAAAGAGACTTATAGTATAACTATGCCAAATGGTAATAGTTCATATCCAGTTATTCGTTTTGCATACAAGACACAGCAAGGTGTTTCTCTGGAGGGCAACGGTGGTGTGGTAGTTAGCGACCCGAACGGATTTTTCCCGTTGAGCGAAGTTGGTAATTTGATGGTTATCACTTCGCCGCCGGCTGTCACTGGAACTTATACCATACAAGATAGGCTTGATAATACAACGGTTAGAATATCACCAGCACCGGGCGTGGCATTTAGTGGAGCAGCCTATGAGCTTTATAATATAAACATTGGGCGCAGCGGGTTCCAAAACGGATTCTTTTTCCTCAACGAAGCTGGTACGACAAATGATCCATATCCGTTAAGTGAGGGCTTTTATGAGTTTGATTACCAAGCATACTTGGAAGTTCCATTTGATCCAATTAACCAAGATGCGTATGTTGGAACAGATTTTACCATGTCTCATCCTTCTAAAGCTGTTATTGATGAATTGAGAATATCAAATTATCAGTTAACAGATACGAGAGTTGGTGAGACTCTTAGCGTTAATGAAGAAAGTGTTACCACTAGCTACCAGTCTCTAAATCCATTTGTTAAAAATCAAAATACATTGATGTTGCTTCATTTTGATGAATATCCTCTAGAAAATGATAGTGATTTTTACAAGTTTGCAAATCGCGAATATGTTCAAAGTGGCACGAGTGTAAATGCTAACTTTGATCAATCCATATGTTTTGTTAATAGAGGATTATCATTTGATAATAAGGGGACGCTAACAACACGTAGTGAGGGAACGATAGAATTCTGGGTTAGTCCTCGATTTGATACGTATAACGATCCCGTTCCTCGATTCTACTTTGACGCTATAGCTTCGGTATTGGAAGAGGTTGTAAGTACTACGACAGGAATGGTAAAAGTTTCTGGTAGAATCGGAGAAGTTTTAAGTGTTCGATTGCAGTCTGACGAACAAAATCAGGGCGAGGAATACTTTGATGGCGGCAGTGTTGTTGATGATAGACAAACGATAATATTGAAGCGAGCATTGCCTTATCAAAGAACACCTGTAAAAGTTGCGTATGTTCCAACCGGTGTAAAGGGAGACAGGATTAGTATACTGAAAGATTCGTCTGGTTTCATTGCATTCAACGTTCGCGCCAACGAACAAGAGTTTCAGGTTAGAACACCTGTGTTTTGGCCACGTGATACGTGGCACAGAGTACGTGCCACTTTCAAATTCAATAGACCAGACAATTTGGATCAGATTAGATTGTTTGTTGATGGAGAAGAGCGCGGAATATTAACATTTGGAAGCGGAATTCTTTTCGGCGGGGGCGCTATTTTTGGACAAACAACCGTTGGAGTTACCAATCAAATCTTGATAACTAATATTGATTTTACGGATACTATGACTAGATATCACATTGGTCAAGATTTCACCGGATCGAATGTCGCTGAAGCTAGAATGGATAATTTCCGTCTCAGCAACATATCCAGGGATCCGATTACAATTGCTGGTCAACCATTTGATACAAATTACTCTTCCAATAACAATGTAGTATTTCCTGTCATAGAGGATGCTTTTACGACATTTTTGCTCAATTTTGATAGATTGATTGAAAAAGTTGATGATTTTGCTATATTAAGAGATGAGAACTTTGGTATATTCAACTTCACTTTAAATATCATTGATTCTTTCCGCATACTTCTAGATAACCCGCGTTCAGAAGAAATATTGCGTTCAGCTATAAATAGGTTGAAACCAGCAAATGCAAAGGTCGAAATCAACATAGTTAGATAATTATGACTAAAAGAATACCAGTATCAACAACAGAAGTTTTGTGGCACGATGCTCAGCGCGTTGATCGCGGTGACATGAATACCGAGCAACTAAGCAAAAACCAAAATGACGCATCTATAATCAATAATCATTTTGGCTCAGGGGTATTGCCTTCAACTCCCATACAAACAGTTTTATTCGATTCTGATAATTTAAGCCAAATTCAAGCAGCAACTCTTGCCGCTGGTGATTTTGATGGTACCGGCTTTCAACCGGCCCAACAGCCAAGTGATAACAGTCTTGGCAATCAGCTAGAGGTTGAGCTTACGGGAAGTAGTGTTTTTGGAAGGCTTAGTGTAAAAGTTTTAATAGTTGGTGTAGACTTTGATGGTAATCCCCAATATGATAGATTTGTTTTTCATAGAAATGAAAAGCAAGTTACTGGAAAACACTATGCAAGAATTTTAGGATTGTTTTTCAATGACTTTAAAGGAAACAATAATTGTTCTCGTAATCAAGGTGGTCGAATAGTCATTCGTGAAGCTGCAAGTTTTCAGCTGAGCAGAGACCCGATAATGGTAGCTCAAGATGTGGAGCCAAACCTTTTCTTTAGAGATTTCAAGGTTCCGAATCCATCGGTAACGTTGTATAATACCATTCAAACTGGTATAGGTTCTGAATACAGTGTTGACTCTCTTGATATAAATACTACAGTTAAAGTAAATAGAATTTTATCAGCTGGAGATGTAACAACTAAAATTGGACAAAAATTTCAAGCTGTTACAAACAACATTCAAAAAATCACGCTGTTGTTGGGTGCTCAAAGAGATGATGCTGCTAGTGTAGAAAACCGTTATAATTGGGCCGGGCAGCTTGTAATTAGTGTTTATGAGTTACAAACCAGTGTTAGTTGTCCAACAGATATAAGCCCAGAGTTACAAATAGAATTTGATCCAACTGCAAACCCAATTGCACAGATAAGTGTAAGTCAATCGGAGTTACGTGCACTTGGGTATGTTTTAACTGATGTTCTACAACCAGTAGATTTCGTTTTCAGTGATACGCAACTGGGTTCAACAACAAATCCGATAATAGTTCCAAATAGATATTACGCTGTTACCATAAACCGAGCCGGGGCGGCATCATCGGGAGCGGTATTTACCGGTGTTGGAAACGATGTATTAGACAATAGTAGACTTACGACATATTCTGGTACATGGGTTGATGTTGTTGAAGAAGATATGTGGTTCCAGGTTTGGGATGACGCTGCTAAGGTGGCTGATGGTCAAGCTTATGATTGTGGTAATGGTATGGAAATTTCCAAGACCATTGAAAACGATCTTGGTGCCGAGATAGATTATTCGTTTGATGATAACGCTTTTGTTGATAGCGGTGAAGGCATCTTAAATATAGCAGTTGTTGAGGCTATACAAGAAGAAAGTGTTGAAGAGCAAGACGAACGTACTGGAAATCCAGTTAACTCTAGGCAAAAATTCGAACCAAGCTTTAGCTTTGTAACTGAGTCTGGTTTAGCTACGTTGCGAGAAACCACCGAACCGTTGATTATCGGGTGTGGTGAAGACATCAATCCAAAGCAAAATACTGATTTGGAAAAGATGCAACTTTTGCCAGGTCTTGCAAAGGGAGATACGTTTACAGTAGTTAATCCTGATGCTGATTTATTGTCTAACAACTTGGTTGGAAGCAAGCTCATTCCGAACAACGGCTGTGCTGCAAAAGAATACAGGATATTCAAAGTCATATCTTGTACGGATGGATATGGTGATGTAAATGGTGATGGATACATTAACGACGCAGATATATCTAGAGTGGCAGAGCTTATTGGAGAAAGCGTATATTCAGCATCAACTCAACAAAAGATAGTTGACGGTTACATCAGCACACTAGAGTTGTTGAGGGCCGATGTAGATGGTGATGGATACATTACATCAACAGATGTATCTTTGATTACACAATATGTAAATAGAGATATCAATGCGTTTCCAGTTGGTTCTACGTTCCAACACATGGATATTCGTGTCCAGCAATCAATTGGAAGAAATGATGGTTATTTTGATTGTGATGGATACATAAGACTTGACGGTTATCTTGGTCAAAATATCGTTTCGCCAAGCTCTTTGGATCCATATGAGTTGATTTATGATGGATACATAACTACACCAAGTATCGACGGTGATGATCCTATATTTAGCACAGTGCCATTTCCAGGTGTAACATATGAAATTCTAGCACAACCATTTTGGCAAGATTACTTTTTGCCGTTTAGTAGTGATGTTCGAGTTGTACCAGCGGCGTTTACGTTTGACGAATCAGTTGTGATACCAGACTGCTCTCCACCCTCATTCTTCTCTTGTTTTGACAGGGCGAGTGTGGATCTGGACTGTGAGCCTGGACGAAATGACATTCTCATACCAGACAATTTGATAATGCGTCGAGGGCAAATTCTCAACCCTGATGGAACACATTACAAAGTCGATTTCGAGTTAAAGACAATAATATTGCAATTGCCAGAAGTACCATTTGAAGAGCAGAGTATAAATGTGTTTGGCAAGTTGGTTGCTGATGCTGGTGACGGCAGAACGTCCGCCGGTTATGATGCTGCAAGATTTGCCGACTGTACGACGGTAAAACCTGATGCATTAGCAAAAAATCAGGTAAGGTTTGGCGTCTCGGTTCAAGCTTTCGTACCGAATCTTGATGGATACGATTCGGATGGGTATGGTGTTATCGTAGATGACATAATCGGCGTTTACATGGATCAGGTAAATGGAATTTTGACACTGTCAATTCAAGATTTAGAAGTTGATGATATTTACAGAACTCTTGTTACAAAGATTGAAATTCAAGTATTTTTGAAAAAGGCTGGCTGGAATAACAGCGTGCTCACCATCGAGCCGAGCCAGGTGCCTGGATTGTTGAGTACATAGTGGCAATGATATCAATACCGGTTTCTAGCGATGTTGGAAAATTGTTTAGAGGATTGGATGTTCCCGGTAATCGGGATCCATCTGATCACATCACGATGTTCTATTTTGACAAAGAGCTTCCGATAAAAAAGTTAGTAAAAGCAGTATCAATAATTTATGAAGTTTTATTGGAACAAGAGCCATTTTCTGTTTGTACCAAAAAAGTAAAATCTTTTCCAAAAGGAAAAGATGGGTATCCAATCATAGTAGAAATAGACTCTAAAGAGCTGGTAAAATTAAGAAACAAAATGGCAAAAGCTTTAGATGCTAACAAAATTAGATACTCTAAAAAGTTTCCTGTATATTCTCCACATTTAACTTTGAGCTATAGTAAAGAAGACATCAAAAGTTTTGATTTAGATGTTAGCTGGCTCGTTAATGAAATTAAACTATATGGTGGCGATAGATACCGTGAAAGATTGTTGGTTAGTTTTCCCTTGATAATAAAAAGTATGGAAAAAAAGGCAGCATATGCAAATATGTTAGCTGACATTTGGATTAATGAAATCAATCGAGTTTGACTTGCTGTTATATATTTCATGTAAATGAAAGTCAAAATACAAGGATTTCTTGGTACCAATCATAGTTGGAGTATAGTTCAGCAAAATATAGCTCGTGGTTTGCTAGCTAATGGCCATGATGTACATTTACAGTCAACTAATGGTTATGATAAATTTCCAAAAGATTTAGAGCCATATAAAAGGCGTGTCTTAGAAAAAGAATATGATATGCAGTTATCTTATACTGCAATGAAAAACTTTCACGCCTATTTGAGTAATGGTCAAAAAAATCGTTTTGGCATTTGGAATTTTGAGAGCACGGTATTACCAAAAGGTTTTGCCAAGTATCATAAGTTTGCAGATAAAATGTTGCCATCATCTGAGTTTGCAAAGAGTGTTTTTGTCAGAAATGGTGTTCCAGATGATAAGTTGGTTGTTATTCCGCATGGTATCAATGTAGAAGAGTATTCTACTGATGATGTTTATCAGTTGCAAACTGATAAGAAAACAAAGATACTTACTAACATAGCTCAACCACATGTTCGCAAAAACCTTCCTGGTTTGTTTGAAGCTTATGGTATGGCATTTGATAAAAACGATGATGTATGCTTAGTTGCAAAAGTATCGGTGAAAAATTTTGATAATAACCATCAAAAGTCATTCAAAAACAGACGCGCTCAAAAAAGAGCGCAGCCAAAAGATAAAAATGATATTCAATACTTTGATGTTGACTTTTGGAAAATATATAAGTCTTTCAAAAACAAATTTCCTAATCATGCTGAAGTTGAAATCATAACGGATTTTTTACCAACTATGGCTCCATTGTATAATGCAACCGACATAGTTTATTCCATGACGCATGCTGAATGCTTTTGGCTTCCTGGTTTAGAGGCTCTTGCAACGGATAATTTAGTAATTGCTCCTCGTTATGGTGGGCAGCTTGACTTTTTGAACGATGAAAATTCTCTTTTAGTCGAGGGGAAGATTGTTCGAGCACCTAGAAACATGCAGTATTGGGTACCAAGCCCTTACGCTGAAATGTTCGAACCATCACTTGATGATGCCGCTGATAAGCTAAAACAAGCAGTATCACAATATGATGTTCTCATGAAAGACTTTCGCCCAAAAATGAAGGAACAAACTGATAGGTTGACATGGAAAAATGTTGCTCGTATGATATTGGATTTGTGTGATGAGTAAAAAGAAATCAAAAGTTTTACAAAAGCAAGAGTTACTGTATTATGCTTTGGAATCGGAAACGGGATACTCTTCTAATACACGTGAAATTTTCAAATCCATTGACTCTAGCTTTTTGGAGCGAAAATTGAAGGAAGGAAGTTGCCTTCTCGTTCCTGCCATGGAAGAGGTTTTTGACAAGAAAATACCATATGAGCGTGGCAATTTTGAAGAAGGTCGATTAAAATGGGTGGAGTATCTGAATGATATCAATAGTAATACCAGTTCTAAATAATTGGAATTTTACCAAAGCTTGCTTGCAAGACCTTCAAAAATTAACGGTTCCAAATGAAATCATTGTTGTTGACAATGGTAGTGATGATAAAACTACACAGGAAATTGTGAATTTTGAAGGTATAATACATCATCGTTTTGAAGAAAACACTGGGTTTGCTCATGCTTGCAACAAAGGATTTACGATTACCAAAGGTAAATATGTGTTGTTTTTAAACAATGATGTTCGTGTTCGTTCTCAACATTCCAACTGGGTTGAGCCGCTGATGAAAGCAGCTGATGGGCGAAAGCTCGTGGGTCCGACAGTTGGCGTCCTTACCAATGACTTCAATTTTGTCAAAGAAAGTGATTGTTTCATTGGTGATGACTATCAGTATTATATGAGTGGTTGGAATTTGACTGCTCTACGCTCTGTATTTGAAGACTTAACCTTGGAAGAATATGATGGGCCTTTTACCGAGGAGATGGGCAAGGCTTATTTTGAGGATACTGATTTGGGTTTTCGAGCGCGAGAACGAGGCATTGGTTTCGAGATTGTGAACGTACCCGTTCACCACTTTGGCAAAATGACCAGTAAAAAGCTAAATACTTTATCATTGTATCAACCTGCAAAAATGAAATTCATACAAAAATGGAAAAACCGAGCTGGAAATATTACCTTAAAACACTGATAGTAGTAGCCATAGTATTGATTCTACCATACATATCAGTGTTATTTACTTTTGCCATTACAACATTTTTTGGTGCTAGTGCCATTGTTTGCATCAAACTTTCGTTATTTGTCGGTATTACAGTTGCAATATTGCTTGGATTTTTAATCATAAAAGGACAATTATGAAGATTCATGTGTTAACACTAACCTGGAATGCTCTTAATAAATTGCGTGCAAATAGCGAACACTTGTTTATCGCCATGAATGATTTTGATTGGACATGGCATTTGAGAGATAATGGTTCCAAGGATGAAACCGTGGCTGAATTCTCTGATAAGCAAAACGTATGTTTATACGATATTGGACATAATCGTGATACGTTTGCAATGGGCATGAATTATCTATTTAAAAAAGCATCGCCGGCTAAAGATGATGTGCTATTACTATTGAACAATGATGTTTCTGTTGGACGAGAAAGTATCAAGCAAATGCATTCTCTCATGACAAAAACAAAAGCAGATGTTGTTGGTTGTCGTTTGTTGTATAATGGTACAAACAAACTTCAACATGCTGGAGTTATCTTTGGACCCAGGTATAACAATTTACCATTTCATTTTCGGCCAGGAGAAGTTTCCGACTCGAATGCTGAAAAGGACCGTTATTTTCAAGCCGTTACAGCTGCTTGTTGTTTGGTAAAGGCATCTGCGTGGGAAGCAGTTGGAGGTATGGATGAAGATTTCAAATGGGCTTTTGATGACGTAACACTTTGTTTGAGTATAAAAAACAATGGAGGTAAAATTGCCTATTGTGGCAAAACCAAGTCATTCCATGAAGAGAGCGCATCTTTAAAGAAAAATCCCGTAAATAAGATGTTCATTCAGCATAATGTATCAAAGTTTAAAGAAAAATGGTCTGGTCGTTATGATATAGATCATGATAAATATCTAAAAGATTCTAACTATAATGTAATATGATTATCAGTACTAAATACTTTCCATTTTCTCCAGGAATACCGTGGAAGATGCGTAAAGGAAAGTATTTGATTCCAGAAATTGAACAGGGTGTTTGGGAACGTGCTGTTAAAAATAAAGATGGAGTTGTGCTTTGCTATGGTGGCTTTCTAGAGAGTTTATTTTCTTTAGCATATGGTGAGATGCTGGTGCGCGTAAAGCCTCAGATGAAACTGTTTTGGGCCGGCAATCCAGCATTTCATGCAATGATAAAAGAGCATGGGTTATTCAAACCAATAGATTTTCCAAATATTAGTCATAAATATCCCGTGCCTTTATTTATGAATGATCATTTTGTGTATTTTAACTGCTTGAATAATTATTTGATTAGGTCACCATGGTATGGTGAGCCGAAAAAAATTAATAGAAACTTGATATCCAAACAGTTATTTTGCAATTCATTGGTTGAATGGTCGTCACGATATGTTCCAAATATTCGTCATGGCTCTGATAAAACTGGAAAGTATGTACTCATAATACTAAATGAGCACAATCACGATTTTGACACATTAAATTGGGATTGGCAATATGTTAGAGAATTTGCATCCATGATGCATGGCTCGATACCAGTTGTTGTAATGGCTGAAAAAGATATGCCTCACTACTCTAAACATTATGAGTTTCAAAAATTGCAACAGCATCATATAACACTCAACATGTTAAATAATGCTTGGATGGTTTTGTCAAACGATGTGCATTTTTTAATAGCTGCAATACTATTACAACGCCCACATATACTATCTTTACCGTTTAAAGATAACAGATTTCACTTGTTAAAAAATGCAGAATTTTTGGACAATGAGAGCGTTATATTAGTAACTGAAGATTTAAAACCATACTACGTATATCAAATTTGTGAAGGAATGAAATGAGTCAAGAAGAAGCAACAATAATGATGGTAACATATAATCGATTAGAACTTACTAAAAGGATGTTGGATTCATTGTTTCAAAAAACAAAATATCCATTTAACATTGTTATCGTTGATAATGGTTCTACAGATGGAACCGTTGAATTTTTAACTGATTATTTTGAAAACAGCAAAGCTGATGTTGTTGCAGCTACACTCTTCTTTAATAATAAAAACAAAGGAATAGCTGTTGGTCGTAATCAAGCTATGAAAATTGCTGATGAAAATTTTCCAAACACAAAGTGGTATTGTACGATAGACAATGATGTAGAGTTACCATCTGGTTGGCTTACCGAATGTATAGACATCATGTCGAAAAATCCAAAGTATGGAATGATTGGTGTCAATATGGAGACCAAACCATACCCACTCGTTACTAAAAATGGAAAGACATTTCAAAATAAACCAGCGGGAAACCTGGGAACAGCATGCATGGTATTTCCAAAATCCATACACCAAATGCTCGGGTTTTTCAATACAGAATATGGTTTGTATGGAGAAGAAGATGCTGATTGGGGTATGAGGGGACGAGTGCTCGGAATTTCCATGGGTTATGTTGAAGAGATGGGAAATCATTTTGGCGTAGGAGAAAATGATCAGGGTGAATATCGAGAGTGGAAGACTGAAAAACATAGTGAAAACTTAACGCAGTTTAATCAAAATTGCGCGGCATACGCTTCCAAGCACAAGCAACTTTACATTCCATACAAGGAGTAACGTGGGATCAAATCTCATAAAAGAGATTCCTGGGAAGGAGCTGCGAGACTATGTAAAATCTTCTCGTGCATGTAACTTTACCAATGCTGGTGCGGCTTTGGAAGCAAAATTTGGACTATTGGATTTGGAGTTTGATAGCGTTGAAGGAGCAGAGCGCGTTGCTTTGAAATTACGTCGTCAAGGTGGTAATGGTAAAGTAGCAATAGTTTGTGGCTCAAATGTGGTTGAACAAAATGTTATAAGCAATAAAAGCCAATTTCTATCTATAGAGTTGGATAAAAGTTTTGTTAGTATAAAACGCCCAGTTAAAAGCTCTGGAGTTTTAGAAGTCTTATCTGTTTTAGTTTATTCAGATAAAGACATTGGTATCGTTGAACAAAAAAACTGGAAGTCTATTTTAAGTGGTTGTAAGTACCGTAATATGAAGATAGTAGGCAATAGGTTGCTTGCATCAGAAGGGGCAAAAATAGAATCGAAAGGTATTGATTTTATCGATACCAACCCTCCCAATTGTGCGCGTATTGATGAATCCGGGGCACAATTTGTATCCAGTTGTGAAATTTTTGATATCGGAATTTCTAGAATTGGAGGTAAAAAGAAGTCCATTAACATTCCACATTTTGATGCTCCCCTTGATATCGGACCTCCGGTTGAGACGATGGATGCGGAACCCAAAGTTATACCAAGCAAGATAAATATCAAAGCACCGGTTAAAAACCCCACTCCTTCATCCAAAGGCGCTAGTGTTTTGTTTGATTCCGGTAAAACTGGTTTCTCTATGGAGGCTGTCAAAACAGCTGGTGGTGCAAGTATACTAAACTCTAAATCTATAAAAATTGGTCATCGAGGATGTATATCTCTTCCTGTTAGTACTATAGAGGCCAATACACCTTATATAATTATCGCCGAGGCTGTAAGTTCCCGTGGCAATGGTAAGATGATTGCTTATATAGGTGAAGAAGCTTATAAGGCTGCATTTGGAGTTGCCAATGCAATGAAGAGAAATGTCCACTTCAATGTAAAAAGCGGTGCGCCTCCGGCTCAGGGTTCGTTTCGTTTGTTTATAGAAAGGCCACAGTCTTCAACTGGAGAAATAATTATAACAAGAATAATGTTGATAAATGCTCCGGCAACTGAGGAGAAGACAACTCAAATCCTTAGAAGAACTTTGCCACAAAACAACATAAATCTAAATCGTTCTTCGCGGAGTTTGTATACTGATGATATTGCTGACAAAACCATGGCGGCTTTGAAGAGGTATGCTAGGTTTGCCAATGATGTAAACCCACCAGCAAAATTTGGTGTGTCTGGAACAATTGACATTTCAACAGCTTGTGGAATGAGTTGGTTTAGCAAAGTGAAAACATTTTTTCCGGACATCAAGCACATTCAAGGCGGCAAACCCGATTTGTTCATAGGAAGACCGGGCGCTTTGCGCCCAGCAAAAAACCTTCTCGTGGAAGAATTTTTCGGTGAGCTTTCAGATGAAGATATAAAACATGTAAAAAATGCTAATCATGTTTTTACTACATCAGAAAGTAATATTATGTTTTTATCAAAACATAATAAAAATGTAGAGATTATTAGCAAAGTGTGGCCGGTTATTACTGCTCAAAGGGTTCTTCCAGTAAACTTTAAATATGTTTTAGTTTTCAACAGAAGTTTCAAGAACACCGGCATTGTAGTGAAGTCACATATAGATGGAATGCCTAAATTTGTTGTTGCTGGCGCACGAGGTGTACTTCCACCATTTTGTTTTTTAACCAACGAATATCTCAACTATTCTAATCTGATAGATTTAATTGGGCGCGCTTCTTGTATCGTTGATTTACCACAAATGAATGATTACAACAGCGCTGTGTTGAATTTGGCACATAATATCGGTGTACCCATAGTTACTACAAATTGGTGGGGTATGCACAAAGATAATGTTCAATATATTTCCTCTGAAGTGCATAAAGGAATAGCATGCCCAAATCCAAAAGAGTTGAGGGAAGCCATTGAAAAAGCTTTAACTCAAGAGAAAAAACCTACTGCTTTGATTGCAAATCAAAACAAATTATTGCATCAAACCATGGCTAAGCTTCTAAAAACTCAACTATAAGCTTCTATCATTTTGCGATACATTCTGTCGTAAGATATGACATGGAAAAGACCGTCAGGTTTTTCTAGATTTTCCAATACAGATGTTTTCATGGCCTCATATTTTTGGCCGTTGAACTCATTCATTACTTTTGTTAAAGCATGCCAATTAACCTTGATATTTTTGCCATTCTTTTGAACGAATTGTCGTAAGTCAATGTATGAGTTTGGAGCAAAGCCTAAGTCGTTTATATTGTAACAGCCGATGTATAAAGGGCAAGCCCCTCCAAACCAAGCCTCTGGCAGTTTCTCTGTAAAGTAGTTATGAGAAAATTGTTGATGATAACAGTTTTCAGTACATATGGTAAATTTGGCATCTTTCAATATTGACATTTTGTTTGGTACGGAACCTTTATAATAAGGTTTTTTCATGGGAATTTGTCCATACCATGACACATTCCAATCTTTGTGGCGATGAAACATGTCCGCAAGCATGGTTCTCAGCGTGTATATTTCCGAGATGTGCTTGGATGATTTTCTGCTTGCTATAAATACTATTTCATTTTTTCGTTGATTCCAGGGCTTGGACCAATTTTGAGCTATAGCATCCTTAGATGGTGGAAATTTACAACTTGGATGATTAATTTCAATAACTTTTTGTTTTATGCTGTGGCTTGTAATAGCTTTTGACGCCCATGTGAATATGTATTTGAATCGTTTCAAATATTCTACACGGTAATCTGGTTCATGAACACAGCGCGGCTCTATTACCAACGCAGAGTCATCAGGTTGAGGATTCCGCAAATAATACCAACTCATTGTAATATTGTGTTTTTTACCATCACGTCTATTTGATAACCACACGATGCCATTTTCATCTTCATAATGGACTACTGGAGATTTTTTGTGGGGCCCGTAAATAAGGTTAATCTCTACTTTTTTGCTCATCTATTTGATATATAACTAGTTATGGTATCTGGTGCAAAAATTGTTGTCATGATTCCAAGTTACAACAATTGTAAATGGTATGACAAAAATCTGATGTCGGTTTTGTCTCAAGATTATGACAACTTTCGTATTATTTATACTGACGATTGCTCGACAGATAAAACCGGTGAGTTGGTTAAGAGTTTTCTGGAAAAGAAAAACTATTTTGATAAAGTAACTTTTATTCAAAATACTGAACGTTTGGGGGCATTGGCTAATCAATATAATATGGTTCATTCTTGTGATGATGATGAGATAGTTATTACTTTAGATGGTGATGATTGGTTTGCCAACGCACAAGTTTTACGTCGAGTTGAACAAGCTTATGCAGATGGCAAAACTTGGATCACATATGGGCAATACAAAGATTGGCCGTCTGGAGGGCGCGGATGTTCCAGGCCCATACCAAAAGAGATAATTGATAAAAATTGTTATCGTACATCACCATGGTGTACTTCTCACTTGAGAACATTTTACGCATGGCTGTTCAAGAAAATCAAGCGAGAAGATTTGATGGATGGCAATGGTCAGTTTTACCAAATGACTGGTGACTTGTTTACAATGTTTCCCATGATTGAAATGGCTGGGTATCATTCTAAATACATTGATGATATTTTGTATATTTACAATGTGTCAAATCCTATAAATGATAGTAAAGTTAATAGGACGAGGCAGATAGATTTAGAACGAATTGCTCGTTACAAACCACGTTATACACCTCTAAAAGAAAAATGATCACATTTTTGGAATTGGGAAAATATGGACGTATGGGAAATGCCATGTTTCAAATGGCCGCAGCTATTGGCTTAGCTACGAAACATAATGATTCATATATATTTCCCAAATGGGAATATGAAAATTTTTTCAACATAAATTCTTTTGATGACAATGTTCGTGCAAGGGTACGTTCAAAATATGAAGAGTCACATTATGTTTACAAAGAGATACCTTACAAAGAAAACTTGAATATTCATGGTTATTTTCAAAGTTATAAATATTTTAATCACTGTGAAGGTGTTATCAAAAAAGAACTTTCTCCAAATTTGACTTTTCCAAAATTTGAGCGTGTTTGCAGCGTTCATGTTAGAAGAGGTGACTACTTAAAATTTCCACGGCATCATCCATTATGTTCAATTGATTATTACAAAAAAGCTATGCAACAAATGGATGTAGAAAAGTTCATGATTTTCAGTGATGATATTCCGTGGTGCAAACAACATTTTCATGGAAACGTGGAATTTGTTGAGGGAAATCCGTGTTACACCGATCTTGCCCTCATGATGAGTTGTGATCATCACATCATTGCAAACTCATCATTTTCGTGGTGGGGTGCATGGCTTGCTGGTTCGAAAAAAGTTATTGCTCCTGCCAGATGGTTTGGAGTTGCATTGGAACGTACACACCCAACTCATGATTTGATTCCTTCAAAGTGGGTGAGACTATGACAAACGTTAAATATAGCATTAATGAAACTTTTTTTAGTGAAATTAATTCAAAAGATAAAGCATATATTCTTGGTTTTATATGGGGCGACGGTTGCATTACTACTAAGCTGTATAGGTTAAGTATTGAACTAGCCTCTTCTGATCTTGAAATATTATATTGCAAAAAACATAAAAATAGCACTAAGAAAAAGCTTAGGGAGGCGAATTTAGGTGAAAAATGCGGCAATTCAAAGCTTAAAGATAAAGATGTTGGCTTTATCAAAAGACATCCTAATCATAAAGCATCAGAGTTGGCCAAAATGTTTAATATCTCTCCAGGAACTGTCAGATCCATAAGACGGGGAGACACATGGTCTCATGTGAAAGTTAAGGAGGTTTAAAATGGTTAAGGTTTTGTTTTTGCCCCTTAACTATGGTTAGCGATGTTGTCCAACAAGGCGTTTACGATGCTTTTGAAGAGGCTGGATGTGCACTAGAGGTGTTTGATTATTTCAAAAAATATCATCAAACTAAAAACATTCAAACAACACGCCAATCATTAATTAACATTGCAAAACGATTCAAGCCTCACTTGATTCATTTGCAAATACAGCATACATCAATCATAGATTATAAAACCATTCAAAGATTGAAAGCTGAGAACCCACGCACAATTGTTACAAATTGGACGGGTGATGTGCGCAACTACGTCCCCCCAACTTACAAGAAAATATCTGAAGTTGCTGATTTTAATTTAATATCATCTACTGGGCAAATCTCTATGTTTGAAAACTCTCTTGGTAAGAGGGTTAACTATTGGCAAATTGGATTCAATCCAAAGTTGTATTTTCCCAAAAACAAAGGTGGTCAATTCAAGCACGATTGTGTATTCATAGGACATCACAATTCACGCGAAAACTATCCCGGTGCAGCTCAGCGTTTGAAGGCATGTACGCTTTTACGTCGTGCATTCAATGATAGGTTTTTATTGCATGGCTCTCATTGGCCAAAAAGCCTGAGAAGCCGTGGTGCATTGGATCAAAGAAAAGTTAATGAGGCGTATTCCAACTCTCTTTGTAATATAAGCATCAGCCATTATAATGATTTAGAAAACTATTTTTCTGATAGACTTTTGATGTGTATGGCTTCTGGAAGGCCAACCATTGCATTGAAATTTCCAGGCTGGCAATCTTTTTTCGCAGATATGGGAGATATAGTTATTGCACGAAGTATAGATGAAATTCCAAACAAAGTGCGTATGTTGGTAGACAATCCCGATCTGGCTAATTACATCGGTCAAAACGGGGCTGCCAAGGTTATGGCAGAGCATACATACTATAGTCGCATAATAGAACTTTTAGAAATGGTCAACTTGAGATAATAGCCTCAAACTCATCTTTTAGCTTTTCGTTCAAAGTCTTTTTCTCATCCCTGGTGAGCAAAGACATATCCATATTTGCTTTAGCTATCTTTGTGCTGTTGTTTGCTTGTGGATTGCCATATTTAAAGTTTGGCTTTCTCAAAACAAAATCACCTTTGATACGCCACATATCTTTTGCTCTTTCATTAAAATAAGCAATCGATTTGGCGTTGCCAGCATTGCATAGCTTTTCTAGACCAAGAACTATTTTATCTTTATTCGTATTTTTAACAGCATTAAGTAGCTGGTTATAATCCGCTAGAAACTTGTCCATTGGCATAAAGTTTCTATTATGTTGTTTGCTTAACAATTTGTAACTGTTGTATAAAGCTTTTGGTTCTCTAAATACAAATACCAATACGTTAGATTTATTCATCATTTTGCTGATGTATGGTTTCATCTTTCCATCATCTGGACGAAATGTCTCTTTAATACCACCAATGCTAAATGTATCATCATTGTTTAGCCTTTGTCGAGTTGCTCTAAAAACACTATCTGCATTGTTACAGTTTAAGTTTTTTAATTTATCAAATGTTATAGATTTGGGATTTGTTAAGTATATCCATTGTGGTTCACACAGGCAAAATCCATTGTCGAGTGAGTTCAAAATGTTACACACTATAGTTGTACCACCACGTGGTAAACCGAGTACTGAAAAAAGTTGCTTGTTTTTTTGAGTTTCAATCTTCATATTGAGTATATATACCATGGATAAATATAAGATAATAGCAGATCACTATGACGAATGCTTTAAAAAACACGGTGATACGGCTCAGGGGGCTGACTGGCCCAATGAAGAAGACCTGCAAGAGCGTTTTAAGGTTTTATCAGCAAATGTAAAACAACAGTCAAGTTTAACAACGATATTAGACTTTGGGTGCGGCACTGGCCGTCTGTTATCTTATCTTTTGAATAATAAAAACTTTTTGTTTTTATATTATGGTGTTGATATAAATCAAGCAGTCATTGACGCTGCTGAGAAAAAATTTGATAATATAAATTTAGTAAAGTTTTATTGTCACGATTTAAGAGAAGATAATTTATCATTGGCGCAAGATGCATCAACGACATTTGGTCATGTTATAGCCAATGGTGTTTTTACTGAAAAGCTTTCATTATCTGAAGATGACATGTGGGATTTTTTCACACAAAAAGTCGGTCTTCTTTGGAAACTTACCAAAAACTCTTTAGCATTCAATGTCATGAGTAAACACGTTGATTATGAACGAGATGACTTGTTTCACGTGTCTTATGATAAAATGGCTTCTTTTGTTAGAACCATGACTAATGAATATGCATTTCGTTGTGATTATGGTTTATATGAATACACTGTGTACATGTATAGGTAAAAATGAATAAAGGTATTGTTATATTTGGAAACAAAGATTTTGCAGAATTAGCAAAGTTTTACATTGAAAATGATCCACCACATTATCATCATGTATTTTATAATTCGCGAGTTTGTGCTTTTACAGTTGATGATGAATATGTGACAGAAAATTCGTTCAATGGTCTTCCAGTAATTCCGCTGAGTGAACTGGAAAAGCACCATCCGCCTGATGAATATCATATGTTTGCACCAATGAGCCATTCTAACATGAATGGTGACCGAAAATCAGTTGTTGAACGTTTGGAGAGCAAAAACTATAAGATGATTAACTATGTTAGTTCTAAAGCAACTGTTCTATCCAAACTTCCATCGTTTTCCAATCTATTCATTTTAGAAGATAACACCATTCAGCCATTTGTTAAAGTTGGAAAGAATATTGTTATGTGGAGTGGTAATCATATTGGACATCATAGTACAATAGGTGACGACGTTTTTTTCACATCACATGTTGTTTTGAGTGGTCATTGTAAAGTTGGCAACGGATCGTTTTTTGGCGTCAACTCTACGATTCGAGATGGTGTGAAAATTGGAGAAAAATCCTTGGTATCTATGGGGGCTTTAATTACCAAAGATACGGATTCTTGTGGTGTTTATATGGGAGTTCCAGCTAAGAAAATAAAAACTATCGATGAAGTGGGTTAAGCAAGGAAATATATTTTCGCGTCGACATGCACAAGTTCCAACGGTTGATGTGCTCGGAAAGACTTGGCGTGTGTACTATGCTTCTAGAGATTCTAGAAATAGAAGTTATACTACATTTGTAGATTTAGATGCTGAGAACCCAAGACTCGTTTTGAATGATTTCAAAAAACCAATTTTGGATCTTGGAGCACCTGGGTGTTTTGATGACTGTGGTATAATGCCGAGTCATGTTATAAACATTGGTTCAGTTAAAAGAATGTATTATGTTGGATGGACCAAAAGACAGACGGTACCATATCACAATGGTATTGGTGTTGCCGAAAGTTATGACAATGGACTTACATATCACAAACTTTTTGATGGTCCTATCCTAACAACTACGGCGGAAGAACCATATTTTTGCGGAACATCATGGGTAATTTTCGATGAAGAAGATGTGACATTTAAAATGTATTACATGTCTACTACTGAGTGGAGAGAAGTGGATGGTAAAATGGAGCCTCGATATCATATTAAATATGCTGAAAGTATGGATGGTATCAAATGGGTTAGGGCTGGACACATTGCTGTCGATTATGCCAATGAAAATGAAGGTGGTCTGGTAAAGGCGACCATCTTACGCAAAAAACACTATCACATGTGGTTTTCTCATAGAAGCATAAACGATTATAGACGCAATAAAGATAATACATATAAGATAGGTTACGCTACTAGTGAGACGGGGTTTTACTGGGAACGTAACGACGCGCAGGCAGGAATATCTCTTGGAGAAAATTCCTGGGATGATGAAATGATTTGCTACCCACATGTATTTGAGCACAAAGGTAAAATACATATGTTGTATAATGGTAATGGTTTTGGAGCCACAGGTTTTGGCTGGGCTACGTTGGAGGACTTTAATGTCTGATTTTGTTAATGATTTTTTTAACTTTGTTGATGTTCATTCGGATGAATTTTGTGAAAATGGTTACGTGTTATTAAAACAAGTAATTGATGAAACAATATTAGATATAATACGTACAGATGCTCAAACAGTATTTATAAATGCAGCACAGCATTCTGATATCATAGATACTGAAGAGCTATGGGATGACTCTGAAAAATTTGAAGAAAACGTTACGAGTTGGATGACACAACTCTTTCAAAAAGATTTTGAGTATTTTCTCAATTGTGGAAAGCTTGTTCAAAATTTACCAGAGCTGCACAAATTGGGATCATCTGATGCGCTAACGAATGCGATGCTTTCAATTGGAAATTATTTTCCTGTCATTTGTACTAGACCAGTTCTATATTTCAATATGAAACAGTTAGCTAAGGATGAGGTGTTTTATAAAAGCCCACCACATCAAGATTGGAGAAGCATGCAGGGAAGTTTGAATTCAGCAATTGCCTGGGTTCCTCTTTGCAACATCGATGATGATATGGGACCACTAGAAATTATTCCAAAGAGTCACAAGTGGGGATTACAAGAGACAGTTGAAGACAAGTGGTTCCGACACATTGATGGACTGGACGATGATCAATTTGAAAAAGTTAATGTAGAAAAAGGCGATCTTCTTCTCTTCTCATCATTTTTGATTCATCGAAGCGGTAATAACACGTCCGACAAAATTAGGTGGTCCTGTCATTTTCGTTACAATGATGCAAGTGAACCAACATTCATGGAACGAAAGCTTCCAACTCCTTATGTTTATAAACCACAACAAGAGTTGATTACACCTGAGTTTCCTTCAGGTGAAGATATTAAAAGAATATTCACTCCAAGTAAAAAGAATTAAGCCATCCATATATATCTGATTTACTATAAGTCATCATTTGATGGATTATAGAAAGATAAGGAAAGTTTGATGGTATTTGTTTCATGTGAATAAATTTCAAGTCTATGTCGCCGAAATTTTTTTGGTCATATAAATGTTTTCCGCCGGGTGCATTGATGTAACATTTGGCGGATTTCTTTTTGCAAATGTCTATAATGCGTTTACTCCCATGTAAATCACTTGTTTCCAACTCTGAAGACTTTGTAATTTTAGTTGTGATATCTAGATAATCACAAATCATTTTGATGCCCAACTCATTGAGCTGGGCAATTGTTTTGCTATCTGAGTTCAAACAATCTGCCACCAAACTAAAAACTTTTACAAAGTATGGTGATCTTTTATAATTTAGGTCTATTGTTTTTAGTATTGAATTTTTCCATTTCCTGTCAGAATGAATATAAGTTTCATTTATTTTTTTGTTTTGACTTGGTTTGTTAATAGAACATGAAATGTATTTCGGTTCATTACCGATCAATATTTGATTTCGATGCACCCAGCCACGTTTGATATAGTTGACATCATCGTATAAAACAAATTCATCAACTGCGTTTATCATTTGAAAATACCCAATATATGGAAAGAAATATGGTTGCATTATAGCAAGTTTCAATTTATCCTCGCGAATTCTTTTATTGCGTTTATTATAGTTTCAATTTGATTTTTTGTCATAGAATCATTTAACGGAAAGTTTACTATTCTGTTGTAGATATCGTTTGCGATGATATCATCTTCCAATAGCGGTTTATAGTATTTGCCGGTTATTATTCCAAGATTAGTAAAATACATATTATCAACATTATTGTTGAATAATACTGGTAGGTTGCCATATACTATTCCATCACTATAATTAAATAAATTTATGTTATCAGGTATGTTGTTTATTATTTGACTCTGATTATAAATGTGCTTATCTTTGTTATATTTTTCGAGATGGGACAATATGTATGCGGCAGTTATATCGCTCATCTTGAAATTTGAAGACATAACATTAAAGTCTCTACTATGACGAAATCCGAAATTAGTTATCGACTCAACCGCTTCGTATTCATCTTTTGGTACAACTATGAAGCCACCTTCTCCGACACCAAGGTATTTGGTATGATGTAAGCTACCAAAACTATACTTTCCATAGTTACACATATTTCTACCATTTATGATAGATAGCGGTGAACTAGCATTATCAAATATGACAACTTTGTTTTTTAATGATGACCAATGTTCTATATTTGCATTTGACCCAAATGTATTTGTTATAATGATACCGTCATAATGATTACCAATATCAACAGGCAGTGTTTTCGTATCCGGATCTATTTTCTCGATGGAAACATCAAATGAATTTGATACAACTGATGATGGGAATGTGAACGATGGAGTAACCCATCGTAACTTACGTGCAGCATTTTGCTCTGCTAAAAACATCAAAACGTGTAATGCAGCTGTTCCGTTGGAAACGCATAGTATATCCTTATGATCGGAAAGTTCCAAAACATTACGAAGTTCATTTTCTAGCATCCGTTTTACCGGACCACCATTAGTAAAATGATTCAGTTTGTTAGAGATGGAAAGCAGTTTACTAACCCGTTGGTTTTTCCAATGTTTTTTAGCTACAAAGTTAATCATGTTCTACAAATATGCATTCTGTGCCATATATTTTGATGTTTCCAATTGTTTTAGCTAGTCATTTGGTAAGGTCTTCTAAGCCGGGGGAAATCCATGGTGGATTGTATCTTGCCAATTTTAACAATAAAAAATACGAATGTGTCATGGATTGGAGCGATCCAATAAATTGGCAAGGTCGTGGAGCAGATAGAGGTCTTCGCGGTGTATCTGTCGTTGATAAAAACACAATTTATGTACTTACATCACGCTCATTGCTTTTATTAGATGGCAAATTTAGAGTTGTTAAAAGATTTGAAAATGAATATCTTTTGTTTTGTCATGAAACTTGTAGATTCAATAACAAGTTATTTATAGCTTCTACAGGATATGACTCGATTATTTCATTCAATTTAAATACTAAGAAGTTTGATGAGGGGTTTTGTGTTCGTGGTAAACGATTGAAAATATTCAATCCAAATCAAAAGGGACAATTGAAAGATAATGACACGATGCATATCAACAACGTTTATGCTGATGAGCGAGGTATTTTCTTTTGTGGGACAAGTTTGGACAAGTTGTATCGTATAAAAAACAACAATGTTGAAATATACTGTAATTCTCCAAAAGGTACTCACAATTGTAGACCATTTAATAGTAGTGAGATAATATATAATGATACTAAAAGAAACTGTACCGTAATTCGTAAAAACGGTGGGGGCGGTGAGTTCAAATTTCCAATAAAAGCAATTCCTCGTCAAAACATGACTAGTCTTCAAGGTAATGATGCCATTGCAAAACAGCCATTTGCTCGCGGATTAGTTGTTGACAAAGGTTACATCATAAATGGTTCATCTCCAGCATTACTTTCTTGTTATGACATATCTAGCAAGAAAAAGGTTAAAGAGATAAAAATGTCTAACGACATTAGGGTTACCATTCATGGTATGGCGGTGTATGAGTGAAAGCTTTGATTCTCACATATGATCGTCAAATTTCTTTTGCAAATTTGGTAATAGAATCTTACAATCATTTATGGCCCGACAATGGTTTTGAGTGGATAGTACCATTCAATAATAAAAAACCAAACTTTACAACAACCAAAAATATAAATTTTATTCAATCTCCAAGTATGATTCGTTCCACCGTAGAACGATTGCTTCACGGTTTGCCAAATGATGAATTTGTATTTTGGGCTTTTGACGATGTATATCCTCGCAAAATTGCCGACATAGATACGTTAAAAGCATCTAGAGATTTGATATACAATGGTAAACCAAACAGGTTTGATTCTATTAGAATAGCTCATAGTATAGCAAACCCAAATGCTTGGAAAGGTGAAAAGGTTGATATCAATGGTACGAAGTACATTCATAAGAATGGTTTTGGTTCATTTTGGTTTCACCAATTCATAAATGTAAAAACACTGAAAAAGATATTTTTAAATAACAGGCTGAAACATAATTATTCTATTAGGCAGGTTAATTCGTTCCCACCACATAAAGTGTTCATGCCCACCAAAAAGATTTGTTTCTTTGGTGAGACAGCTAGACACTCAGCAATGACGAAAAACGCTTACGATGATTTGAAGAAATATGGTATAAAAATACCAAAAATACCATTTATGAAAACTGTAGTAATAGTTGACAATCATACTAAAGCTGGAAAAAACGAGCTACGTCTCGTAGCTCGTGGTCATAAACCACCGGTGATATCATGACAAATTTGAGAAAAATGAAGCTGCATATGCAAAGCCCGGTACAAATGTATTACCCAGAACCGGAGTTTTTTATAGAAAAGATAAAGAATAAAGAGAGTTTTTATTTCATTCGTTTTCAAATTGAATGGTGGTTGATATTGCGTTTTGGTCTCTGGGCCATGGGGTACAAGGACAAACCCGTTCCGAGGCATCTGTTCAAAGACAAACAGTTTCTAAAACGTTGGGGTAAAGAAGTTGTTAGGGCTTGGGATACAAAACGCAAGGGTAAAAAACGAAAATACAAATTTGATCCCAATGTATTTGCTGACTTGATTGAAATATCAGTTTCACCCAAACCTAAGGATTTTTACTTTGCATATAGTGATCGTGCATTTAGCAAGCACTTGCCGCCAAAAGCTTGGGATCATAGATGGAAGTGGACATCTGAATTTTTTCAACAATTGTTCCCGCCAGGTGAGATCAATTACTGTTCTTTAATATTTAGAAACTGGGCACAATCTGGCAAAATTCATAAAATAATGGAAAGTGTGAAAAATGAAAACGTCTTAATCATCGGACCTTATTATTATAAAAATTTTGCTAATAAACTCGGCTTCAAGAATGCTAAATACATAGAGATACATCATACACATGCTACTATAAATATAGATAAAAAACTAAAAGAGATTCGGCGTAAGCGTCAAGAATGGTTTGGCGATGAATATGTATTTGGATTGGTGGTTGGCGGGGCTGCTGGCGCATGGCTAATTCGAAACATGTATGGAATGAAAAATACATCTTTCATAGAGTTTGGCAGAGCTTTAGATGTTTACTACTATTATGATAAAGTTTATAAACAAATTCCACAATGGATTTGGGGAACATGGATGGAAAACCACAAACCCAAATGGGTTGCAGAGCACAAGGAGTTGATACGATGAGTTTAGTTATTGCTGCTATGGGTAGATGTGGTTCTACCATGCTTTTTTCTACACTAAAGAGAAAGTTTTACAAAGCCATATTTGAAAAAGATTTAGCATCATCGTATGCTGATGGTTTAATCATCAAGACTCACGACTTTGCACCTAAACAATTGAAAAACTGTAAAGTTATTTATCTATTTGGAGATCCTAGAAATATAGTTCTTTCAGCTCATACTAAAGGTAAAATTGATAGGAGAAGACATTATAGAAACATGCATGCTCCTTTCAAAGAAGAATTTTTGCAGAATGATACATTTGTAATTAAAGATACTTTGAGGCTGGAAGATAATTTTGATTCATGGTATAAAAAACAATCATTTCCTTTGTTGACTCTTAGATACGAAACTCTTTATGATAATCGAGACGTGTTGAAACAATTTTTGGGATTTCCTCCTATGTTGCCAAAACCCAGAAACAGAACGACGAACTGGGAAAAGTTTCCCAGAGCTAACAGGTTGGACAAAACATATGCAGGTCTTTTGAAAAAAATAGAAGAGGCTGAAGATGCAAAAATTTGGTAACGCTGATATATAAATAAGCATGCAAAATGCTATTATCACTGGTATAACTGGGCAAACCGGTTCATACCTAGCCAAAATTTTATTAGATAAAAATTACAAAGTGTATGGTGTTGTTAGAAGAAGTAGTAACTTCAATACTCAACGCATAGACGATGTCTATGACCACCATAATTTAGAGTTGGTATATGGAGACCTAGCTGATTATTCTTCGATTACCAGTATAGTAAATGATGTTAAACCGGATTTATTTTTCAACATGGCGGCAATGAGCCATGTGAGAGTATCATTCGACATTCCAGAATACACAATGGATGTTACTGGAACTGGTGTGATTAGATGTTTGGAAGCGATACGTCGCAATAGTCCTAATACACGTTTTTTGCAGGCATCATCATCCGAAATGTTTGGTAGCTCTCCACCTCCTCAAAATGAAGAAACTCCTTTTCATCCTCGTTCACCGTACGCCGTTGCAAAAGTTGCTGGATATCATGCTACTGTAAATTATAGAGAAGCATATGATATGTTTGCAAGCAATGCAATAAGTTACAATCATGAGAGTCCATTTCGAGGGGAGACATTTGTAACTCGTAAAATAACAAGAGCCGCTACTAGAATAAAATGTGGGTTACAAGATAAATTGTATCTTGGAAACTTATCGGCAAAAAGAGATTGGTCTCATGCTAAAGATGTTGCAAATGCCATGTATATGATTTTAACTTCTGATAAGCCAGATGATTATTGTATAGCTTCTGGTTATATGTACAGCGTCGAGGAATTTGTCGAGAAGGTATTTTCTAGTTTAGAGTTAAATTGGAAAGATTATGTAGAAATTGATCCTCGTTATTTTCGCCCGACTGAGGTTGATGCTTTGTGTGGAGATTCCAGTAAATTGCGAAAAAATCTAGGATGGGAACTGGAGTATGATTTTGATTCTCTGGTCAAAGAGATGGTTGATGAGGATATGAAATCTGCACAGAAAGAAAAACTCGTATTAGATTATGAGAAAGGTGACGGTTGAGATTACTGATAACTGGAAGTGGCGGATTTCTTGGTAAAAATGTCGTACCAAAATTTGCCAAAGAACAAAGTGTAACGCTATTGACACCTCGTAGCCGGGAACTCGATCTTCTCGACCAAAGCTCTACGATGGTGTATTTCGAGCGTGAGCGGCCTGATGTAGTTTTGCACATGGCGGCTGTTTGCGGTGGTATCAAAGCAAATATGAAAGCGCCCGCGGACTTCATTCATCTCAATTCAGAGATGACTATAAATATATTTAACGCAATTAAAAAATTTGATGTAAAATCTCTCTACACTTTAGGTTCAGTTTGCTCTTATCCTTGTCATACACCGGTTCCATTTAAAGAGAAAAACATTTGGAATGGTTATCCTGAAGCAACAAATGCTCCATATGGAATTGCAAAGAGATTGCAAATGGAGATGCAAAAGCAGTATGCAGATCAATATGGGTTGAAAGGTGCACATCTCATACCTGTTAACTTGTTTGGGCCTCAGGACCTATTCGATTTAGAAAATAGTCACGTTATTCCAGCTTTGATAAACAAATTCGTTACAGCTGTTAAAAATAACAAACAGTCTGTAGAGTTGTGGGGTAGTGGGCAGGCGACTAGAGAGTTTTTGTATGTCGAAGATTGTGCACATGCGCTTCATAAAGCTGTCATGCTAGAATTAGATTATCCAGAACCAATAAACCTCGGAACTGGAGAATCAATAAAAATAATTGATCTGGCAAATATAATAGCTGATATAGTAAAATATAGGGGTAATATAGTTACTACTGGTGATGTTAATGACGGGCAGCCTTTGAGGCAGCTCGACGTTTCACGTGCATATGAAACATTTGGTTTTCGTGCGCGAACCAGTTTGAGAGAAGGTTTGGAAAAAACCATAAAATGGTATGAGGAAAATTATGAGTGATGATAAAAATAAGACCTTGGCGGATAAATTGGCAGCTAAGATGCTTGAAAAGGACATTATAACAAAGTCAAAGTTTGAAGAGCAGGTTGTTGCTTTTTCTAGTTGGCCAAAAGAAACGTTGCAAAAAATTGAATCTTTTTTGTTTGACGGTAAGTCTAGTGATACCGGTGGAGTGGTAATCAATACAGGAACAGATGATAAAGATAAAGCATCTTTAAAAGTTTCTGATTCTGGTGCCACTGTAGAGGCCGACAAAATTGATTTTTTTACCATCAAATTTGATTCGGATGGAAACATAGTATCTAAATTTCCAGTTATGAGCAGGGAACAAGAATACAAGCTCATAGAGCGTTTCAAAAATGCATTAAGAGAACAACAAGAGTTACATTATGGTTCATCGGTTGAAGATGGCAGTTCTTTAAAAGATGTAGATATTCCAAAGCGTATAAAAAATTTGGTAAAAGATTCTTCTAGGAAGGCTGAGTTTAAAAATGATGACGAACTATATGATAAGTTTTCTTTAGCTGAGTTGAAAGATTTAAAAGAGAAACTTTCTTTAGCTGAGTTGAAAGGTTTAAAAGAGAAACTTTCTTTGAATGATTTGAAAGAGATGAAAGATCCTGAACTTACTGAAACGCCTCTTGGCGATGCTAAAAAATACTTGGGTGATAAATCTTATACGCTTAAAGATGTTGATGATGGTAGAGTTATCAAACGAACTCTCAATTGGGAGTCTGATGCCAAGTGGTTCAAAAATCAATACCCTGGAGCATTCAGACGTTCCGATAATGGTGTTGCAAAAACTAGTAGCGAAGCAGTTGCTGGTATCGCCATTAAACCCGGTGAGCCATCACGATATGTAGTTGTTAATGGTGAAAAGAAAAGGGAAATTAAACTAACGCCTGATAAAATGAAAGAGTCAAAATCGAAAACAATTGGTAAAAGCCGTGGTAGTTTGAGAAATGTTCAATCTGAAAGCGAATATAAAAAACGTGAAAATGAGCTAAAACAATCACTATCACAATGTGACGTTAAAGAGGTACAAGACGCTATTGATGACTTAAACCAAGTCGACCCTGTTCAAAAACATATTCAATCAGTATCAAACGGAAATAATCTTACTGATATTCTAGAAAGTGATGAAGACTTTAAAGATTTGTTGAAAGATTATTCATTTTTAGATGAGCAGAAAAATACAACTAATCTTTTAGAAAAGCTTGAAGAGAAGATTGTTGAAGCAACTCGTGTTGAACTAAAGGCGAAACGTGAGTTATTTTTGTTAAATCGTGCATTGGAAGCCTCTTATGTTGCGGCTGAAAAAGAACCAGTTACGCTTGAGTTGCCCAAGCCTGTTGAAGTAAAACCAACATCTAAACAGTTTTTGGATACTTTCAAAGACATAACTGAAAGCGTTTTGGGTAAAGAATATCATTCTGGAGATGATTGGGAAAAGATTTATAATAGAAACAGATTAAGGCATATCAGAAAATAATAGACTCAAGTAAATAATTAATGAGTAAGAAAAAGAAAATACTAGTAACTGGTTCGTGTGGTTTCATATTTAGTAACTTTATGCGATATGCAATCACACAACATGATGTGAATTACAAATTCATAAGCGTTGACAAAGTTAAAAGTTCACGTGTGATGTACAATGTATTCTCAAATAAAAATCACACGTTCCACATTGGTGATGTTGCGGATTCGCACTTCATGGATGTAGTATTTCAAGTTGAAGAACCTGATATAGTAATTCACGCGGCAGCTGAAAGTTTCGTGGATAGTTCTATAAAAAATGCGGACCCGTTTATTCATTCCAATGTTCGTGGAACACAAACTGTTATCGATGCTTGTGTAAAGTGGGGCGTGGAACGTTTAGTATATATTTCATCAGATGAGATATATGGACAACTAACTAGTGAAGACGATCCTCCATGGCCCGAAACTGCACCAATGAATCCACGAAATCCATATAGTGCAACAAAAGCCGCAGGAGAGTTGTTGGTCAAAGCGGCTCATCAAACACATGGATTGAATTATAATATAACTCGTTGTTGTAATAATTATGGTCCAAGACAAGATCCTGAAAAGTTTCTTCCAAAGATAATTAAATGTGTTATCAACAATGAAAAGATACCAGTTTATGGTCAAGGTAGACAGGTAAGAGATTGGCTATATGTAAGTGATAATTGTAGGGCTGTTCTTGATATATTAGAAAAAGGAGCTATAAACGAAACTTATAATATTGCAGCTAATCAAGAATATTCTAATATAGAAATCTGTCAACTAGTATGCAATGCGCTTGGTAAAGGACATGATTTGATTGAATTTGTCGAGGATAGACCAGGACATGACTTTCGTTATAGTGTTGATTGTACAAAATTGAAAGGTATCGGTTGGGAGCCTGAATTCAAGTTCAAACAGGGATTGGAAGAGACTGCCAAGTGGTATATAAATAACAAAAGTTGGTTTTTGAAGTGACCTTAAAAATGGAGAATGAATGTCAACAAAAAGTGAAAAAGTAAAATCTGATGAGTCTTTGGTTGATGATGTTTCTGACGAGAACATCGAGGTCAGCGATGATGACTTAGAACAGCAGAAAATGGAAAAGTTAAAAGCAAAATTAAAAGCAAAAGAAGACAGTGAAAAGAAAACAGAAGAGGGTACAGTGCCACCAAAAATAGTTGAGCCAAAAAAGCAAAGCATACGATTTGGAATTATCGGATCGGGTCAAGGTGGCTCCAGACTCGCAGAAGTATTTTATAAACTTGGTTATGATTCAATTGCTGTAAACACAGCTTCACAAGATTTACAAGGCATTGAAATGCCAGACTCCAATAAGCTTTTGCTTTCATATGGTCTGGGTGGTGCCGGCAAAGAGCTTGATATTGGATATGAGGCCGCTGAAGCTCATCGTGCGGCTATCAATGAGCTTGTCTATAACAAACTAAACGATGCAGAACTTTTGGTATTTTGCACCTCATTGGGTGGTGGTTCTGGTGCGGGTTCTGCTGAAGTTATCGTTGATATTTTATCCAAATTGGATCGTCCAGTTTGTGTAATTACCATTTTACCAATGAGCACGGATGACCCTCAAACTAAAGACAACGCAATCAAGACGTTGACAAAGTTTACAAATATGGTTAATTCTAGTGCAATTGATAATCTAATTGTTGTGGATAATGCAAGAATTGAAACTATATATAGTGATGTTGGTCCATTGAATTTCTTCAATGTTTCTAATAAAGCTATTGTTGAGCCAATTGATAAGTTCAATACCCTGTCTCACATGGCATCTTCAGTAAAGCCATTGGATCCAACTGAGTTTGGAAAATTATTTACCGATGGTCGCGGGTTGACTATTTACGGTATGATGAAGGTTTATGATTTTGAAGAAGATACAGCTATTGCTGAGGCGGTGGTCGAAAACATGAGCGGAAGCTTACTGGCAAGTGGTTTTGATTTAAAGCAGGCTCGTTATGCTGGGGCAATTTTTACAGCACCGCGCAGAGTATGGGATAAGATTCCAAATGCTAGTGTTAACTATGCAAAAAGTATGGTTAATGATGTTTGCGGAAATCCAATTGGAACGTTCCATGGAATCTATGAGGTAGATGATGATGAAGATTGTGTCCGAGTATACTCTATGTTTTCGGGTCTCGGTCTGCCCGATGACCGTATCAAACAGCTTCGAGAAGATGCTAAAGAACGCATGGCTCAGGCAGCTGAAAAGGATGAGCATCGCAAGTTGACATTGAAAATTGATGCTCAAGAAGAAACTGTTAGTGCAGCAGATGCTATAAAGAAAAAGATTGAGCGTAAAAAGAGCAAGTTTGGTAAGTTGCACAGTCGGGCTGTACAAGATAGACGAAAGAAGTAATTTGTCATGACTGTTACTATCATTCACGGTAGAAGCAGTTGCCAGGTGCGAGGGCTCGATGATTACGATATAATCAAAGAACTGGAAGAAGAGCTGTCGTTTGTGCTTCAAGGTGCTGAGCACATGAACCTTTTTAAAGGTTTTGAAAAGGACGGTAAATTCACGAAGTGGGACGGGGTTGTCAGCTTATTGAGCGGCAACCTTCGTTTTGCTCCGGGACTATTGTCACGAGTTGAAAGGTTTTTTCGAGAACGTGATATAGATTATGTCGTTGAGGACAACCGTCCGCGACTGACAACTGGACAAAGAATAGACATATTACCGAAGCTGAAGGCTAGTGGTAAAACGCCTTATCCTTATCAATTAGATGCAGTAAAAAAAGCTGTCTCTGTTGAGCGTGGAATTATTCGTATCGGAACTGGGGGCGGCAAAACTGTCGTAGCCGCCCTTATCGTAGCGGAGATTGGTAAGCCGGCAGTTGTTTATGTTATTGGCAAAGATCTCTTATATCAAATTCGATCTTTATTTCAGTCGTTGTTTGATGAGCCAATTGGAATCATTGGTGATGGCAAATGTGAGATTCACAGAATAAACATTGCAACGATTTGGTCGATAGGCACCGCTCTCGGGTTGCGCAAACAAAAACGGGTCGAGGGCGAGGAAAAAGAGAAGCCTCCTCCGAAGGAGCATCATAAAGATATCAAGAAAATGTTGGCTCATACTGGCGTTCACATTCTAGATGAATGTCATCTTGCAGCTTGTGATACGGTACAGGGTATTTTTAAAACAGTTTGTACCGAACATATTTACGGTATGAGCGCTTCTCCTTGGAGAGATGATGGTGCGGATCTCTTGATTGAGAATTATCTTGGGGAGAAGATTGTAGATATTGGGGCAAAATATCTTATAGATAACGGGTATTTGGTTAAACCAACGATACGATTTCTCCCAGTAAAACCTCATCCATATAAATCAACCAAAAGTTACAAGAGGATATACTCGCAATATATCGTAAATAATCCTCATAGAAATGCGATGGTTATAAAGGCCGCTCAGAGGCTCGTAGAACAGGGTTTCAAGACTTTGGTACTCTTTCACACCATAAGCCACGGAAAAGCTTTATATAATGAACTGTCCAAGACTATACCGTGTGAAATTCTAAGTGGAAAAGATAATTCTGACGAACGTGAGCGTGTGAAGAAGCGTTTGGAAGATGGGGAGATAAGTTTAGTACTTGCTTCTAAGATTTTCGATATTGGAGTTGATCTTCCCATCTTGAACGCACTCGTTACAGCTGGAGGCGGCAAGTCTTCCGTAAGAGCGCTTCAACGAATCGGTCGAGTAATCCGCCGCGCGCCGAATAAAGAAATGGCGGCTGTGATCGATTTTGCCGATCAAGCTCCATATTTGTTCTCGCATAGCGAGGCACGAAGAGATATTTACTCGCAGGAATTTGAAGTCAAATGGCCAAAAAAACAAGAACCTTAACACTCGTCCCCGATAAAGTAAAAAGGCCCAGCGGGCTCAAAAAAGATGGTACACCAAACTTACATTGGAAAAAGTTTGAAAACCGATTGCGCACTTACTCTAAAGTTCCGCTAGAAGATTGGAAAGAGACAGAAGTACTAGCCTATATTCTTGATCGTTACGAAAAAGAATACGAAATTAATTTTACATTGTCATATAGCGGACCACCAACCAAATGTGGTGAAATGTATTGCACACGGCGCATGATTGCAACTTTGGGAACTGAAGACCCAACCATTCTCAAAGAATACATAGATTGGGTCTATGATGATGTTATCAAAGTTCAAAAGTTACAACTTGAAAGTTTAGCCTTCTTTTTTACAGCTTCTCTTTGTAGAAAGTTCAAAACCGTTTACAGACAACGTAACAAGATTACAAAAGATACAAAGCTCAAAGATGAGTTTGTAAGTATCGTAACTGATAATGGTTTTGATGCCGAAACGTATGGAGACTTGGCATTTATGAAAATGGCCGTCGATACGGATTCAGAACGAGATGACGCTGAACAAATTACGATGTTACTCGATCAGCTGAAACAAAATGGATTGAATATAGATGTTTTAGATAGATTGGAATAATTATGACACCTAGTGAAAATGATCATGTAAAGATATTATTCAAAAATGGTGTAACATACAGCGGCATCGTTTTGTCCTGGTCGAAAGATGAAGCAGTTTTACGTGATTTTCACAGCAAGGATATTTCAATCATACACAATCCTCATATAAAAGCTCTTATTATAAAAATAGTAAGAGAAACGCCTGAAGAGGCAAAACAAATTTTTATCGATAAGCCGCTGGAGCTGGATGAACCAGAACGAGATCCTGGTCTTCGTGGAAAGAAATTGGCCGACTTGTATATGGCAAAGGCCGAAGCTGAGCGAGAACGTTTTCGTAAAAAAATGAATTCGTTTGATAATACAGGAGCACAGGAAGTAAATTATGCAATACCAACAAGCCTTCAAAAACCCACTTTTGAACATTCCGAAGACCAAAACTACAGCAATGATTCAGAAGGTAATCAACTCTTTTCCGGAAGCGAATGGTTTAAAGATTAGTGATGGATTGCCTGATGAGTGCCTTGTCGCAATTGATGGGTTGAATCGTTATGCTGAGGCAAACATACCCGTTGATTATTGGTTTTTGGATATGGAAGAGTTTAAGGGCGATTCCAATATAAAGAAGCATTACGATAATATCACATCAGATTTTCGCAAGTCTTATGTTGATGGTATTCGCTACTGTTTCGCAGGTAAGCACGGGCGTGGTAAGACGATGGTTTGCGCGTGTGTTCTCAAAAAGGCTGTTGAAAAAGGTTACAGTGGACTTTACACAACTTTAAGTGACATAGTTGCTTTGATGGCATCACATGATGCTGATGGTAAGTATACAGCAAGACAAGATTTATTGCAAGTAGACTTTCTCGTTATTGATGAATTCGACCCTCGTTTCATGGGTTCTACAAATTCTGCTGATTTGTTTGGTAGAATTTTGGAATCAATTATCAGAGGTAGATTACAGAACAGAATGCCTACTATGCTTTGTACAAATAGTAAAGACGCAACATCAGCGTTTAGTGGTCCTCTCAAAGAGAGCATAGGAAGTTTGATGTATATGTTCAAAATAGTTCCGGTTCTAGGGAAGGATTTTAGAAAGGTTGATTGATGAGCGATGAAATTGATTTGAGAATATTCCGAACGATGATATCGGAGAGAAGCAAAGGGGTAGAGTTTGCTCTAACATATGATCATGACATGTTTTCTCCGGACTATCAACTCGTTGCAAAAATGTGTATCGAGTATTTGAGAAAATATAGGGAAAGCCCTACTAAACGAACATTATCGGAATTTGCTGGAAGATCATATAAGCCGCGCATAGAGGAAGTTTGGGGAAAAGCAGAGGAAATTGATTATAGCGACAAAGAATTTGTATTCGATTTAAACAGACTCAAGTCCCGATATGAACAATTCATCATAAAAAAGATTTCGGATATAAGTGCTAACCCTGGAGAAAACGCAGAACGTGATATCAAGCTTTTGCTTCAAAAACTGAAAACTGTTAAAGATGGTCGCAAGTTTATTCAAAAAACAGTTTCAGAAGGGTTGGACCAAGCTTCGCACGATTACGATCTCAAAAAGAAAAATCCGAAGTCAAACAAGAAAATACCTTGTGGCTTTTCGGCAATTGACTTTGCCATGTCTGGCGGTCTTGCTCCGGGTGAGTTGTTTGTCGTTGGTGGAGAGACTGGTTCTGGTAAGTCCATGTTTCTGTTGAACATGGCAATTCAAATATGGTTACAGGGAAACTCGATAGATACACCACCCGATGAAATGGTGGAGGGAAAGAATGTAACTTATTATAGTTTGGAAATGCCTTGGGAAGAATGTTTTGGAAGGCTCATTGCAAGATTGGCTCAAGTTCCAGAGGAAGATTATTCCAATGGTGATTTGAATATAGATCAAGAAATGCGCGTGGATAAAGCAAAGGCATTTATTGAAAATTATCATTGGCAATTTGAAATTGTAGATATGCCACGAGGTATGACTCCTGATGAATTGGAATTGCGGCACGAGGATGCAAACTTGAAATATGAGCCGCACGTCGTAGCTGTTGATTATCTGACCCTGATGAATTTGCCATCCAGCGAACAAGATTGGCTCAAAATGGGCACGTTGGCTGGAGCGTTGCATGAATTTGCGCGCGCAAACAAGGTCATTGCCTTGAGTGGTGTTCAATTGAATGATGTTCAAAGAGGTGAAAAGAAAGATATCAAGAAAAAGGGAGAGAAGGGTGTGTTGGTTGGTGGTCATAGAATTGGACGTTCGAGTCAAATGCTTCACCATATCAACGCTTTCGTTCAAATAGAAACACGCCCTGATGAAGATATGTATGGAGATTTCAAATTTCACTACATCAAAAACCGTCGTGGTCCAAAACCACAGAACTGTACTTTGAAAAAGAATTTTACCAACAGTACTCTTACAGATATTCCATATGTCTATAAAAAGCAAGAAACTAGCGATAATTCCGCATATAATGACGATCAAGATGATAATCTAAACAATGATATTTCTGAAAGTTTCAAAAAAGTAAAAGTAAAGATAGATAAAGATGAGCAAGAACCCGAATAACAAAGATGTTGCAGAAGCAATTAGGGTTGAAGTGAATGAGGAAACTGATGACATGTTCATAGTTTTTAAGGTTGTTGATAATCACTTCAAACAAAAAATACGAGATCACTGGTTGGATGATTCTATAGAGTTGAAAGTTACGGGAAGAAAAACTCTCGAAGAAATTGATTCTACCTAAGGAGAAACATGCCCATATACGAACACGGTTGTAGCAAATGCAATTATACATGGGAAGACATTTATAAAATGTCTGACCCAGTTCCATCCAAGTGTCCAAAGTGCAAGAAAAACAATTGTGTCAAAAGACTGATTTCTGATTGTATAGTAAAGGTTGAACTTTCTGGTCGAGAGTTATTCAACAAAAACTGGCAAGAAGGAAAAAAGATGCTTAGAGATGCACAAAAAGATGAAAATCTTGCAGCCAATTTAGTTGGTGAAGAAAAGTATCACAAACAAGAATTGGCAAAAAATAAAAAGTGACGAACTCTGAGAGAGACAGAATTATCAATATATTGCGTGAGATTTTATTCGTTGATGATATCGAAATAAAAGATTGTGCAATAGAATCTCTCATAGATATGTTACAAGATTTGGAAACTAAGGATATGAATGAAAAGATTGACGGAGACTGAGGCGAATGAAATTCTACAGAAATTAGTTGATCTTCGCAATAAACGTGATAGCTGTAAACGTAAGACTTCCAATAAGTGGAAGTTGCTCAATGAACAATATACGAAATATGAAGGATATTGTTTAAAGAAGTTTGATTACTTGGTTGTAAGCAAAACAAAAAAATACTCTAGATTTGCTAATTATAAAGACTTACAACAGGATGGTCGGCTTGCATTGATGTTGGCATTGAGAAGTTTCGATTTGGAAAAGGGAAGTTTCTTTTGGTGGGCGGAAAAATATATACAGACCAAAATCAGTCGAGAGGCCAATCGACACAGCACTATAAAGATCCCGATAAAGCAGACGAAAAATTTTCAACCGTTCAAAGTTAGCGATATGCCAGTCATCATAGATGATGAACCTGATGCTTTTGAAACAATTGAGAATAATCAATTAAAAGAGTCTGTTAACAGGGCAATTGATAAGCTGCCAGAAGATCAAAGGCAAATTATCAAACTTAATGGCATAAAGTCATATTCGATAAGTAAAATTGCTCGAGAGATGAAAATTGCTCGTCCTACATGCATAAAATTGCTACAAGAAGCAAAACAAAATTTAAAGAACAACTTGGAAAATGCTCGCTACTGCGAGATGGAAAACCAGAACATTTAATAGGAGTTTAGTATGGGAACCGATGACGCTCGCGATCCTGAGGGACAGGTGTCCCCAAATTATTCATACTCAGAGGCTTATAATGCTTCACTTGAATATTTTCATGGTAATGATTTAGCTGCAAAAGTTTTTGTTGATAAGTATGCGGTTCGTGATAAAAACGATCGGTTCGTAGAGAAAACTCCCGATGATATGCATTTGAGACTTGCGCAAGAATTTGCACGAGTCGATGAGAGCTATGGTATGGATTATGAAAAAAGTTTTAATGATACCTATAACGCTATCAAAAACTTTTCCAGAATAGTTCCACAAGGTTCTCCCATGGCTGCCGTGGGTAACTCTCATCAACTGATGAGTGCAAGTAATTGTGTTGTTGTAGAGAGTCCAGATGATAGTATTGCTGGAATTTTTCGTACAGCTACAGAACTTGCTCAGCTTTACAAAAGACGTTGCGGAGTTGGAACGGACATCAGCACTTTACGTCCTGATGGAATGCAGGTAAACAACGCAGCGCGCACAACCAGTGGTGCATGGAGCTTTGCCGATTTTTTTAGTTATGTAACTAGAATGATTGGGCAGTGTATTGCGAAGGGGGAGCGTGTCCTAACCAAAGATGGTCTAAAAGCTATTGAAGATGTATCTTCCCAGGATTCAGTTTGGACCAAAAAAGGATGGGTGAGTGTCACTCGTTTGGTGAATAATGGAACGAAAAACATACTGAAGCTCCAGACCTCGGAAGGGTTCTCCATTCGAGCATCCAAAGATCATGTTTTCTTGACAGAAGATGACGGAACTCTTCTTGAGAAGAAGTTGGGTGATTTTGAACCAGGGGATTCAATCGTTTTGATTCCTGGTAACTTTATTACAAAGCCCAATCAGGAATTGATTCCACCAAAATATATAAAGAAGTTACATAACAATTCCAACAAACTTAATGAAGATGTATTTACACCTCTGAAGCTAAATGATGATTTAGCATATCTTCTCGGACAAATGTATGGTGATGGTAGTGTTGAATATGATAAGTTTGGAGAACCAACTGTTATTTCAATTGCTTGTTCTCATGGTCACCCTCTGATTAGAGAGAAGGTGTGTAATATAGTCAGGTCTTTGTTTGGGTATGAACCGGTCGTAAAACCCGGCGATGGCGCAGTAGATAAGGTTGAAATTCATAGCAAGGTAATCTGTCATTGGTTACAGCTCAATGGAATCCTAAAGAGTCTTTCTAGTGATATTCGCGTGCCATCTAGTATTATCTCTAGCCCATCATCTGTTCAGATGTCTTTTTTGGCTGGGTTTTTTGATGCAGATGGTACAAATGGAAGGTCTAAGAAGGGGTATGCTTTTAATACTACCTCATTGCCTTTTGCACGTGATCTGCAAGTTCTGTTAATGGCAAACGGGATTGTTAGTAAGCGACATGAAGAAGACAGATCCCATAACGGTTGGAAGACGCTTTATTCAGTTATGGTTACCGGAACACATGCGCAAGAAGAGTTAATTCAACATCTTGAAGGTGGAGTATTTGGAGCTGTAAAGATATACGAGAAGTTTATTTCCAAGCGGGATAACTGCCTCACACCTTACAAGGCCAAAACACTTGGAGTTAGTCACAATAAGTATTCTTATATCCCGGATAACTCACAATATGTATCAGCTAGCGCATACAATAAGTTGAAAAAAGCGGAAGAGAACTGTGCAAATGATGAGTTGTTAATAACTGCTTCGATTCAATCAATTGTTGAGGATGGAGAAGAGGAGACGTTTGATCTTGTGCTTCCAGAAGAGCATCTCTTCTGGTGCGAAGGATTTTATGTTCATAACAGCGGCAGGCGTGGCGCTCTCATGATCACTATGGATGTACATCATCCAGACATTGTCAAGTTTTCAACCATGAAACAAGACTTGACGAAAGTTACCGGCGCAAATGTTTCAGTTCGCTTGAGTAACGAATTCTTACAGGCTGTAGAAAACGGTAGTACTTATGAACAAAGGTGGCCATGCGAAGGGACACCTGTTTATAGTAAACAAGTTGATGCATGTACAGTTTGGAAAACCATCATTGATTCGGCAACAAACACAGCAGAACCAGGGCTAATTATTTGGGATAATATGCTGAATAATTTGCCTGCGCATTGCTATCCAGAATTCAAAACTATAAGTACGAATCCTTGTAGTGAAATTGCTCTGAGCGCATATGATAGTTGTCGTTTAATTAGTCTAAATTTAACCGCATATGTTAAAAATCCATTTGAATTATCATCGAGCTTTGATTGGGATCTCTTTGTCAAAGATGTTCAATTAGCTATGAGAATGGCTGATAACTTGGTTGACATAGAATTAGGATTAATTTCTAAAATTATAGATATTTGTAAAGATGACGATGAAAAAGCTCTTTGGCAAAAGTTACGAGATGCTGGTGCAAATGGTAGAAGAACGGGTCTCGGCACTCATGGTCTTGCAGATTGCTTGGCTATGTTGTGTTTAAAATATGATTCTGATCAGGCGGTTCAAATGGTTGATGCTATATATGAAAGGCTTAGAAATACTGCATATGAGACTAGTACCTTTCTAGCTGAAACCCGAGGGCCATTTCCTTTGTTTGATTATGAGAAAGAAAAGAATTGTAATTTTATCAAAAGATTGCCCGTTCACATATTGGATCAAATGAAGAAACATGGGCGCAGAAATATTGCAATTCTAACACAAGCTCCTACTGGTAGCATTTCACTTTTGAGTAAAGTTGGATGCTTTAATAGATACAGTGTTTCGTCTGGAGTTGAATCAGTATGGCGACTCATGATGACGCGAAGAAAAAAGATTAATTCTGGAGATGATGATGTCCGTGTTGACTTTGTCGATCAGCTTGGTGATAAGTGGCAAGAATTTGATGTTTTCCATAACAATGTATTAAATTACTTGGATGTCAAAGGTCATGATGTAACACCCGATGATATCGTTTCTGGAAAATATACATTGCCATCGTTTTTTGTTACCAGTGATCAAATTGATTGGAAACAAAGAATTGCCATTCAAGCAGCCGAGCAGCAATATATAGATCATTCTATCAGCTCAACTATCAACTTGCCGAAAAATACTAGCTCAGCGGTTGTTGGTGAGTTGTACTTAAGTGCCTGGAAAAAGGGTTTAAAAGGTGTTACGGTTTATGTAGATGGTTGTAGAGATGGTGTTTTGATTTCCAAAGAGGATGAAAAAGATGAACAAGTTGATACTCCCACGTTAAATGCTCCACGCCGACCGGAAACTCTCATTTCCGAAACTCACAAAATCAAGGTTGATTTTGGCGATGGTGAGTTGAAAAACACATATATTACCGTTTCGTTCTTTCCAGAATCTAGACGCCCATATGAGATTTTTATTCAAGCGCCACATCAGTGTTTGTCAGACGAAAAAGACCTTCAGATATTGGAACTGACTGCAAGAAATACAAGTATGAATTTGCGACACGGAGTGCCAATTCTATATATTTGTGAGCAGTTGGATAAGGTTGGTGGCCAATATATTTTCTCTATTCCTACCAATGTAAGTAGGATACTAAGAAAGTATATAAATGAACCTGAAGAAAACGTAACTTCCACAGATATGGAACGGCATGATTTACCAGGGGCTATGAAGTGTCCTAGTTGCAGTGCTAGAACATATATTCTTTCAGAAGGATGTGGTACTTGCTCGTCCTGTGGATATTCAGGTTGTTCATGATATGCCTGAATATAGTGTTTACATAGATAAAGAAGATGCTTTTGCCGCTGAAGAAGAGGAAAGGGATCGTTTCATACGAGACACGCTAATTCAGATGGGTCTTCCAATAGAAGAAATATGGGAAGAAGAATCATTGTCAGTAGAAGAAAAAATAGAACTTCGTAAAGTATTGAGAAAGTTTGATGTAGAAATTATAACTGATAATGATAGATGTTTTGAAATTTACTATAATAAAGAAGTTGTTAGCAGGTGGTATAAACCTAGATTTATTTTGCGTCGAGACATGTCTGAAATCAGACCATCGAAGCAGATATATTATGAAATGATCGTCCAATACGAAAGTATGTTTGACGAAGACCATCAAGAGGAAGAAGATGAGTGAAGAAAATAGTGAAGATAAAGATGTGGAACGCATCAAACCAGAAGACCTTTTCAAACTAAAGGAAATGGAATCAGATGTAAAACTACTGGTTACTCAAGCAGAACTTGCCGCAGCGCAGGCTAAGAATGCTGATTTGGCAAGAGCGTCATTCATATCTCATATATTTATCAAATATGGTATGTCATTTGGAGATACTTTCGAGCCGGATGGTAAAATTGTCAGACAGCAAAAAGACTCAGATGAAGAGTCGACACCGTTAAAGAAGCGAACTTCCAAAAAAGTAACTGACAAAAAGTAAGGAAAACAATGAAAATAACTGATAGTGTAGAATCAATATCCGCATTGGTTTTGGTTAGAAATCATTTAGAGGTGTTAGGCCAAAACAGGAACCGTTCCAACCCAAACGAATATAAACAAATACGTGAGTTTATCAGACAAGCAGATAAAGTCATTATTGAAAGTTGTATTGGTGAAGTTGATGAGGGAATTCAGTTCTCTGATGTTTCTAGAAATTATATCACAGTCTCACCAACTGTAAGAGTTATGGAAGATGACTCCGATGACGATAGTGTATTAGAATACGATCATGAAACGATTGCAGAATTGCAAACCAAGATGCGAAAGTATAAGATAAACAAAATCGTTGAAGATTCAGAGGTTGATGATTTAGTTAAAATTGATAAAATCACAGAACCCATAAATGTTGATGAGAAAAAGGCGTCTGAGAAGACACCAAAGAAGACTACGAAAAAGGCTGCGAAGAAAAAGTCTTCAAAAAAGAAAGCTTCAAAGAAGAAGAGTAAGACTGATGAACAAAAAGAGCTTGACGAAATAGCTAAAAAAGTAGCAGCTGCGAAGAAAGAAGTTGCAACTCGTAAGGAAAACACGGGAACGGGCACGTTTTCACCCCTTCACCATGTAGAAGAATGAATTTTTCAACAAGAAGTGAGTTAATAAATCTAAAAGATGAACAATGGCTTCGTCGGCAAAAAGTTGCTGGTGAAACTGTTGCTGCCGTGTTGAAACGATGTGGAGAGTTAATCAACTCTGAGTCAAAACTTTCTTTACAATATCTGAATGAAGAAGCTGATTTTCTCATTCGTTCTCGCGATTGCACACCGACATTTTTGAATTACAAAGGCGGTGGCAACATTCCGTTTCCAGGGTCCGTTTGTACTTCGGTAAATGAAAATGTTGTTCATGGTATTCCAAATGATTATGTTTTGAAACATGGTGATTTGATAACTATCGATTTGGGTGCAACGTATGAGGGAGCAATAGCTGATGCCGCATATACATTTGTATATGGTGAAACCGCACCTATTGTGGTGGATATGTTGAAGATGTGTCAGGGTTCGCTTCATGCCGCAATAGATGCTGTAAAAGTTGGTAATAGGCTTGGTAAAGTATCTCACGCGATACATTCTCACGTAAAAAATTCTTCCTATGGTCTCATCATTCAATATGGTGGACATGGTATCGATTATAATAAACCACATGCAAGTCCATTTGTTGCAAATAAAGGTAGGCCCGATGAAGGCATTCGTATTCAAAATGGCCTTGCAATTGCAATTGAACCAATGTTAACTCTTCTTAAAGATACATCTACCAAAGTTTTGGATGATAATTGGACGGTAAAGGCCAGCTCTTTGAGCTGTCACTTCGAACATTCAGTTTTTGTTTGGAAAGATGAAGCTATAATAATAACCGATCACGGTATGAAATATGATTAATGATTCTAAAGAAAACTATTTGATGGGTCTGATACTAGATGGTTCTACCAAGGTAGGAACATATGATGTTTATAACTCATTTCCAGAGCGTGGCATATTAAGCAATGTTGAAATTAATTATATATATATTAATGTTGCTATAAATATGACAAAGAGAAAGCTGAGAGTTATGCAAGCTGTAACATCATCACCTGATAAAGAGCATGATGCTTTTGTTAGAATAAAAGAGGTTCAGAAAAATTTTGGGTGTTACCATTTGAATTTTGATAATATATTTTATTCTGAACCAACTACAAAGTGTGGAAACGTTCGTTTGATGGGGTTTTACAAAGAGGGTTTGCATGCGAATTGATTTCGAAGATGGTGGCTATATAGAGTTTACCCGCAGTAAAGAGCCAAAAAAATACTTCATTATCGTTGCAGCTAAAGATGTTAGTAGCGGTGATGTTCAAATTAACAGTGCGGATGTAACAGATGATGAATTTCAGAAGCTCATATCGGAATTTACTGATAAAATCATCGTAGAACCAGTAAAGAAAAAAGCTACGAAGAAAAAAGCAAAGAAGAAAACAGCAAGGAAAAAGACTACTAAAAAGAAAACAACGGCAAAGAAAATGGCAAAAGAAAAAGTCGAGAAGGTGTCGAATTCGATTCATTTAGACGAAGAAGATATTCTTCAAGATAAATTAGGAGATATAGATGAACAAAACGACGGTACAAAAGACATTGAGCAGGGTTAATGCTCGTCAGTTTACGAATCAGACGCAAAAGGTTGCCTTCAAGCTTTTGAAGGCCACTGGTGAGTGGGTTTCAATAGGAGATTTGGGGCGTGTAGCTGGTAGCCCAGCTGCAAGAGTGCGCGATTTGCGCAAGGATCAATTTGGCAATTTCCCGGTTGAATGTTGCTCAGCAACGGAGCTTTCTAAACGTGGAGGCAATCACAAATTCTTTTATAGAATTCCAGTTGGAAAGATTAAAAAAGATCAGTTAACAACTCTTTTTAGATCCAGCGTCTAAGTAAAATACTTATCATTCTCAAAATCCCGCCTTTGGCGGGATTTTTTTTGTCTTCGTAAAAGCCCCTGATGGCGCTGCATAATACGAGATATACAGTGTACTTACTAACTCGAGGACAAATTGAGCTTCACTGTATATCCAAACGCTATTGACGGCTCAGATCAGCTACCAGTTGTTACAGACAACGTAACACCGGTAAAAGCTGAAGTTGTCAATAGATATAGAGATGCCATAATAGCAATTGAATCTGAGCTTGGTATAGAGCCATCTGGAACTTATACCACAGTTCGCGCACGTCTTGATGCCCTTGAAGGGCTGATAGGGCAAATCGGAACCGATTCTGGTAAAATTGCAGCCGTTTTAGACGAAGGCTCCATTGTTAGAACAAATGTTAGCCGTTTAAACTTCAAAGGAAGTGCAGTTACTGCAACCGCATCTGGAACTGCCGGCCAAGTCGATATAACGATAACTGGTACTGGCGGTGGTGGCGGAACTATCGTTCAAGAACAAGAAACTATTGCTGTTACCATTCTTGGACAAACTATTTTTGTACTTACCCAAAGTCCCGCTGATGCAACAGCTGTGCAAATGTATGTCAATGGACAAAAGCAAGAGTATGGCTCAGATTATACGGCACTTGGAACTACGATAACATATGCTGGCAGTTTAACGCTCCAAACTACCGATATTGTTGAGTTTTGGTACATCGTTTCCGGAGGTGGCGGCGGTGGAGGCGGCGGTGGTGAAGACCTAGCCACCACATTGACGCTTGGTAATGCAACGGGTGGTACAGATATAATTTTAAATGGTGGCTCTAACATCAATGCTGCTGGTAGCACTATTACATTAGATGATGATACTGATGTAAATGGTAATTTAGAAGTTACTGGTAAGCTTACCGTTACTGGTCTCATCGATCCAACTGGAATGGTTTTTGATGAGCAGGCAACGGTACCTGGCGGCGCGCCAGGTGCAGCAAAGGGAACCATTTGGGTAAGAAATGATGCACCAAATGTTTTGATATTTACTGATGACAGCGGTACTGATAATGAGCTGGCATTTGTATCTGCATTTAGCCCAACACTTGCAAATGTTTTGAGCAATGGTAGTATTACTGGTGGAACAGATATTACATTAACATCGGGTGATGAAGTTGTTGCCGCTGCTGGTTCTGGAAGTAATGGCGCAGATGCTGTTTTGAGAGGTGGAGCTGCTTCAGGAGCGTTTCAGGGTGGAGATGCATCCGTCATCGGTGGTTCAGCGGCCTCTGGAACAGCCGGTCAGGTAAGCATAACGGGCGGATTGTCTGTAAGTGGCACGGGTGGTGATGTAGTTATAACATCTGGATTTGGTACGAGCACGGCAGGGGCTATCAGTTTTGTTGATGGAAATGCTGGAACACACGCATCATTTCCCGCGGCAGATGCCGGACATTTTCAGTTTGATTCAGCTGTTACCGCACGTATTACACAAGAACAATCTTCTGGAACATCAAATGGTGGTGACTTGACGGTTACGGCCCAACAAGGTGGAAGTGGTGGTGGCGCAAGGGCCGGTGGAGATTTATTGCTTAATGGTGGTAATGGAGTTTCTGGCGGTGATGGTGGTGATATTCAGCTTACAGCTGGCAGTGGCGCTTCATCTGGAGCAATATTGTTGAATAATGATACAACTATTTCTGGCAAACTGACAGTTACTGGATTGATTGATCCAACCGGAATGGTTTTTGATGAACAAGCAACTGTTCCGGGAGGAGCACCAGGCTCTGCAAAGGGAACCATTTGGGTTAGAAATGATAGTCCTAATGTTCTAATGTTTACAGATGATGCTGGAACTGATTTTGAAATAATTCAACAATCAGCTAATCAAGAGATATCATTTAGCCTAGTAGGTGTTTTTAGCGGAGCAGCTGTACCCGGAACATTCGAGTCACCATATCACATGTTGTCAGCTAGAACTATTTCGAGTGTTAGTTTGATAAGAAGAGTTGCTGGTGACTCTGGAACTACTAGGGTTGATGTATTGAAAAACGGAGTAAGCATTTTTGCAAATGACGCAGTGAAACCACAAGTAACATCAGCCTCTGGCGATGAGTCAATAAGTACAAAAAACACATTTACCAGTTCATCTTTTTCAATCAATGATATTTTAGATATAGAATTAGAAACTGCCGAAACTGGTGGTGCACAAGATTTGAGAGTTATAGTGAGGTTTTCATAATGGCTACTATTTTTAGGGCTTTGGGTCCGAGAACACAGTTAAATTTCCCAGTTAGAACTGCGATTATCTATTCCGGTGATGTTGATTATTCTAACATTCCGGCTGATTCATTTAGCGTAGAGTTTTCCTCTGGAGGAGTGGTAACGGTAACATTGAGCCCTCCTTATTCTGATGTTAATGATTTGGCATCAGACATACAATCACAAATAGATTCACAAGCTGGCGCTGGTGTTGGTCAATGCACACAAGTATTAGATTCTATATTTTTGAGAGACGTAGCAAACCAATCAGTTGAAGTAAGTGGAATGACTAATGATTTGTTTCAAATATTGCCGTTACCAAATGTATCGGTTGATATTTCTACTTCTCCAATAACAGAAATACCATGTGCTACTAACAATCAAGATATAGCAAGTTTTTTTAACATTGCATTAAACACTTTTTCAAATTTATATGAAATACCGGCCGGAGCGAATGAATTAACAATTTGGTCTCAGGTAACTGATAATGACGGTGAAATGGACGGATATCAACAATCAGCATTTTACTCTGTAAATTGGACAAACGGAACCGATGGCTATATTACCGATGGTTATCTGAGTGAATCTTTTAGGGATAGTATTGTAAATACAACGCAATATCCTTTAGATGGCAATGACCCTGTTCAAAGTGCAATATTTTATCCAAGGCCAGTTGGTTTAAATGTTACAACGTCTGTAAAATCTGATGGTGTTACAACTGCTAATGATGTTGTAAAAATTCCAATACCAATGGGTGCAACTGGTATGTATATAAATGTACTTGGATATGGACAAAACTCAACAGGTGGCTCTGGTAAAACAGCCAATCCATTAACTATAAGTTTTACTATAACTTCTGGTACTAGGTGATAAATGGTACAGACTAGAAAAGAACAAATAAATATACTTAGGGCTTTCTGGAGTAAATACACATATACTGCTACAGGTGGTGCTTCGTCTGACAACATTGCCGGCGCAACGTTGAATGCTGCAAGTGTAACCGGAACCGATGGTGGTGAAACGTCTACGCCTACCCGCGGTATCGTTACAACAGGAGCATCAAACCTCGTTCGATTGCGAACTGAAAGTGACGGATATTATATTTTTGATAATACCAATGATTTAATATTTGGACGTTTAACTTATAGTGCTCCAAACTATGTTGTAAGTTATTATAAAATTTCTGGAGGTTCAGAAATTTCAACCACATTGCCTGGTAGCATTGGCGATGTAGAAATGCTTTATCCAGAGGTAATGAACTTTGGAGAAATACCGGCAAATGCTCATATAATTGATGAAGCTGGGTTCGGTTTTCAAGATACCGCCATTGGTGGTGGAGGTGGTGGAGGAGGTGGCGGATCTCTTACGCCGCCAAACGATCCAGCCGATGATAATAAAGTAGCTTATGCATCAGGTGGAGACCTTGCTTATGCAACAAATGTATTAACAGATGGATCATCTTATGTATCTATTGGTGCAACCCCTGCATCGGGTGGTCAATTAAGGTTAGCAAATACAGCGACAATTACAGCAAGAGATAATGGAGATAGTGCGGATTTAACATTAATAGATAGTGGAACTAATGATTATGTAAGAGTTGGTGGCGATGGTTCTAATGTCCTTGGGGCGTCTCTTTACAGTAATAGTTCCGAGATTTTTAGAGTTCAATCCGCTGGTGTAACAATTCAAAACACCAGTTTAATGCAATTTTCTGGATCTAGCTCCAACAATCCAACGATAAGACAAGCAAATACGGGCTCAGGTGATGGTGATACATTTACAATTCAGGCTCAGAATGCTACTGGTGGTGGAACAGATGGTGGTGATTTAGTACTTAATTCCGGAACTGGCACAAATGATGATGGATATGTATATATACAAAATGGCGGCACCGATACTATGGAAATCGGTTCTGGTAATGTTACAATTAACGGAAAACTAACTGTTACTGGTCTAATCGATCCTACCGGTCTTCAATTAGACCCACAAGGTTCTTCACCGGCCAATAACTCAATTTGGATTGAAAATACATCACCAACTGTTTTAAAATTTACAAATAATGCAGGCTCGACTATAACATTGGGTTCAGGGGGAGGATTGACGCCTCCAAACGATCCGGCTGATGATAATAAAGTTTCTTATGCATCTGGCGGCGATCTTGCTTATGCTACGAATGTGTTTACTGACGGATCTTATGTATCTATTGGTGCAACCACTGCAACTGCTGGTAGTTTGAGACTTGCTAATGCCGGATCTATTACCGCAAGAAACAACGCCGATAGTGCTGATGTGTCGTTGATTACTCTGAACTCATCTGACCAAACGGAAATACAGGGCGCTACTACGATTGTTGATGATGATTACGTTTCGATTGCTGGTGGAGTTGGTACGGTTGCTAGTACTGGCGAATTACGATTGCCTTATAAGGCTGTATCGAGTAACGGTGGTATCTTCTTCAGAAACAGTAGTGATAGTGACGACATTCAGGCGTTATCAGCTGGACCATCTAACCGATTGTATTTGGGCGGACAAGGCTCGCAAGGGATTACGTTTATTAATGGCACACCACAGATAACTTTCATGTTAAACGGAACAGTCAAGGCAACACTTTCATCTGTGGGAAATTCTGGACTTAAGTTATTTGATGAGAATATATACTTTGATAATGCGGCGGTGAACCCAATTGTTTGGCAGGAAGACATAGCTACAGGAAGCACCAATGGTCAGCCGCTAACGATCCAAGCTCAGAATGCAACGGGAACAACCTCGGACGGCGGAAACCTTGTTCTTACATCAGGTACAGGTACATCAGAAGACGGTTACGTATATATACAAAATGGTGGAACTGATATCATGGAGATTGGTTCTGGGAATGTAACAATTAATGGAAAATTAACTGTTACTGGTCTAATCGATCCTACTGGTCTTCAGTTAGATCCTCAGGGTTCATCTCCCGCAAACAATACAATTTGGATTTCAAATGATAGTCCAACAGAACTTAAGTTTACAGATAGTTCAGGATCTACAACGACATTGGGTTCTGGGGGAGGATTGACGCCTCCAAACGATCCTGCTGATGATGGAAAACTTGCCTATGCATCCGGTGGTGATCTTGTTTATTCTAGTATAACTACAGATGGTGATGATTTAGCTTTTGCTAGTACAAATGGCTCGCCACAACTTTCACAAGCCGATATTGCTGGTAGTGATGCTACTGATTTGTTGGTACAGGCTCAATCTGCTACTGGTTCTGCTGTTTCTGGTGGTAATTTACTTTTACGTGGTGGTACTGGTGGTAGTTCTGGTACTGGCGGTGATTGTAGTGGTGGCGGTGTTACATTAATAGGCAGAGATGGTTTTGCTCCTGGTGGTAACGTTGCCAGTGATGGTGGTGGAATATCATTGCTTGCTGGCGATGGTGATGCTGTTGGAGCAGGTTCAATTGGAGCAAATGGTCGAGGTGGTTCTATAGAGATAACTGCCGGTGACTCTACAACATCTGGTACATTAAGCGCAGGCGTTAAGGGTGGAGATATAAATGTATCATCTGGAGACGGTGTTGCTGGTACTGGCCAATCTGGCAATGGTGGTGATATTGACATCAATACAGGATTTGGAGATGTTAATGGATCTGGTGGAGACTTTACAGTATCTTGTGGAGAAGGTGGAAGCAACGGTGACGGTGGTGTAATGATATTTACTGCCGGTAATGGTGGTTTATCTGGTGGTGCTGGCGGTTCTGTAACATTAAATGGAGGAACCGGACAAAATACAAATGGTGCTGGTGGTAGTATATTTATAAATTCTGGACCTGCTGGTGGTGTAGGTGCAAGTGATGGTATTATTGCCCTTGATGTAGATGATTCAGGTTCTAGTGATGCTGAGATACAGCTACGTATTCAGGGTACTACTTGGATGTATTTAACATCTAATAGAAATTCTAGAAATGAAATACTATTTAGCAATTCAGTTACAAATCCAACAATTGCTGTTGAAACTGTTTCAGGGTCTAGTGCGGAAACGCTTTCCATATTAGGTCAAGCTGTTACCGGTTCTGGTGATCTTTCTGGTGGTAGTGTTAATATAACGGCTACTAGTGCATCATCTTCATCATCAGGTGCATCATCAACTGGTGGTAGTGTTAATGTTACATGTGGAGATGGTAGTTCCTCTGGAAATGTTAAAAGTAATGGTGGAGATTTTACAGTAACTGCTGGAGACGGATCTATTCGTTCCAATGGAAGTATTGGAACCGATACGGGTCGAGGTGGTAATATAACGTTAAATGCTGGCGATGCTACTAATCCTGGTACATTATTTTCTGGTGCTCCAGGAGGTTTTGTTTCAATTAATGCTGGTGATGGAACGGCTGGTACTGGACAATCTGGCTCTGGAGGAACGGTAATTATAACATCTGGAGCTGGTTCTGTTAATGGATCTGGTGGTACATTGTCACTAACCGCTGGCGATGGTGGTTCATCTGGTGATGGTGGAAGTATTGAAATCATAGGTGGTGATACTAACGGAGCAAGTAATATTGGTGGTAATATTGATATTACGGCCGGTGCTAACTCTGACAATAATGATGGTGGTGGAGTTATCACCATTACTGGCGGATCCGGTGATTCGGCAGCAAATGGTGGTCAAGTTAATATTATTGGTGGTGAACAAACTGGTATTGGTGCTTCTGTTAATATTACGGGTGGAGCATCTAGTTCTAGTGGTAACGCTGGTGATGTCAATTTAACCGGTGGAACACCAACTTCTGGTGCGGGTGGAGATATAAGGCTTACATCTGCTTCAGGAGCCGGTACCAATCAAAATGCTGGAAATATAATATTACAATTAGGATCTGGTACTGGAACTGGAAATAACGGAGTTGTATATTTGGAAACAGCATCTGGTATCGTTATGACTGAATCTGCTACCGCTCCGAGCAACTCACTGGTTGGTTCTGCTACTAAAGGAACTTTGTGGGTAAGAGATGATAGTCCTTGCGTGTTAATTTTCACAGATGATGCTGGAACTGATCATGTAATTGCATTTTCGCCATAAAATAAATTTGTTTGATATATAGCCATTTAGATAATTTTGTAAGGAGAATTATGTCTAAAAAATGTAAACTAAAGGTTCCTGAAACTGTAACAATAATCAATCAACTAACCGACGAACCAGTTATGTTGGTGGATGAAGAAGGTAATCAAAAACCATATACTATTTCATTTTATACTTTTGTAGTAGCTAACATATTGAAAGACCCAAAGTTTGGTGAAAACGCTGTGACGGTCATTCAAGCGGTAGACGTGCGAAATGCCTTGAAAGATGCCGAGCCAAGTGCTACGGTGGAGATTGATGGAGAAGCGGCTGAATTGATGAAGGAAGTTGTCAAGAAGCCAAATCAGCCTTATAATCCAGAAACGGCCATGTCTTTGACATCATATTTCAAGGCCATTTTGGATATGGAATGATTTAAATGAAAATACCGAGACTTTTGAGGGAGGCGGCAAAAGTTGCTGCTTCCGGAAGTCCTGATCGTAATTACTATGTTGGATGCATTGCTAAGCGTGCCGATGGTGCACTCGTGCAATCTTGTAATGGTAAAAATATAGAACAAACACCGGATATCCATGCGGAAGCGCGTGTTTTGCGTAAGGCTGGTTATGGTGCTACCTTGTATGTTGCCCGAGTAACTAGAGAAACTAGCGAATGGCGCAAGGCTAAGCCTTGTAAAACATGTCAAATTATAATACGCAACCGTAACGTTGTCAAGGTGTACTATACTATTTCAGAAAGTGAATATGGTGTGTGGATACCTGAATAATTCCGCATTTCTTTATGCGGAATTTAGATGTCTATAAGTATGCGGATTTATATTATCGTTTAGCACAACAGGTTGAGATTTCTCAACCTGACGCGCTTTCAATATTATATAAAGCAGGATTGTTGCCATTAGCTGGAATACCTTCTTCCAGTGAAGCGCCTCAAACGGATTTCAACCATCCTGTAATTCAAAAATATATCATACCTGCAATAATGAAAGTGGGTGCTAGCGGTACGTTGAGTTTCAACGTAGTTGCAAAGCCGGATGGCAGTGCTGTGCTTACTGTGAGTGGCGGTCAAAATGCAAATAAACTTGCAAATGTATTAAAGCCTTTAGAGCAAAAAATGACAGCAGCTTTGAAAGGTGCTAGATACAGCGCAGCAACTCCGGTAGATGTTATAAATTGGCAGGTTATCATTGAGTGATGATTTACAAAAGTTTAATGAATTTGCAGATGGGTTGAGAAAATATAATTCAAATCTGAAAATCAAATATAAAAATGAATCTTTACTGATGAAAGTAATAGATAAGTTATTGTTTTTTAATAAAACATTTATGACTGACTTTACTACAACCATTGGTAATACAGTATACTTTCCAGATAGAACGTTTGTTGAAGAAAAATCAATATCGGCAAGAAATACTTTAGCACATGAATTTGTTCATACTGAACAAATTAATAAGTACACATCTATAATATTTTCCTTTTTATACTTTTTTCCACAATCACTCTCGTTATTTGTAATCATATTTTTATGTTTTGGCACATGGGTTCCTGCTCTGATTACACTGTTAGCTCTTGCACCAATTCCAGCTTATTTTCGTATGAAATTCGAGTTGGAAGGGTATCAAATGACACTTTTCATGATTAACGAAACCATGAAAGAATACGGATATGGAACCTCTCGAAGGCGAGAAAAATTGTTAAAAATCGCAATAGAAATAAGCAGAATGTTTTTTGTTAATTCCACATATTATTTCATGTGGCCATTTGGCGTAGAGTCGCAACTAACTGAAACAGTAGAAAAAATTCTCAATGGTGATATATTAAAAACCAGTGAGGCTTATGAAAAAGTGTTAGACGCACTGTATTCGTGAATTCCAACTGTTTAGTTAGTTATGGCAGACAATATATATGATATAGGCATAGTGGGTGCAGGTGTTGGAGGTGCCTTTGCAGCATTACGTTTAGCAGAAAAACACAACGCAAAAACTATACTTTTTGATTTGGGCCGACCTCCTGGTAAACGTCGTCGTCCATTAGAAGGATGGTTCGGTTGTTTTCCAACTGGAGATGGTAAAGTTTACAATGATGATATAGATGATGTTTTGGAAGTGACTGATGGTAGAAGAGCCAAAGCTATAAACAAATGGGTTAAAAAACATTTGGCCGAAATTCATCCGGGTAAGATAATTAAATCTAAAAAACCTTCAAGCATCATTTTAAATAAATTCAAAGACGCTGGATTTGACTTTAGAAAAAGAGACTATGTTCAATGGAAACCAGACAGCATTCATTTATTAGCACGTTCTGTTGCTGAACAAATTGAAGACGGTAAAAATGTAGATTTTAGTTTTGATAATGAAGTGTTTACAATAATAAAAAAGAATGGTTGTTTTCACATATCATCAGAAGGCGGCGAGTTCATTTGTAAAAAAGTAATACTTGCAGTTGGTCGTAGTGGTTGGAGATGGGTTAATAAACTATATCGTGATTTTGGTATATTAACTAATGATAACTATGCTCGTTATGGAATATTCATCGAGTTACCAGCACAATACTTGCGCAATTTTAACAAGTCACATTGTGTATTTAAACGTGATGACGTAACTATCGGTCCGATAAGTTGGGGTGGTTCTATAATTCAAGAGGATCATGCAAACATGACAACAGCTGCGTTCCGTTCTAACGAAGATAGATGGAAGACTGATAAGGTATTTTTCTCTGTAATCGGTAATCGTTATATAGAAGATTGTGGATGCGCTGAAACTGATAGGTTGAGTAAATTATCATTTCTTCTTTTTGAAGATAGAGTTGGTCGAGAGAAAGTCAAAGATTTTATCAACGGTCAGAGCCAGCTAAATTTAATTGAAGAGTTTAATTGGTTTTCTGATATTTTTAATGAACTTGATACATATATTCCAAATTTGATAAAGCGTGGTTATTATCACTCACCAGCATTTAATCCTTTGATGAATCATATACGGATCGGTTCCAATTTGGAAACAGAAGTTGATGGTTTTTTTGTAATTGGTGAGTGTGCTAATCAAATGGGAATTGCAGCAGCTGCAATTACAGGTGGTATAGCAGCCGAAAGTTGTGTAAAATGAAAGACAAATATTCAACTAATAACGAATACTCAATAGACGAAGGATCTTCGCGAATGCTGAATGGTTCTCTTCGCCAAAAAACGGACTTGTTTGATGATGACAGCTATGTTCCCAATAAAATGATTCGGGCAAGAGCAGTTCCACTTCCAGGAAACAGCGTTGATTGGGAAATAATAGAAAACAACAATATTGTGATGACATTAAAAGGTGTTAGGTTTTCTAAAAAAGAGCGTGAGTATTTGAAAACATACGATGGTATGATGTTCATCATAGAAGGGTATAAAAAAGGATGGAAGTCGATAGCGGAGTTCAAAAGACAGTTGAAAAAGCAACTATAAAATATGAAGGCACCATCAGCAGACAAAACAGAACGTTCATAGTATTTTCCAATGAACGAGGAGAGATGGTGCAGATTCCCGTAGAATCTAATGTTGCAAGTATGATTACCTTATATTTGGAACGTTTATCGTGTGGTTCCAAAATCGTCGAGAGGGGCAACGTAGAAGACTCTCTTTGACGCACACGTTACGCAAGGAGAATGAATGAATCGTGTAATCTATTGTTGTGACACAGAAACTACCGGTTTAGATGCCGATAAGAACGATGTGATTGAGGTTTCGTTTTGGCGTTCATCTGATAACGATCAAAAGACATGGTTCCTTACACCATTAGCACCAATGAACATTGAAGACAAAGCTCTCAAAATAAATGGTCACAAAAAGGAAGATATCCTTCACAAAACTGCCAAGGGGCGTGAGACTTATCGCGAGCCAGATGAAGTTCTAGCAGAAATAGAGTGTTGGATCATGACCGATGGTGTTGCAATTGAGGATCGCGTATTCATGGGACAAAACCCAGACTTCGACCTCAATTTCTTGAGAAAAACATGGGCTAAAGTTGGATGTGAAGATACCTTTCCATTTGGAAGAATGTATCTCGATACGATACAACTTGCTACATTCATAGATGTTTGCTTGGACAAAAAACGTCCATATTATAATCTATCTGCGCTGGTAAAAGATTTTGGCATTACAAAACTCAAGGCTCACAGAGCAGAGGATGATGTCAAGATGACCCGAGATTTGTTTATGAAAATTATGGACTCATTAAAGCCAGCCATAATCGAAGCATTTGGATGAAAATACTTTACGGTGCTGGAAATACATTAGGCTCCAACATACAGTTGGGTCGTTTTATGTCTGTAACGACGCATGACGTACGTGTAGCGGCTCATGCTAAAAATCATCAACATGTCAAACGAATTGATTGGTCACTGAACGCAGTTTTTAATGAAAAACCAAAATCGGCTGAGCTTAAAAACATAGATAATCTTGATGATATTTTGTCAAATTATGATGCTCTATTTTGGATGGTAGAGGATATCGAACGCTGGGATCCGGATTTGGTGATTAGTGATGGTGAGTTTTTGGTTACACATATTGCAAAGTTCTTAAAGAAAGAGCTTTGGTCTGTAAGCCCATTGCACGTTGTTGACGGTGTGTTACCATGGCCAAAGGGATTTTGGTCATGGGCTACCAAACAACGAAACGAAGTAAAAAAACTTTTCAAATCTTTTGCTGAACCAGATAAAAAGTATTTGCTTACTCCGTGGGATTTGGAAAACATCAAAGGTTTTAGTACACTTCGACCATATACTAAAGATGTTGAACGTGTATCTGGTTTGGATGATAAGCTTGAAATGCAATGGTTTAAAAAACTAATGAGTGAAACTGAAGCGTGTTTCAACAATGGTTGTAACTCTTATATAGCAGACGCTCACGTATCGAGAAGAAATCAAATTATAGTTGCACAACCTTTAGATTTGGAATCGGCAGTTTGCGGGCGTGTGGCTGAGGGTATCCAAGAAGCATTGGTTGGTGGTGATTTTTCTGATAATGAACTCAACTATGAATTGTATTCGTCTAGACTAAGAGAGTTCAAATTTCGTGATATTTTGGAGATGTGGCCGAGAAAACTTTTACATGAGGAAATTGAAAGAATATGTTAGAAGTAATGCCAAAAAAAGTATGTTTTGATATAGGTAATGTTTTAACCTATTTAAAACTTGATGCGTTTACAAATGCTCTAATGGAACTGGGACACATTGAACACAGAGAAGAGGGTGATTTGTTCATGCGCGGTATTCAAGCCGGTTGTGACATTGGCATCTTCAATGTTAAAGAATCAGTATTGAGCTACTTCAGAGAAGTGTCTCATGATGATCTGGAAAAGTTAAATAGTGTATGGTTAGACTCAGTTACTCCGTGTCCGGAAATGGGATTGCTGTTGGCCAACCTCAAAGAGCAAGGCTTCGAGATTTATCTACTAAGTAACATCGGATGGGAACACGCTAAGCACGTTCGCAAGTTCTATGGCTTTGATTTATGTAAAGAACATTTTAGCTGCGAAGTTGGTGCACGCAAACCATCAAAACTATTCTTTAGTTCATTCATCAACGAGAATCCAGATTTTCGTGGTGTAAAGTATTTTGATGATTTGAAAGATAATGTGAAAATGGCGGTTAGGTATGGATTGGATGCGGAAGTGTTCGACATCAATGACTTTTCTTGTGGCGAGGACGCGGCCGATTACTTAGAGCAAAAAATTCTAGGCTGCTAGCAATTTTTGTGCTATGGTCAGTAGCTTTGGTTCCAGTCTCCCAAAAAACTGCGCCACATATAGGGTAGTGACCTTCCAGCTGTGATGTGAGCGTTACCATCACCACCGGGAATTTCATAGACGTGAAATCCACCTTTGGAAGCTCCTGATTTTGGAGCAACGTTCCAACGAAAAAGTTCAGGATTCATTTCTTTTCTCTGCATATCCAAAGACTTGAGCAGATAGTTTGCTGTTTGAGTTGTAGATGTAAAACTTTGAGGTTTCACACCAGTGTGCATCACAACAAACTTTTTGTTTGGATCTTTTGATGCTTTTCTAGCGTAATTAACCCATGGTTTCATCCCGGCAGAATTATTACGTGTGCTATGATGCATGCCGTCAGCTACGATAACAGCATCAGGTTCTTTGACCAATTGGTCGACCTTGCCAAGTGCAACCGATGTTGGACCATAACCACCGCTGAAGCTGCTAAAACCAAGCTTACCCAGCTTTGCATTTGGATTTTCTTGTTTGAGTTTATTTATGATAGTACTTACAGCATTATTTATGAATTTAGGGTTACCAAGCACATATGCACTTTTACCACCACCAAGTCCTTTGCCATCGGCATAGACTATAACTGTGTTGATGCCGGCTGTCGAAGGTGGCGCTTTTTTTAGATCGGTACTGCCAACCCAACGAAACTGAAACATGATATTTACTTCTCCGTTCGGTCCAAACGGATCCTTTGGAACGACAGCGCCGGCACTAGCAAACTTTGCCCCAGTTGGAATTGGAATCATCTGAGCATAGTCAATTTTTTTCTCTTCCATTTCTTGTTCTGGAGCAACTTGTTTCAGTTTGCTTCTAACAAAATTCTCAACAATTCCCATACTTTGAGCAATTTTACGCAACTCCATCTTTCTAGAATTCATATCCATAAAGATATGTAGTTTTATTGCCTCGAAGATGTCGAGAAGGCTGTTAAATCAAACCATCAATTTTGATGGAAAAAGATATAATTGAAAGCTTATTAGATCCTGGCTTTTACATTGATTTAGCAAAAGATGGTAAAGTCTTAATTTGTTGTCATCAATGTAAAGTTCCATTAGATTTGAAAGAAATTGAGAGTGGTAATTGTAATGTTTGTCATGTTGATTTAAACTGGGATGAAATTATCATTAGGTCAACTGACACTTTACCCAATTGTTGAAAGCATAGCATGCCTAAGACACAAAGTCAACCGCAAATTTCAGACGGTAATTATGAAGTTAAGAAGGTTAATGAATTAAACTTCTTTGACTTATCAGGATCCAAAGCAAAAACGAAAGGTACATCCAATAAGATGTACCATGCTGAGCTTCAAGTTGAAAAGGATGGAAGTAAAGCTCAGATTTTTACTATGTATGGTCCAACAGGATCGGTACAGAAAAAAGAGTGGCGTTGGTTTGATGATGTAGCAGTTGCTGAAAAGGAATATGAAAAAATTCTAAAAAGCAAACGTAAAAAAGGATATAAAGATATCGATGTTGCTCAGCGTTCTTTGGGTTCAAACGGTGCGAAACAGATAACTAAATCTGTTGAGTTGAAAAATGCTGAGCATCTGAAAAAAGAAACTAAATCTCTACTAACACCGGGGCAGCGTAGGCTCGTCGAAATCTACTTTGGTAGTCAGGCGCAGTTCGTTGCAGAAACCCTCAAATGCCCTCTAGGTCAATTGACAAACAATCAAATTGACGACGGTCGTGCTTGTCTAGATACAGCAAAGAATATCGTTAACGCTGCCCAAAAGAAAAAGAATGGTTTGTCTAAACTTGACAAAGAAAAATTATTGGATGTTACCAATGATTTTTATGGTTTGATTCCTCATAACCTCGGTGCCGGTGCACGCGGACAACTAACCAATCTTCTTTTGGATGATCTTACAAAGATTATGAAGAAAGAGGATGACCTTGACACTTTGTTGGATGCAAAGATTGTTGGTGCCAAGCTAAATGAGAACAATACGCTTGATGCTAAGTATAAAACATTAAGTGCTGACATTGAAGAAGTTGAAGCTGGTACGAAACTTTTTAACTTTTTATCGAGTTATTTCTTGGAAACAAAAGTTGATATGCATGGCTTTAAGTCTTCCAAAGTAAAAAGTATTTGGAAGGTTCGTCGGCATGGCGAATGGGAAATTTTTGAATCGAATGCTTCTCAAATTGCTGAAGAGTGTGGCAAGCATACATTTTTCGATGAAACCAAAAAGCTTAGTAATTTTAGAAGTTCAAAATGGATTCCAAAGAAAAGGCCCGACCTGGATAAAAAAGAGTTGGAACTTTTGGAAAGTTCCAATACGTGGTTGTGTTGGCATGGTACACGCTCAGCTAACTTAGCCGGTATTACAACCAGAGGTCTTTTAGTTCGACCATCTGGAGCTATTCACACAGGTTCGATGTTTGGTGATGGTAAGTATTATGCATGGCAATCTACAAAATCACTAAACTATTGTGATGGTGGTTATTATACTGGTGGCAAAGTTAAAAAGAATGCCCGATTTATGTTTTTGCTCGATGTTGCCCTTGGCAATTTGCATTTAGCAAAATGTTCGCGCTTTTATAAAAAGCCACCTGATGGTTGCCATTCAGTATATGGTAAAGCACATTACTCGGGTGTGTATAATGATGAAATGATTACTTATGATTTCAATTCTAAAGATTCTCAATCGAGAATTCGATATTTGTTTGAAATTATAGATTGAAAGGAAACAAAATGAAACTAGAACCGTTAAGAGAACAAATCCTAATTCTACCACAAGCTCAGGAGGAAAAGACTGAGAGTGGTATCATCATTCCAACTACAATTAAGGAAAACAATGTATTTGGAGACGTTGTTGCCACAGGACCCGGACACCTATTAGAAAGTGGTGAGGTTGTACCACTTGCTGTAAAGGTTGGTGACACAGTTCTTCTCGATAGAAGAGGTGTTAGTGAGGTTAAGGTTGACGGTGTTGTTCACTACCTCACACGTGAGCAAAATATACTCGGGAAAGTTTCTAAGTGAAACCAATTGTTGATGGTCTTACATTTGATGATGTTTTACTAGTGCCGAGGCATAGTAAAATTAGGTCTAGATCAGAGGTTGATCTAACAACAAATATTGGTTCCATAGAGCTTGAGCTGCCCATCATCAGCGCTAATATGAAAACGGTAACCGGGTCAGAAATGGCCCGTGCCATGAAAAATTGTGGTGGGTTCGGTATATTGCACCGTTTTTGGTCTGATTATAAAAAAGAAAATGCTAAAATCATATTTGATCAATGTACTTACAGTACAACACCAGCACACATAGGTGTTAGTGTTGGGCTTGATGATAATGATTTTTGGGAAGAATATGTTGCTAGATATGGTGATGTAACCGATCAGAACGGATTTTTTCCGAGAGTCATTTGCGTTGACGTTGCTCATGCTGACAATGAGCATTGTTTGAACTGGGTATCTCAACTTCGTGAACGTATAGATCAGTTAAAAGCTAAACCTGTATTGATGGTTGGTAACGTATCAACTGGAGATGGAGCTTGGAACGTTTACAATGCTGGGGCTGATTGTATAAAGGTCGGTCAAGGCAGCGGCAGTCTCTGTTCCACTCGTATAGAAACAGGAAATGGCGTGCCTCAACTTACAGCTTTGATGGAGGTAAAAGACCGCATCGATAATAAAATTTCTATTATATCAGATGGTGGTATTCGTACCGCTGGTGATATCGTCAAAGCCCTTTGTTTTGCTGATGCTGTAATGGTTGGAAATTTGCTTGCGGGTACAGATTGTGCTCCAGGTGATGTAATTACCATACATGGTAGACAGTACAAAACATACGTTGGTAGTTCTACACACAAAACGAATCACGTAGAGGGCGTAAGAGGTCTTGTACCAGTTGATATACCTACAGCTGAAAAACTCAGAATTCTTTCTGAAGGAATTAAAAGTGGTCTCTCTTACCAAGGCGTAAAAAACTTGAAGGATTTACAAAAAGTTGCACAATTTGTTCGTATATCTAACTCTGGACTTGTTGAAAGTAAACCACACGATGTATTTGGAGTGTAAATGCTTACAATAATACTTCCAATATTAATTGCAATATTTATTGGAAAATGGTCAGAAGAGGGGATATTCGCTCTTATCTCTTTTTTCTTTTCAAGCATGGTAATATTAATAGCAGTATCTATTACCATCAAACATAACAATAATTATGTTGTAATATCAAAGTATGAAATAGTTCCAGTAATGGTTGGTGATAAAACAAGTATAATTCAAGAATCAAAACATGGAGATCGGGATGGGTATACATTTGTCATTAAAGACAATGATGATACTCAACAATTATCTTTAAACAAAGAAGTTGTTAATGTTACATTTAATTGTGAACAAAACATGTATATCTTAACTCAAGATGTATTTTCACAATGGTTGGCACTCCATATTCCGGCAACTAGTCATGAGTTATGTGTCAAAGGGGTTGAATAATGGAAGTCTATAAGAAAATGATAGAGGAAGTATTAATGTATGGTACGCGAAAAGAAAACCGTACAGGTGTTGATACACTATCAACATTCAACTTCAACTATGAACTTTGTTGGGACTCACAGATGTTTCCAATGTTTCCAAGAGGAGTACATCCCAATCAAAATACATATATGTTGAACGGTGGTAATTTAGTACAACTTCCAATTCCACTTTTAACCACAAAAGATATCTCATGGAAAAACATTGTTGTAGAGATGTTGTGGTTTTTAAGTGGTTCGACAAATATTGAAATTCTAAAACGTCACAAGTGTCGCTTTTGGGATCCATGGGTTGATGAAACCGGACAGGTTCCCAGTGCCTATGGTAATTTTTGGAGAAACTTTCCGGTTCATAAAAAGCTAGATGGAAAAACGCCAAGGGCCCAGTCAATGGGTACAGATGTTGAAACGGGCTTCAACGATCAATTGGCCTGGGTTGTTGATCAGTTGCGCAATAATCCCATGAGTCGTCGGCTCGTGGTTTCAGCGTGGGCTCCAGGCAATGCGCAAACAAGCAAATTGCCACCATGTCACCTTTTATTTGTTTTCAATGTTCAAAATATCGAAGAATCTTTGGATTCCTGGGCATCACGTGCTGTTCGATACAGAGTTACTGATAAAGAAACAATTAGCAAAATGCTTGGTGATGGCATTACTGGACGAGAAGCTTTAAAGCAACTTCTTACCACTGCTAAGTTCGAGCCTCATAGAGAATCACGTTTGTGCTTGCATTTAACACAGCGCAGCTGTGATTTGGCTCTCGGAGTGCCTTACAATATGGCTAGTTATGGTTTACTTTTGCTAATCATGAGTCATTTGACCGGAATACGACCCGGCATCTTTGCGCATACGTTATTGGATTTACATGTTTATACATCCAAATTTGATGGCTCGATGGCAGAGTACGATCATGTTCCTGGTCTTCAGGAACAGCTTAAAAGAACACCAAAACAGCTTCCGCTTGTTCAAATAAACTCAAATATCACAGAGCTGAGTGATATTGAAGCTTTAATGGATAAAAGTGTTTCCACAGATGAGATTTTGGAAAACTTCAAACTTACAAATTATGATCCACATCCTGCTATAAAGTTTAAGGTTGCTGTATGAAAGTAGGCAATAGATTATTGTTTGCTGCTGATTCTAACGGATTAATAGGTATTAGAAATAAAGAAACTGGTAAAACAAAACTTCCATGGCACTATAAAGATGACTTAAGTTTATTTAAATCATTTACCATGAATCATACTATAATTATGGGAAGAGTAACATGGGAGTCTTTACCAAAGATATTGCCACACAGAAAACATGTAGTTATAACTCGTAATAAAGATTACTCTGTTGATGATGATAGAGTTACAATTGTAAATTCTATTTATGATGCAATTGTTGGTGATGATAACTGGATTATAGGTGGTGCTGAAATCTTTGAACTAGCTATAAACTCTAAACTGGTAGATGGGGCGAATGTTACATGGGTGCCCAATGCAATCGTACCAGATGGGTTTGAAGGTATCTATGTTGATACAAAACGTTTATTGGCTCCCTTTGAACACATGGATACTTATGAAAAAGGTGAGTTGCTTCACGATATATTTGATCTTCAAGAGGAAAAGGTATTAAATTGACAATTCACCCTTTTGACAAGCTACCAACTTCTTTTCCGTTGATTTTCAACGGGTCAACCCATGCTCCATCCACCTTCACTTGATAGTGTAAATGTGGAAAATACCTTGCATTACCGGTGTCACCCAGTGTTCCAATAACAGTATTGTTATCTACCTTATCGCCAGGTGACACATTGATTGAATCCAAATGAGCATAATAAGCTGATACTTTGCCATCTTCATGGTGAGTAGTGACCCAGTTGCCACCCTTCTTTGCACCAGTGCCGGTACGTGCTACAACGCCAGGACCAATTGCATATACTTCACTACCTCTCGGTTGTTTCAGGTCCAATCCAAAATGGCCGGCAGCATGTGTTTTGGTGGGAACACCAGGATGATGTCTACTTACTAATTTAGAATCACCCTTCAAAGGTGATTGATAAGCTGTATTTTGCGATGGTTCTTCATATTGTGACATCTCTGTGCCACTAGGGTTTTTGCCCCATAACATACGTACTATCGACTCATATTCTCGTAGAACATCGTCGAGAGTTCCTGATTTCTTATACATAATAGTATACATTTTGATTAGTTATGGCAAAAGAAGATAATACACCAGTAGACCAAAAAAGTTGGTATTTAGTACAGGTTCATGGCATTGCGCCCGTCTATGCAGAGTATAGAATCTTTGCAAAAGATGAGGAAGAAGCATTGGAAATTGTTGAAAGCAACCGTTTCAAGATAAATCTAAATGGTCCGCCGAAGCCTGATATGCTTCATTTTAAAAAGAAAATGGTTAAGATTAAAGACCTGTTTACAGGTATGATAAACTTTATGCGTAACTTCTAGTCGAGCACGCTCTGTTTCCCATGCTCTTGATGCATGGGAAATATAAATTACTACATACTAGATACAGAAACTACCGGTTTAAAAGCTGGATATCATGAGGTAAATCAGATATCCATTATCAATTTTCAAACAAACAAACAGTCTACTGTAAATATTGCGGTGGCATATCCCATGAGGGCCAACCCCGAAGCGTTGAAAATACAGAATAAGACAAAGTATGATTTGAAAGATGGTATAGATAGAGATTCTGCGGTAAAGAAAATCTCTGAGTTTATAGAAACTGATGGCTCGAGGCCCGGAGAGCGGTGTATAGTTGGACACAACGTTGCATTTGACAGAAGATTCGTACATGCTACTTGGGAGGCATCGGGTGTAAAGTTTCCGGCCGATTTATGGCTTTGTACTAAAAGCTTTACCAAAAGAATTGCTGATAAAAGAGGAATGGTAAAGCCTAAGTTGAAGCTGGCCGATGCAATGCAGATAATGGGGCTAGACCAAAAGTTTGGTGCTCATAATGCTGTCATCGATACCATAAATACAAAAAATCTTTTTGCATCGCTTTTACAAGAAAATATTCCATTTGTACGAATTATGAAAAATGTTCCTCATAATCTATGAATATTACAATAGAAGGTGTTAAGCTATGGAAAATGAAGAGTCTAGTCATTTCGGCGATTTAATCAAATCCATTCAAAATGATCTTGCTGATGAGCAAGACTTGAAAAGAAAGCTGCGTAACAAACGCAAAGCGTTGAGGCGTCAGCGCAAAAATTCGTCCAAAAAGGACGCGAAAGGAAAGTAACATGAAAAGCACACAGTTCGTAAAGCAAATACTTGGTAAGGTTAAGACTGAAAAGCTTGGCCCATATTTGTCCAAGAATGAAGAGTGGCAAGATAGCCTTGTCAGGGTTATGATGACTGGTATTTTGAAAAATCAGTACTATCGTAGTGTTGACAACATGCTTGATGAAATCAAGCCTTTGATGATTCGCGCAGCAAAAACAGAGCCTGAGTTTTTGCTCAAGGCTGCATGTTTTGCACGTGATGCAAACATGAAAGGAATGGTCAAGCTTGGCATCGTGGCTCTACAAGGTCAGGCTGATGAAAGCTTCTTGAACAACTATCGCAACAGGCTTGCTATAATTGCTCTTCTGGGTACTTTCCACCCAGGACAGCTTATCCAATTCGTTGAGTTGGTAAAGAGTCGTGTGTTTGGTCGTGGCTTTGGCGCTCGTCCACAGAAGTGGGTAAGAACTGTTATGGAAAATTGGGACGCTGAGCGTTTGGAAACATATACGCTCAAATACCCAAAGCACCTAAACAGTTTGGTACGTCTCGTACATCCTCGTTATTCGGATGCACGTGGTAACATTGTCAAGTATGTTCTCAATGAGAAGATTGTTGGTGGCGTTCGTCAGGCAGCAGTAGAATCCATGAAAAAAACGAATAGCTCTTCTAGAAGGGCTAAGTTGATGCTAGAGCACAATATTCCTTGGGATGTTGTGAAGGGTTTTGCTGGCATGAATGATCCAGACATGTGCATGGCTATGATGACGCAGATGGGTCTTAGTGCACTATTGCTAAACATGCGTAGTCTAGAACAACACGGTGTCTTCAACAGCCAAGAAGGGTTGAAGGCGTTAGAGTTGAAGCTTGATGAGGTTAAGCGTGGTAGGGCAATTGCAATTGATTTTGCAAAGCCATACCTGTATACCAGCAGCACCACAGTTAAAAATAAATTGGTTAAAGCAATGGTTTCGTCTTTGGACGCTCCAATGCCATATCTAGAAAACGCAAGAGTTGGTGTAAGCATAGATATCTCAGCTTCTATGGCAGGAGAAGCTTTGCTTACCGCTGGTTTACTGGCAGTGCCATTTTTGAAGGCTGAAAATCTTTGGTTTACAACCTTTGATACGCAGCTCCATGAAGAAGAACATAGTACTGAAAATGACAATGGTGTTAGCTGGGGTTGGAGTAACGGCAGTTGTCCTCGTATCAGTGGCTTGAGTAGAACTGATCAAGTCAAAAAATTACTCGGTTTGAGAACTGGTGGTGGTACCAATGTTGCAATTTCCTTGCAAGAGGCAACGAGACAAAATCGTAAGCTTGATTTGATGGTCATCGTAACAGATGAGCAGCAAAATTCTGGCACGCCTTTGATGACCGCTTGGAAGGAGTATAAGCGTAAAGTCAATCCACATGCTAAGTTGTGGATTGTAAACGCTAACAACTACCAGTGGCACAGCGCCAACTTCGACGGACCAGATGTCACCATCTACCAGACGATGACGCCTGCAATGTTCAAGAACTTGCGATACTTCAATACCGACTTGGTTACTGAAGTGTTTAACTATGACCTTGATAAAGTCATAGGTAGGTTCAAAATCAATGTCTGAATTGATATGAACGCAAAATGAAAAAGGCCCGATTTATCGGGCCTTTTTCATTTTATTTTCGTTGGTAAATTTACTAATTTTACCCAGAAGTCATCAATATTTTTTATAGATTCTATTATCTGTTCAAAACCAATTGGTTTTCTAATATAAGCATTACAATAACTTTTATATGCTTTTATAATATCATCTTTAGATGATGAATTAGTAAGAACTATAACTGGAATTATTTTTAGTTTCTCATGGCTCTTTAATTCTTTGAGAACTTCTAATCCATTTTTCTTTGGAATGTTTAAGTCGAGCAAAATCAAATCTGGCTTCTTCATTTTGACGAAGCTCAATGCTTTTTCGCCATCATGAACCGTTGTTATTTGATGGCGCAATCCAGCGTCTTTGAATGCCTCTGTAATGAGTTCTGCATCCACTACGCTGTCTTCCACTAATAATATGTGGATTGTATGCTCCATCGTACCTCATAATGATTTTAATGTAAAGTGAAATTTCGTTCCTTTTCCAATTTCAGATTCTGCCCAAACGTTACCTTTATGTTTTTCAATGATTTTTTTTACTATTGCTAATCCTATGCCAGTACCAGGGTAATCTTCTATTGAATGTAATCTTTGAAATACTCCAAAAATTCTATCATGGTGTTTCATATCAAAACCAACACCATTGTCTTCTAACGTTATTTGATAATATCCATCAAAAGGTGTAGTATAAATTGTAACTATTGGAGTTTCGTCTGTTTTCCTGTATTTAATTGAATTAGATAAAAGATTTTGAAATACCTGAACAATCATCGAGTAATCACCTTTTACCTTGGGCATGTCTTTTTCAATGATTATTTTTGCCCCATGCTGACTTATTGCTCCATACAATGATTGCGTTGCCTCTTCAACCGCTTCTTTCAAATACAATGTATGGCCATTCGGGTCTTCTCTGCCAGCACGAGACAGTGCCAAAAGATCATCAATTTTATTTTCCATTCTTTTAGTACCTTCTAAAATTCTATCTAGAAATAAAAGACCTTGCTTATCTAATTGATCTTCATAGCGTTTTCTTGCCAATGACGCAAAACCAGCAACCGATACTAAAGGCTCTCGTAGGTCATGAGAGACAACGTAACAAAAATCTTCCAAGTCTTTGTTTTTAGTTTCCAACTCTTTTGTTTTACCCCTTAATAAATGATTCGTTTTTTTGTTTTCTGAAATATCTATAAAATATCCGGCAAAATATTTTTGATCGTCTTCACAATTAAGTGTTAAGTCGGCACGAATCCATACGTAATGACCATCTTTGTGTTTCAGTCTATACTGATGTGAATATGATTCATTCTTTTTCATGGTTTTTAATTTGTTTTTCAAACCAGAAATTGTTTTTTCTCGATCTTCATCGTGTAAAAGACTGAACCATAAATTTGGAGAATTTATAAACTCTTGGCTAGTATAGCCAAGAATTTTCTCTATATTATCACTGATTATTTTTGTTCTATAATTACCCGTTGTTTCACAAACGAAAACACAGGCCGGACCATTACTAAACAAAAATTTCAACGGAGCATAAAACGCATCGAAATCTTTTGTCATTTAGTTTTCCTCATCTCCGTCTGTGGTTTATCCGATTTATCAGTTGCTGCTTTGTAAGTAAAATAGCTTCCTGCCATAATTCCCAACGTGGTAATTATGGCGATAATAACTTTTGTAAAACTATCTAGCTTTAAAGTTTTTAACTCGAATGACTTCTTTTTCTTTTCAGTTTCTGATTTTAACTTACTAATTTCTTCATCATGTTTTTTATAATTAATCTCAAACTCTTCAGATTTATCGGTTAAAATTTCCAACTGAGATACCATGGACTTTCTACCATTTTTTCCGTGAAGAATGTGTTCATTTAGTTCATCAACTGATTTCATCACATTTGGAAGTTGTACGGAGTGTTGGGCTTGCTTCATTGCAATATCTTGCAAAAGCACGAAATTTTTTTTGCTCAATTCCATTAGCGCGCTCGTTGCGTGCATACTACTATCCGTTATGAGGCGATGTTCGCCACTTTGATGTGCCGTACGTAGCTCTGCCTGGACCTCGTCCATTTTCTTTATTGATTTTACATCGTCTTCAGGCATACGAACTGTATTCTTGCTCTTTTCAATTGCATAAATTATACGTCTGAAGATTTCATCCTTGTTTGTGAAATCTTTCAAAATATAATCAGTTGCACCGTCTTTGATCATTTCAACGGCTAAATCCCTGTCCTTGTTGTGAGTCATTACAACAATCGGGATGTGTGGATATACATCATATAATTCTTGAAAAGTATCTTTTCCGAATGAATCGGGCAAAGACAAGTCTAATATGATGCAATCTATGTTGCCACGCTGAAGATAAGACTTGGCCGTCTTCAAATCAGATGCTTCTCTGAACTTGGCTTCTTTTTGAAAGTGTTCTTCCAAAAGATACCTCAGCAACTCTCTGTCACTAGGATTATCTTCAACTATAAGTATCCTCATACATTAATATCTCACATTATGCAGGTTGATAAAATACATGAAAAATTGGGCGTCGAGAGCGCTCGAAATCTAAAATATAGAGGGTGATTGAGATATTTTTGACAGATTTCTGTCAATAAATTGACTTAATCTTACGTAACGCGCCGCACACCATTAGAATTGAACCTCCAACCCAATCTCTTAATTTCCATTTTATGGAGTTGGCTCGGGTGACAAAAAATGGTCTGGCAATTTTCGTTACATTTTTTTGCGGGTTAGAGAAATAGAATCTCGCGAGTTTCATAAGCTCGAGTTCCTGGTGCGAATCCAGGGTCCGCACCCAACAACGCGCTCATTCAGCTTTCATCTATTTGTTTTATCCACAAAAAAATACAAGGCTGAATAATTTTTACGTTGTTTTTAGTTTCATGACGCCCCAACCTCTTAATTTCCTCTCGGGGCTTTCAATTTAAGTAAGTAACTTTCAACTATATTTGTTGAATATAGTTAAACGGGGTGTAGCTCAGCTTGTACAGAGCGTCCGGTTTGGGTCCGGAAGGTCGGGGGTTTGAATCCCTCCATCCCGACAATTTATTAAACAAGTAGTAATACTGTTACATACATATATGGTCAGCAGCTCCATAATTGATGAGTTTGGAAATGTCGAGATGTTATCAACTTTAAAAGAAGCATCTCTTGCTCAAATGTTTCGCAATACTTACAATCAACAACTGTTAAACAAAGCAATGACCCTTTCTAGGGACCACGAAAATTGTTCAATCGTAATAAATGAAGATAAGATCCTGATACAACTAAAAGACCAACAATTAGAAATTGGTTATTTTCAAAAATAACAAGCTTAAGCTCTGGGAGCTGTCATGCAATGTAACATGATGGAATGGTTCGAATCCATTGTGCTTGACTAAGCAACGCGCTTAACAGCTTTCATCTGCGGTAGATAGAATATAAGGCTGTTGATTTTTTCGTTGCAATTTTTTACATGTTTTTACTGTAGTTGATTGAAACATGAAAGTTCAATCCTGGAGTCACGGTTTCCAAAGCCTGTTTGATTTCTTCATTAGGATTTACGTTTAAAGATAAGAAATCTATTTGAGAATAGATTGTCATTTGAACAACAACTAAGCCACGTTCTGGATGTTCAGTTATTGAACTAATTTGCCATTGTACCTGGCCATAGTCTTTAACTTGACGAACGATGCTCATCATAACTTTGTCGATGACGCCGGTAAACTCTCCATATGTTTGTGCAAGAGCTTGAAAGATTGTAGCTTTTTTTAGTAAACTTGTGTATTTGCTCATAAAGATATGGAGTTTTAGTAGTTATGTACTATATATTTGAAGAAGAAATTTGTCCCAAATGTAACTTCAATGAGGTTGAGCAAGGGTGTCAAGTTCACGATGTAAATGGAGAATACCACACTAAAAAGTGGCATGAAGAGCATCCCGATGTGATAATTCCGGGTGTTCAAAAATCGATGTTTTGTGGTGATCCTACAGACTTCATATGTCCTAAATGTGAGTATCAGTTTACATATGAAGAGGCTGATGGACTTTCCGAATTAATTAAACAAATAATGTGGTGAATAAATGGTGTCAAATTGACAGAACAAGATTGTTAAGATTGACGGAAAACGTTATAAGCCAGAAGAAGTTTGAAAGATGGAAAAGCTGCGAGTAGAAATTGACCATCATGGTGACAAGATGTATTACAAGTGGGATACGAATGAGTATCATAATCCATATGGTCCAGCTGTTGAATATGCAAATGGATATAAAGCTTGGTGGATAAACGGTAAACTTCATCGTGAAGATGGTCCAGCTGTTGAATGGGCAGATGGATATAAAGAATGGTATGTAAACGGTACCAAACTTACAGAGGAAGAGTTTAACAATCGTCACTCTTGTACCGGAAAGATTGTTAATATTGACGGAAAACGTTACAAACT